CATCGCCGTCTTCTGAGTCGTCGTATGAGTCGTCCCTATTTCGTCTGTCGACCTTGGCCCAGATATACCCAGTAAGCAAACCCGCTAGGGCTGGGTTGTCAGCAATCGTTTGCAGCAATCCAGAAGAGAACCTATCATCCCTGTCTCTCCATGTTTCTTCGTCCTGCCATGCTGCATAGTCGGCAGCTTCCTCGGGAGTCATATCAGCAAGATTTATGTTGCTTCCTGTGTCAATAGTTTCTTTTTTGGGAGCAGGCTGTTTCCCTATTGGGTTTGTCGCGTTTTCTCCTCTTGCCCTATCTGCTTCTCGCTGCTTTGCAAGCTCACGAGCGTATTCAGCATCATCCCTACCAGAAGAAAGCCTTGTAGCCTTCTTTGGGGCGTTTGACACTTTAGGGGCTTTAGCCTTTGGGGTCTTTGGAGTCTTTGGCCCGTCGATTGAATTAGGGCCATCCGGTGTTGGGTCCGGCTGGGACAGGGACATGCCACGACCATCGGTAAGGCCTTCGCCTACAATGCCGTTATTGTTCCTGTCCGGTGCGTTTTTTGGGTCCCACATCGTTCCATCACTGAGTCTTACTACAGCTCCCCGTGAACCAATACCGCGACTTCTTGATGCGAGGTTGGGATTCGTATCTCTTCTATTGCGCCCACTGCCGATATTTGGTCTATCTACAGCTCTGTCAACCATGTTGCCGATGCTGCGAAATACGCCCTTTGTAGCGATGTCCATTGCATCAAGGAATTCACTATCAAGCGACTTGACAATGATTCCATCTTCGGTAACCGTTGCGTCAACTCTGTAGTAATCAAGAACTGGGTCAATGGCTTGCTTGACCTGAAATGCGTTTTCAATATCGACAGGGATTATGTACGTTGACTTCTCTTCAATAATCTTCTCAAGGTTACTGATGACGCTATTCAGGGTTGAGGTGTCAACTTGCTGAGCAGGTATTTGCTGACCAAAACCACCCCCCCAGCTTGTATCGTCAAAAGAGATTAGCGACTTTCCTGCGTCGAACATATCTGGATTGCTGTATCCAGCAACTTGAGGCATAGCGCCTGGCATGTCGGGAACGCTTGATTCTGGGTTCATCTGCATGTTGATTTTTTCTGGCTTACCAAACATGAACTCGCCGTTCATGAAGTGGTAAGGAAGCTTGTATGTGCTTGAAACTCCATCAGAGGTAATTCTGTCGAAAACAACATTGTTCTCAGCTGCCGAGCGAACAATTATGTTCGAGCCGGTTCTGGCAACAAGTTCTCTTCTTATTGCTACAAGCATTGGGTTCTCTGGCATTGATGGGACTTCTGGCTTAACAGCATCTCTTGGTGCCTGAGTTTGCATTGGCTTTGGTGCAGACGGCATCCCTGGTCCGCCGGAAGGCATCCCCACGGGCATGTTCATGGGCATTGTTGGTCCGCATTTTTCGTCAGTTGCTACTGCCATTGTCTTGAGAGCATCAAGTACAGAAGAGAGTTCGTTTACGTTAAGACCATCAATGGTCGGCTGCTCGTTTACTAAAACTGACGAAGACTGGTCTTCGGACTTTATTGAAATTGTTCCTGTCAGCTGATTTGCACCATGAAGGACTGGAGAAACTTCGTAAAGTTCAACTTCGTACAAAATATTTGCTTGCATTTGGGGGTCGAACTTGGCGTTAATAGTCTTGTAGCCAATTGACCACTCTTGTTCTTCGCCAAAGAATGCCACGTTTGCAAAAGCTTCACGGCCCTTTTCCGACTTCAAGTTGAACTGAACACGAGCATACAAACCGCCAATACCGGCAGCTTTCATTTTGCCAGGAAGACGAGGGTCGCTAGGCGGAACCTCATACATATCAAGGACTTTACCGATTGGGTCGTTCCAGTTGTGACCCCAAACAACGCGAGGCTTGCGTCTAATCAGGCTCTTACCAAAAGCTCCAGGGGCACAAACATCGCCTACTGAGTCTTTGTTTCCAATACCTGCGACAAAACACTCAACGATGCCTTCGGCCTCGTCAAGATTGACCATCCCTTGCGGTGCGGCCTTGTACTGAATGTCAGAATTTTTTTTCGAAGAGGGCATGTGGCTCCTTGTGTATTCTTCGATAATAAACGACAAAGACTGCACCAAACGGCAAGTATTAGGGTTTTTCGGTTTGTTTACTAAAACCAAATACTAAAACTATACTGTGATGTACTTTCCGTATGTCCATGCCCGACGAGCTTCTTCTTCGGCAATTTCAGGAATTCTCTTTGCAAGCACATTTGTGTACAAAGAAACAATGTTCGACCTGAACGCTCCGGCTCTCTGGTCTTCATCGGAAATGTTCATCGAAGAAAGCATTAGTGATGTTATTTCATCCGTCAAATCCTGGTTGAGGCTTTTCATTCTCGACATTTGAGATTCAACTTGAGCAATAATGTCTGCTTCTGTATTTGAATTCTTTGCGGACTTCTTACCAACAGGAGAAGAGGCCTTCAGGGATTCTTTAACAATTGCAGTCACAACAGGCTTGATGTCTTCATCAAACTGCCTGTCCCATGTCTCCGTCGAGAGAACTGAAGGGATATCAAGAGTTCCAGCAAACAAAGCCTTCTTGGCCTTTGCTCCACTCGACTTCTCTAGAACAACCCTTTGCTGTCTTTCAAGAACTCTTTCCATGCTTCTGACGAGAATTTCTTCCCATCTTTCCATCTCTAATTTCTGAGAACTGTTTTCAGCCTCAAGAGACTTTGTCTCAAACTCGGAAGATTCAGCGCTTGTTGCACCCATAGGTAAAGGCTCTGCGCCAGTCATCATGCCGGGAGGCATTCCAGGAATCGGAGACTGAGCCAACTCGCCACCCGGAGGTGCGGTTGAGCCGACTTCTGCAAGTGCTCCTGCCATTGTGTTTGGGTCCACAGGCGGTTCCCCGGGTGCTGGAGGCATGCCTGGCATTGCAGGGGCACCTGGTGGCATGCCTGGTACTCCTGGCTGTCCTGGGGCTCCAGGGACCTGAACCTGAGATGGGTCTGGCATCTTCTTCTTTGTGTTGGAGATTGGAATCAGGTTTGGGTTAGCCAGCAACGAGTCAGCCAAATCACTTTCGGTCTCTTTACGACCTGAGCCAATTCGGTATTCGTTGTTGCTGATTAGACCTGCGTTAAACTCATCCATCAAGTAGCGATGACGCTCCTGTTCGTAGAGCATCAAAATGGGCACTTGGTCCACGTTGAAGTCAACGTAGTTGTCTACATCGAGTTCGTCTAAGGCGCGAGACAAAATTTCCAAGTGAGGAAGCATTGTCTCCATCCAGAAAACGCGGATTTCTTCAGAAGCGTTGCTGAATGTTCTTCCTGCAGCGTTTCCGATTACGGATTCAGGAACACCAAACGAAGCAAGAATTTCTTCTTTTGTAAGTTGGCGCATTTGGATGTAAGCAGCATCTCTTGGGTTTGCTGATGTGTCGATGTAGTCAACTCCATCGTCTGATGCAATAACGGAGGTATATCCAACACGAGACAAGTTTCCACGGAATCTGCTTCTTAGCTCTTCTTTGTCATCATCATCTATTTCTCCCTTGAGAACAAGAAGACCACCAGGTCTGCCGTCATTGAGAAGATAGTTTCTGTTGTAAAGCTTTGCTAGGTTTTCTATTTCAATCGCCACTCCGCATGCTTCAAGAGGAGTTAGTGAGAGATACGGGTCAATTGGGTGAGGTCTTCTTACCCAGCAAACATCTTCTGGTTTTAGGAATATCTTATCCCCGGCAGGCATTTGGACTTCATAGCCAGAAACAAACTTTTTAGGGTCAGGGATTGGGGATGTTGACTGTGGCGGCAGAAGGTTGAGACCGATAATGCTTCCATCACGTCCTCTTACTTTTTCAATAAAGGCACCTCTAGTGCCGAGAAGAAGCTGAGCAGAAAGCCTATATCTAAAGATGTAGGAGTTCTCACCGATGTTTGACTTGCTGTTCAAGATGTTAAGCAATGGCATCTTTTTGGCTTCTTTTATGGAAATAATTTCACCGTGCGGCGAGTTGTCTTTCCTAAGAATGATTGGGAGCCTGGCTTGGTTGCCGGCAATAGCATCAATACACCTAGAAACCCAGGTAACTTTCTGCATTCCTTCTCGATATGCGCGCTCAATATCCCATGAGTCTCTGTACGGCTTGCCTGCATATCCAGGGTTTTGGGCTACTGGCGCACCAGGTCCAATGTCTTTTTGTGCTTGGTTGTTTAGCGATTTGTTTGTGGAGGGATTCCATGCCATATTTTTTTTACTCACGACCTAACAGAAAACCAAACAGGCCACACGAAACCCCTCCGACCAGTAAACCGGAAGGGAGGTATATAAGTGCCGCACCAATACTAGATAGTATTATAAATGAAACCATGAAAAAATAAGCGAACAATGACCTGTTTAACTTGCTTTTAAATCGTAACCAGAAAATTTTCATATGCTGCCAGACTAGCGCATTGGAGTATCATCAGGCCTAACAAAGCTGGAGATTATAAATGTCAGAACCACAAACTAACTGGGAAAACGTTCTTGAGTATCTCCAGCCAAAGATGTCTGACTATTGCCCAGAAGAGCCTTCCCTGCCCCAGAAGGTGTTCCTGAGAACCAATGGACTAGAGGCGCTTTTTGGTGGGGCGGCAGGTGGAGGCAAGTCTTCAGCCCTCCTAATGTCTGCCATGCAATTTGTTGACATACCAGCCTATTCAGCCATTCTCTTCCGCCGTACGTTTGCCGACTTATCTCTCCCTGGAGCCTTGATGGACCGTTTTAAGTCATGGATGTCCAACTATGACGATGTCCATTGGAACAACAATAGTTTCGTTGCCACGTTCCCGTCAGGAGCGAGAATCTCCTTTGGTTACCTAAATAATCAGTCTGACTACCTTCGCTACAAGGGTTCGGAATTCCAGTTTATTGGGATGGACGAAGTCACCGAAATTCGTGAATCTGACTATAGGTATATGTTCTCCCGTCTGCGTCGTCCTGCGACTGGACCGCTTTCTGAGGTGCCACTTCGCATGAGATGTGCCTCCAACCCCGCCCCCAACTGGGTCAGGCAAAGATTTATCGTGGAAGGAATCTCGGAGGGAAGAATCTTCGTTCCTTCGAAGCTGACCGACAACCCCGGAATCGACGTAGATTCATACCGTCAAGCCCTGCAGGCCCTCGACCCCATTGAGCGCAGGCGTCTTGAAGAGGGAGACTGGTGGAGCACCACTCTGGGAAGCCTATTTGAGCGGGAATCTGTTGTTATTATCGACCAATCCGAGGTCCCAACTATCTCAAATACAGCAAAAGTAGTCCGTTTTTGGGACCTTGCAGCCACCGAGCCAAGCGCCAACAACCCTGACCCCGACTATACGGTAGGCACATTGATGATGTTTGACGAAGGAATTGCCTACGTTATGGACGTAAAACGGGCAAGGGTCAAGGGTGAAAAGGTTGAGCAATTGATTGCCCAAACAGCCTACGAAGACGGCCTAAATACCCCAATCCTGATGGAAATGGAGCCTGGCTCTTCAGGAAAGGCTCTAGTGGACCAGTACGCCAGATACGTACTTCCTGGCTACAGTTTTGCTGGGGTGAGGGCAACGGGGGACAAGGTGACAAGAGCCCGCCCATTCGCTGCCGCCATGGCCAATGGCAATGTCAGGGTTGTCAGAGGACCATGGCTAACTCACTGGCTTGACGAGTTCTCGTCTTTCCCTGAGGCTTGCGACCATGACGACCAAGTCGACTCCGCCGTAGGAGCTTTTACACATTTGGCAGGTTTGGGGTTGCAACAGAGAAGAAGAATTGCTATCGTCATCTAGTAACGGGAAACCAATTACTAGATAGGACGGTATTAGAAATGTCTTTAGAAAAAATTGCAGAACTTAGAGTTTTGATTTTTAGTCTTGAAGAAGAAATAATGAAAACCATCGACGATGGGGCAACGCTTGAAGAGGCTGGAAACATGCTTCTTCAACTAAACCTCACCAAGCGTGACATGGGCACTGCGTATGACGCTGTTGCTCATCGCTTTGGACAAATGATGGACATGGAGTCGGTTGTTCCTCTTTCGGGAAACGCCGTAATCGAAAAGAAATCTTCGTATGAACGCAAGGCGTGGCAACACAAAGAAATAGCCCGAGCCGTTATTAGCAGGTTGGGCCAAATGTCGGTTGACATGGACACTGGCGAAGTTGTAAAGTCCCCAGAGGATATTGCAATGGAGTTAATGACTTACTGCGCTCCTTCTTACTGGAGAATCAAAGAACTAAACGGCATCGGCATTAACCCAGATATGTACTGCGAAACAGGTCAACTAAAAACAAGCATTATCGTCAGAAAGGGCGACTCAGAATGAACACCAACATAACCCAGCTACTAGCAGAACCATTCCCACGGGAAATGGAAAAAATCCTCAAGAAGGGTGGAGCTTCTCTTACTTACATTCCAGTGAGCGAAGTTATTACGCGCCTCAACAAGGTTCTTGGAATTGACTCATGGTCGTTCAACATCCTCTCTTGCGACAGAGACTCCCTTGACCCTGAGTACATCGTTGCTCATGTTCGTTTAATATGGCACACAGACGCAACCCGTCCTGAAAGCACTGTCGTTCGTGATGGGTTTGGTGGGCAAAAAATCAAGCGCACCAAAACCGGAGACATTGTTGACCTTGGAGACGAGATGAAGGGTGCCGTATCTGATGCACTTAAAAAAGCCGCTCAGACTCTTGGCGTAGGTCTTTACCTTGCCCGCAGTGAAGAGGCGATGGATATTGAAGAAGCAATGAGCATTTCTCCAGCAGAGCAAGGACGACTTGACAAGTGGGAACAGTTTGCAGGACTTGCAAAGGCTCTTAACGCTGGTCAAAAAACAGAACTTAATGATTTCTGGGAAAAGCATGCTGGTGGTCGTCCAAAGCCAACTAAGTCAAACGCAACCGACCAAGACTTAGATGACCTGATTGCGGAAATTGTCCGCATCCAGTTCGGTGGCACTCTTGTCTCAGAATGAGTTAACGCCACCCCCTCACCTTTCTGCTTCTTCTATTGGGACATTTCATCAGTGCCCACTGAAGTTTAGGTATAACAAGATTGACCAAATACCCGACGTTTCTGGAGAAGCGGCAATCATGGGCAACTTTGTCCACGATGTTCTAGAGGAGCTTTACAAACTTCCGGCAATAGACAGAACTCTTGCTAATGCTAAGTTTCTTGCAAAGCAAGTATGGGATGAAGTCTGGGTTGACAAAGCAACTGCTTCTGTTAAAAATGAAAAAGAAGTTCGTCAATTCAGGTGGCGCTCATGGTTCTGTATTGAGAATCTATGGACTCTCGAAAACCCACAAGAACTAGAACCGGGCGGTCTTGAGTTTGAGGTTGTAGGAAACATTGAGGGCGTTGTAATCAAGGGCTTTATTGACCGATATTCAACACTTGGTGATGGAGAGTCGCTTATTGTAAGCGATTATAAAACTGGCAAAACACCACGCCCCCAGTATCAAGCAGACAAGTTCTTTCAGCTTTACATCTATGCCTACATGTTGGAAAAGATGGGTAAGGGAACCGCCAAGGAACTTGAGCTTCTCTATCTAAAAGATGGCGTAAGACTAAAGAAACACGTAACCAGTCGTGAGTCAAAGAACATGATTGAACATGTTATTGAAACAAAACAACAAGTAGATGAGTGCTGTCGCACAGGAGAATTTGAGGCAAGAAAATCGATACTCTGCAACTGGTGCAGTTATCAAGAAATTTGCCCCATGTTTGGTGGAAAAAATGATTGATGAAGTTACTTTTGCTCAGATGGTTGCAGAGGAGGTCAAAAATAAACTGTCCCCCATACAAAGAGACATGCTTACAGACCCTGCGAACTGGAGTAGATGGAAGGACCACCTACAGGCCCTTGTAGACAACCTTGATGACCAGATAGGCGACATCGAGTTTGACAACCAATCGGACATTGAGAGATTTGAGTCAATGGGTCGTGATGGGAAAATCCTTGCTCAGGAAGCGTCTAAAGCGTACGACGCAAGGAAGAAGAAGATTATTCGCTTCAGGTTTCATGTAAACAATCGTTTAGACGAAGTGTCTGCAATGATTGATACTGGAGAAACTCCAGAATCAAACGGTTGGCAGGAGATGGAAACATTTAAGAAAGCGATTATTAAACATCGTGCTCTTTTGCGTGAGTTTGACCTAGAAGAGACATCAATAGACAGGGCCTTGTGGGCTGTTCTCAATAACGAGTGGTTGTTTGATTCGATTGACGAGTCAAGCCTTTTCCCAGCAGAGTGAATCGCAAGCCCTTAAAGCGGTCGGACAAGCCGCTAAAAAGAACACCCCTCAAGAAATCTTCAAAGAAGATAAATAATCGTTCTAAGAAGACTGAAGAAAAATACAAACTTCGCAGACCGTTGGTTGAAAAGCTTTTAGGGGAACGCCCGTGGTGTGAGGCTTGTCCTGTCTTTGCCCAGCATGATGAACTTGCTGTCTATCAGCAAAGACCATCATCGGATGTTCACGAACTGGTAAGACGCTCGCAGGGTGGCTCCATCCTTGATGAATCAAACCTGATGTGTGTTTGTCGTCCGTGCCATACCCGCATAGGTAATTATCCCCAGCTTGCTTTTGACCTTGGACTATCCAAGCATTCGTACGACGAATAGACTCTATGGCTCTATAAAGATGCACTCGCCAGGGCATTCTTCTGCTGACTCAATTACGTCATCAAGTCTGTCGTCCGCAAAAGATGCTAAACCGGCTGCGCCTTCTGGGTTTCCCACAGATGAGGCAAATATCTTGTCGCCTTCTTTTACGTACGCTAAGCCATCGTCCATCATCGTAAATACATCTGGAGCTATTTCTGCGCACAGGCCATCCCCGGTACATAGGTCTTGGTCAATCCATACTCTCATTTTTCTACCTCCGGCTCCAATTTTACTACAGAGCCAATACGTGGTTGTATTCGGTCGTTGTCACTAGGGTATATGTCTCGTAGTTTTTCTCCGTCCGCTGTAGTAATTGCACCACCATGAAGGACCATGCCAGGACTGAATCCGTAACATGCATTTACAACATCGCAGACGCCAAACATCATGACCGAAAGTCTCCTACGACGCCATTTTTCGGCTGTGGTTATCTGTTGAATCATTGGGTCTCCAGCACGCCAATTAATCATGGCTGCCCATGTGGACATGTACCCCTTTTCGAGAACACGAGAGGCTTCTGAGCCTTCCACTACGGTGCCCCAAGGATATCTACCATCTGCAAATCCAAGAAGTATTAAATGAGGAGGCTGAATATGTCGACCATCAAGAAGAACAAACCAAAGTTTAGTTACTTCGTCTTCTGTTCCGAAAACTTCTTCGCGGTAATACTTAACCACCAAACGGCCTTCTGCGTCGACTTCACCCCAGCCCCACTCAGTCAGGTCTTCGGTGGGAAGTTCTTCACTATTTGTATACCACCTTTTAGGGGGCGGACGCATGCCAGCAGAAAGCCAACGAATATCAAAGAAATTATCGCTTAATTTGTTTCCAGTATCAAGCGCAAATGTTGAGGGTAGTTTTGCCATACGGCAAGACTAGTCGTTCCACCATGCTGTCCATGGCTTGGCTGAGGCAGATTGTGCCTCTACGTCATGAATGCCAGTGTAAGCGACCGAGATTGTGACTTTCCCTTCATTGTTGTAGTCCGTCCAGTCCCCATCGGCGTTGTAGACGAACAACTGCAACATCTCGTCTGTGTTCATAATCGCAACATCTGCGAGATAGGTATTGGCGTTGTAATCTGTTTCATTCCAACTGCTGTTTGTGGCGTGGGCTTTGTCAATAGGTGCTACTGCGGTACTGCGAAGACTTGGTGCGGAGCCAAATATGCCACCAGATGTAGAGAATGCGCCGAATTTGCCAATTCCTTCATCTGGGTTGCCGAGCCACATTGTTGGCTTTAGGGTTTCGTCAATGTTGCCGTTATATCCTGCATCGTTGAATACAGTCATTAATTCTGTTGGGTTATCGTAAATTCCGTGCTGTGTCTTGGAGTTCTTAGACTTAAATGCCGCAAGACGCAATAGTCTTTCGGTTGTCTCAAGGTCTACGGAAATGTCTCCGCCTTCACCGTTCAGGGTATGCCAAAGACCCCATCCGTTGCTTGGTGCCTGAGTGGTAAACCAGATTTTCTCAATCTTGACTCGAAACGGGAAAGACACATTCAAGAAAGAAGGGTCTGTTTGTCTGACCGTCCAGTCGTAGTTGACGATTGACGGTGCGATGATTCCAGACATTTTGTCTCCTGCTGTTGGGTAACGTTAATATTGTGACATAAAAAAACCACCCCGCCCATTAAGAGCGAGGTGGTTTTTTGTTGAAAAAGTTTTATTTAGCCTTCAACAACCGTGAATGCAACTGTCATGTTTGTACCGGCACCACCAGAACCAACTGCTGAAACATCAAGGCTAATAAGGTCGCCTGCAACGAAGTCTGTGTTGGCTGCTGTGAGTGTTCCTGCACCAACATATCCTGCTGCTGCAATTGAGAAAGCTGCTGCTACATCCGAGCCAACCTTGAGGTCTGCAGTAAGTGCCGAACCTTGTGGTGCGCCAGTAACTGCGACGTATGCTCCAGTGATTCTGCCATTGAAAGGCAAAGCTACAGATACGAGGCTTGAGGTTGAAAGGGTTCCTGGGATTCCAAGAACGATGGTTGTTGGGGCAAGGACTGCTGTTGACATGTTTTCTCCTGTGAAGGTCGTTGTATACAAATAATAACACGAAGTGATTTTCGTTTTTTGAATTATTAAGAGAATTATTTATTGTTTGTTTATTATTAACTCATGTATTCTTGAACTTAGGTACCTACAACTCGCTGTCAGAAAGGAAAGGACGGTGGTCAATGTCTAGTGGCCTAACCACGGCAATCCGGAGATTAATTTTTTAACTTCTCTACAACCGCCAGTCTCTGCAGGACAGGCGGTTGTTTGCTGTATGGGCACTGTTTGTGGTTGTTGTACAATTGTTTTAACACAAGAGAATTGTGACCGTTATAGGTGAAGGTCGGGTAGGACGAGTCCTGCCCGATTTTCATGTAGTAGGGTCTTTTTGTGCCTGATATAAAGCTAATAGGACTAGACCTTTCTCTAACCTCTACCGGCGTATCAATAAATGGAAAAACTTCGATTGTTTCCACTAAGGCCAAGGGCCCTGAAAGACTTTCTTACGTAAACAAGACATTGCTCCAGATATGCCTAGACGAAGAAATCGACTGCGCCATCATTGAGGGCTACTCGTTTGCGTCACGCAACTCACAAGCCCATAGTATTGGGGAGCTTGGTGGGTGCATTAGGATGACCTTCTGGGAATGCGGGATTGCCTACGTAGAGGTCCCCCCAACCTCCAGAGCTAAATTTGCTACTGGAAAAGGCAACGCAGGAAAGACTGAAGTCATATCTGCAATCTCTTCCAAAACAGGCATGGTTTTTTCTGGCTCTGGTGCAGATGATGAATGCGATGCGTGGATTCTTGAACAGATGGGGCTTGCATATTTAGGAAAAAGCCAATACGATTGGACGGCAACACAACTCTCTTCTCTAGAAAAGATAGATTGGTCGTCGATGGATAATACAAAGGATTCAAGTGAAAAATAGAAACCAGCCAATTAGTCAAGTTGATATTGAGAACGAACTTCTTCGCTTATTAGGAATGCTCGAAGAAGAAACAGAAGCCTTCGAGGTTCTTGCTATAGACAACGCCAAGAAAGAAGCACTTCACAAATCAAACTGGGCCAAAGAATATCTTTCAGCAAAAGGCTCAATCAAGGAACGCGAAGCATGGGCCGACTACAAGTTGGACGAATCTTCGTTTGATTACAAAATCTCCGAAGCTCTTGTTAAATCAAAAAGAGAAAAACTACTGTCTCTACGAACATCGGTAGATGCAATGAGAACGCTTAACGCTAACGTAAGGCATCAAGTATGAGCAATGGTATTCATCCGTCACTTATAGGAATGGCTGTTGATATCAACACGCTTCTCCCACTTGAGAAGAACCCAAGAGTTGGGGACGTTGATGCTATTACTGCTTCCTATGCCGAGTTTGGACAAGTCAAGCCAATCGTTGCCAAAAGAAATGACGACGGAACAGCGACCGTCATTGCTGGTAACCACCAACTAGAAGCCGCCAAGATTCTTGGCTGGGACCAGATTGCTGTTATCTATCTCGAAGGTGACGACTCTCGCGCCGTTGCGTTTGCGCTTGCCGACAATAGAACAGTTGAGCTTGGTTACTCTGAGCCAGAAATTCTTTACGAACTAATCAGTTCTGTCAGTGAAGACTACCCAGAACTTTTAGAAGGACTCGGTTGGGATGAATTTGAGATTGCTGAATACGAGCAAGAGGCTTACAGAAACAGCAGCGAGATGTCAACTAGCGGAAGTTATGTTCCGCCAGTACTAATCGATAGAAACACAGAGATTCAAGGCTTTGACGATGTCCCTGAATTGCGTCCACAGGAGTTCACTGTCACTAGGGATAGCGAAGGTGAGAAAAGAATCGTTGCGCCTTCGTCATCTGACCAAAACGACATAGCTGTTCGTGGTTCCACAATGGCTGCAGGTGCAGCACAACAAGCCGTGGTTCAGTTCACGCTCGTTTTTGATAACCCTGCCCAACAGTCTCGTTGGTACGACTTTATCCGCTGGCTAAGAAGCGATGTTTCGATTGTTGGTAACACAACCGCAGAACGGTTAATGGACTTCATCGGTCAGCACTCGGAGATTTGATGAGTCTCTGGTCGTGGGTTTTAGGAACTCTTGGAGTTACTGGTCTATTGATTGCCGGCAACAGGGTTTGGTGGGGTTGGTTAATAAACTTTGCCAATGAAATTCTCTGGGTTGTCTATGCAGTCAAAACAAAGCAGTACGGCTTTATTCTGATGGCTGCCGCATACGCTTTGGTTTACGCAAGAAACGCTAGAAATAGCTGGAAATACAATGAGTCCTGAAGAAGTAATTGAACTTGAAAAACTAATAGCCGAGCGTGATGAACTACGTCGCATCGTGGATGAACTACGTGCCGAGGTTAGTCGGCTCTCACAGATTGCAAAATACTAATGACTAGACAAAGAATGTTTCTTGACATGAGTTGCATTGATGCAGCCCGCCAAAGAATAAGGCACGTATACGACACGTTTGACACGGTGTGCGTTCAGTTCTCTGGAGGCAAAGACTCCTCTGCTGTCATGTATCTTGCCAAAGAAGTTCACGAAGAACGCGGCCTCGGTCCTGTAAAAGTCATCTTCAGAGACGAAGAAATGGTGAGCCCCAAGACGATTGAGTATGTTGAGAAAGTTCGTAACTACGACTGGGTTGACATGGAGTGGTATTGTCTTCCTTACCCAGCAGAGATATGGGTTCTTGGTCAAAGAGTAACTACGGTGCTCTGGAGCAACATGCGAAAGAACCAAGGACGACTTGTAAGAGACATACCGCCTTGGGCTATCACTGGGGAAGACTTTGGACTAACCCACGACGTTTCTCTTCCAGAACAAACCGACTACTACACCATGCAAGGCAAGAAAGGAAACGTTGCCTTTATTACCGGTGTCAGGGCGAGCGAGTCAATGGTCCGCTATAGGTCGTGCGTTCAGAAGCTTCACGAGAACTACATCGTTACTCCTTACAAACTTAAAACTGGAATTCCGATGAAGTTTGCCAAAGTGATTTATGACTGGAATACAAATGACGTATTCAAGTTTCTAATCGAAGAGCATGGGTCCGAGTACTGCGAGTACTACGACCTCGCTGCACAGACACAAAGCAATACAAGAATCGGTATCCCTCTTCACAGCATTGCAATTCGCAGAATTGGTGACGTAGTCGCTACGGAGCCGGAGTTCTACGACAGGCTTGTTGAGTGCTTCCCACACATAGACGCTCAGCGTAGATGGTGGCCTGAGTTTGATATTGAAAAACTCATAAATGAATACTCCGGGCTTGGCCTAGAGGGTGCTTCAATGTTTATTGAGGACTACCTTGTTGGCGAGCGCAGGCAAATGGAAGCGAAGGCATACGTGTCCAAGTTTCGCAAAAAACATTTGGAAGACCAGCGTGGATACCCAATCAGTCTTCTAATTAGAACCCTTGTCCTAAATGAGATAGATGGTGGTTCACCTTCACCAGTTGGACCAGGGACCAGGGCCTACACAGTAAGAAACAATGACGAAGAAATGGATGCAACTTATGAAGTATGAAATAGAGGAAGTTGACCCATCAACGCTAGTTGTTCCATCATGGAGGGCGACCTACATACTGAGACCGGACCTTTTAGTTCTTTCTGCATCACTTACCGATTTTGGCTTTATCCAACCAATCCATGTTTCTTCAAGGACTGGAGAAATCATCGACGGCTCTGAACGTTATTTACTGGCTACAAACGTAAAGCAAATAATGGACATAGTCGGAAGAACAATCCCGGTCATAAAGCACGACATTGGAACCATGGAAGCAATGGAAATGCATCTTCGCCTCAATAGGGGGCGAGGTTCGGTGGTTGCCAAACCAATGTCTTCGATAATTAAAAAACTCGTTAGGTCTAGGGCCGCCACCCAAAAGAGCCTGGAAAGAACGCTGTGCATGAAGGGCAATGAATATTCTTTAATGATTGACGGAACAATACTGAAGTCAAGAAATATTAAGGAATATACCTACTCAAGAGCATGGGTTCCGGTTGAGGCTCCTCCAGGAACTCTTGACAAGGGGCCAGCAATAGAGTCCCCACCAAACAGCGACAGATAGGCCCTTGTTGGCGCGGCTATTTATTAATAGCTTGGCGCTGTATGGTAAACTTCTTTAAAATGTTTCTCAAAGGAGTTGGCTTATTATGCCTAGAGTAAGATACGGCCCGGACATTACAGACGACGCAGACTCACTATTGCTCGATGATAGTCGAATCAAAAATCAGCTTAGAGGCGCAACTGGTCCAAAAAGGGTAAAACTCCTTAAAGAAAAGGACCTCGTAAACAAGGCAATCAAGGATGTTTTTGGTTCTAGAGCCAATGCCAGAAAATTGGCTGCAGAGTCAGTTAGACGACAGGGCTACATGTCGTCCGCGGATGCTAGGGCCATTGGAGCCAAAAGAAACCAGAAACTCAAGGGCAAGGGACCACTTGGTCTTGCCGCTACCCCAGGCCGTGGCAGTCAGCAGATTGGTCGCAAGAAGGGCTACAAGGTTCGTCAAGGTACAAATAACGAGGACCTCTTTAGGTCGGCAACGGCAAAAGCCAAGTCTTCTGACATCATGCGCCGCGTAAAGGCTCAGAAAACTCAAGCTCAAAAATCCAAGAGCAGTGCTCAAAAAGCTGCCAAAAAAATTGGTGGAGCAAAGAAAGCCGCGCCGGCTAAAAAAGCAGCACCAGCCAAGAAGGCAGCAGCAGTTAAAAAAGCAGCAGTCAAGAAGGCTCCAGCCAAGAAGGCCACACCAAGAAAAAAGCGTTAAGTCGGTCCTTGTGACTGATTAACGCCTAATGGAGGTATCAAGTGCTAGCAACCAGAGCAGACCTTATTAACTATATGGACATAAAGCTGTCCCTGCGTCAGCAGGATGCGGCCGACATGATTCTTGCAGGACTCCAATCCGAGATGGAGGCGTACCTTCGTCGACCTGTTGAGGTTGAAGAATTTGAAGAACAGCATGTTATTGAGTCAATGTTTCATGGAGTGCCGATGGGAACCTTTCTAAGTGCCCCTTCCGGTGCCTATACCGACTCGTTCTCTGAGTCAAGCATGGTCGACAGCACAACATGGGCAACCCCTCCAAATACTGTCTATTTGCGCAACTCTCCCGTAGTTGAAGTTACATCAGTTACGGTAAAGCCGGTAGACGGTGTACTTAGGACTCTTGTGGTCGATGAGGAATACATAGTTCGTAGATTCGGAATTGACTACTTTTACGCCCTGGATGGCGACATTGTCACTGTTACTTATACTGCGGGTCTGGATGGTTCAGCCATCCCAATGTTCAAGCTCCTCATCCTGAGGGCTGCATCTAGAGAGATGCAGAACATGCACGACGATGTTGTAGGGCTTAAAGACATCACAACACGAAACGTTGGCCCCCTGGTCACTGGATTCCTAGATACTGAACTTATGTCCTTGAGAAAGTACAGACGAAGTAGAATAGCGTAATCATGTCGGGAGTCAGAATAGACGTTGAGGTCAGGATTGAAAAAGTCCAGAACCTCATTGACGACATTGGTGATAGATGCACGGACGTCAAGCCCGTGTTTCAATGGGCGCATCAAGTATTAAAGAAAACTTTTGCGGAGAACTTTGCCAGCAATGGCCTCCCTGTTGGTGGCTGGTCTCCTCTTGATGCCGAATACGCCGCATGGAAGGCTAGGGCGCTCCCAGGCAGAACAACGCTCATTCGTAGCGGAGAGCTGTTTAGAAGCCTCTCCGAGCTCTCTGACCCCTCTGTGAACGAAATAAACAAGCTAAGCGCAACATTCGGAACTGGATTAAACTATGCTCCGTTCCACCAGAATGGAACCCCAAACATGCCTAAGCGTCAAATTCTTTTTATTCCACAATCCTTCATTAGCGAGTTTGCAGAGAAAGTGGCAAACTACATCGTTGAAGGCAATGAAGGGTTGACAGCTTAATGCCTACAGTTCCTGGATATCCGTTAATGCATGGCGCTCAGTTCGCCAAGCAGTACGTAAATAATTATCTTTCAGAAGACATTCCCGTGAGAATCATTGATTATCGCAACGGATGGAGTGTTGATGACATTACCCTCCCAACCCCTGAAGGTTTTACAACATACGAGCCGTTCGCTATCGACACGTGGCCCCTTGTTATCACTGTAGTTATTGCTTCTACGGCTTTTAACCGCATTGGTTTTGACGGTCCGGACCCTCTTTACAGAGTTTCATACTCAATGCGAACCTACGTCTGGGTCAAGACGGAAGGCTCCGAAGAGTGCACAATCATGCGAGACAGGCTCACGACAGTCTTGAGGTCGGCTCTTCTCGACTATCCGTGCCTAAAAGCGTATGACGAGAGAGCATCTTTTAGGGTAGTAATTGACGAGGGTTCACTTCGTGAAGAGTTTTCTGATTTAACACTGCTTAAAGGCGACAGAATCATGGCTGGAGCATATATTTCCTACAATATGGAGATAGATGAGGTCGTTTCTCGTAAGCCAATTGGCATTGTGTCAAGCATTGATTTAGAAATAGATGGCGGCGGCAACTCGGCCACGCCGCTTCCGGTTCTGTAATTGACTATGTCGTATTTTATTTATACAGCATTCTTTTTAACAGTTGCAATAATCAACCTCAAATCATCTGTACAATATAAACCGTTGGCGGCATTGTCACTCAACACGAACCACAGGAAGGTCTTATGCCAGGCGTAGTTATCTCCACAGCAGTCAGAACAGGCCCATCTTCCGCGACAGTGCGCGAATCTTCGCAGCTTTTTGTTGTCGGATTAGCGGAACGAGGAGCTTCTGGTGAAGCAATCCTTGTTCAGAGCCTCGCAGAATTTGAACAAATGTTCGGCGGATACGTTTCGTATTCGTACCTACACCCAACAGTCGAGACCTTCTTTGAAGAGGGTGGCACTCAGTGCTACATCTCCAGAGTTGTAGGCCCTGACGCAACAGCAGGAACACTTGTTCTTGAAGATGCCACAGACCCAGTCATGACAGTTGACGCCAATGGCGCAGGTGCATGGAGCGCAGATGTTGAAGTTACTGTTACTCACCCAACAGCAACAACATTTACAGTTTCCGTCTCTTACGATGGCGACGTTGTCTACACCACAGGGAACGTTACCTCGGTAGCGCAAGCTGCTGGTCGTATCAACTTGAGCTCAGTTGCTTCTCGCTACGTAACAGCAACAGCTGTCACCGGTGCAACAACTAGACCAGTGGTTCTAGCCTCAACGCCCCTCTCGGCAGGCGACGATGACCTTCTTGCCGTAGACGACGACGTTCTAATCGCCGGCCTTGATGTCTTCAACGACTCTCTCGGAACTGGTGCGGTTGCAATCCCAGACGCAGAAACGGCTACTCGCCTTACTGTTGGTGGTCCGGTAACTGACTACGACGGCACGCTGAAGGCCACACAGGACGTATCAACCGCCCTTATTGCTCACGCAAACACCAACAACAGAATCGCCATCTTGCATGGTGGTGTTGCTGACACTCCAGCGTTCGTAATTGCTAAGGGTGACACACTCAAAGCTCTTGACTCTACCGAGCATGCTGCAATGTACTACCCATGGGTTTTCGTTCCAACAACCACCGCCGGTGTAAGCAGACTAATCCCGCCAGACGGCTATGTTGCCGCCAAGCGCGCCCTGGCCCATAACCAAGGTGGAGCACATGTTCCAGCAGCCGGTTTGATTTCTGTAGCAAAGTTTGTTTCAGGAACCGCTCGCGACATCAACAAAACAGATGGTGACGCACTTGATACCGACCAGATTAACTCAATCAGAATCATTCAGAACTCTGTGAGAATCTACGGTGCTCGTTCATTGTCGGTTGACACTGAAAACTTCCGCTACATCACGACTCAGGAAATCATCAACCACATCGTTGTTGCTTCCCAGCGGTCCCTCGAAGACCTTGTCTTCGGTGTAATCGACGGACGCGACACAATCTTCTCGGCAATTACGTCAAGATTGATTGCAATCCTTGCGCCATTGCGTGAAGAAGGTGCCTTGTTCCAGGCTTTTGATGCCAACGGCAAGAAAGTCGACAATGGATACACAGTCCGTTGCGATGCCTACCTCAACCCAGTCAGCCAACTAGCAGGCGGTACCGTCAAGGCCAAAGTTGGTGTTCGCACCAGCGGTGTCGGCGACAAAATCGAAGTCGACATTATCAAGTCGAATCTGACCGCCAGCGTCGTCTAAAGAAGGATATAAACATGCCAAAAGTATCTCAGCGCCAAGTACTCGCATCGGTCGTACCGGTCGAAGCAGCGAAGCACCCGAAGTGGACAGGTTTTTACTTTGCCCAGGTTTCTGGTGGAGAAATTACTGCATCCGTAGAAAAGATTTACGAAGGCGGCAAGCTCCGTCCTACCGTTCTCTGTGCCCCATCTGAAGTTGGCGACATTACGCTGACCGCTCATTATGACGACGACAGAAACGCAGCAGACGGCCCAACAGGAATTGCAGAAAAAATTGCAACACTCCGCCCGTTGGTTGGTCGCGCTTCGTATGACATTACGATTGAGACCTTTGACTGTGACCTCAAGGTTCCAGGCACTGACCGCGTGTACTCAAAGGCCCTCTTGGTCGGTATCACAGAGCCAGACGGCGACTCATCTTCGGGTGCTCCTGCGACTTTCTCGCTAACATTTGCCATCTCGGACGTTGAGTCCGGTGCTGGCGCAGCTGGCTGATAAATCTTCTCTTCTGAGTTCCATCACTGGCATGAGTGATGTGCTAGGTTTTCTGTCATGACAGAAAACTCTGAACTCTACACAACATCCACAGAAGATTCTTCTCCTAAGGGCAAGCAGAATAAACCTGCTGTTACCGTAGAAGAAACTCCACTTCAGAAGCTTACGAGCATCGTGAAGAAAAAGGTTGAGCGCCAGGTTGTGCTTATTCCTGTTCCAGAACGTCCTGGCGTAAAAATCAAAATCAGTCCAAACATTACCCAGAATCAAATGAAGAACTGGCGTAAGCAAGCTGGTGAAGACACCCGTAACGGCATGGACGGAACTCGTTTCGCCTGCTCAGTTATTGGTCATACAACCGTTGGAATCTTGTTTGATGACGAAGAAGTATTCGATGATGCCGGTAACGAGCTGTCATTCGCTTCTCCAGTCATTCTTGAAATGACCAACACTACTCGCCCGCTCCCTGACTGTGTCAAGGAATTCTTTGGAGTTGACCCTCATATCGAGGCTGCCGCTCTTTCAATTCTTGACGCTGCTGGATATTCTGATTCGGTGGACGTTGAGGACCCTACGAAGGGGTCTTCGACGAACTAGTTGAAGACCCGCTCGTCATCTCGGCAGCAAGATTAGGCGAACTGTTCGGGACAGACCCAGTCAGACTTTTGGATTCAACAGAAACTGAATGGCTCATAAGGCTTGCTTGTGCTAAAGTAATAAGTAACGACCGCGAAGAGCAGGAACGCAAATCTAGGCAATAAACTAGATTTCCTTCCTACACTCACGCGATTTTCCCAAAAATCGTCAGATGAGCGTGTGAGGTCTATACGTGGCCAGGGCTGAAGGTACAGTCAATATTGAGGTTAAGGGTGCCCTACAGGGTGCCCTTGAAGTACGCACCCTAAGCAAGGCTCTCGACAAGCTTGATAACTCAGGCAAGAAGCTAAGTAGCGGCGCTAAAACAATACAGACTTACACCCAAAATCTGACGACCGCAGGAGTAAAAACCCGTAAAGTTTTTGACTCCATGGACAAGGGCATAAAGATGATGGGCATGGGCTTAACCAAGGGCCTCATGCTTGCCCTAAAAGCTACAGTTCTTCAGTTTGGTGTATTTTCCCTCGCCCTAATGGGTGTTCATGCGTTATTCATTGCAGGAAAGTATCTACATAAAGCCTATTCATGGGGAATGACTGCAATGGCCGGCGCGGCCGCTAGCGCTGCAGTAGCACTTGGAACAGCCGCTGCTGCTATCCGTGAACAACAAGCAGCAATGTTCGCGTTCACAAAGGGTGGAGCTGGAGAGTTTATTTCTGGGACAAATCAGGCCAGAAACGCAATGAGAACATTGCAAGCTGATTCACAGTTGGCAGGACTTGGCGTAGCTGCCTTAAACAAAGCCTACGCATCAATGGCTAAGTCAATGAAGTCTTCGCAGATTGCGCAAAGCGGAGCAATGCTAAAGAACCTCATGGACTTTGGTGCTGCAGGGCAAGACCCAGCAGCAGCAGCCGACAAGGTTGGAGCACTTATTGAAGCCCTCAACAACTCCAAGACAAGCATGGCAAGCGTTAAGCAAGCGGCAAAAGCGCTTGGCCCACAAATGGAACAAGCTCTCAAAAAAGCAAAAGTAACCAGCAAAAAACAGATGAAAGAACTCATCATGTCTGGCGAGCTTGCTAAAGCTGGTGGAGTCGCTGGACAATTTGAAGCGGTCAACTCAACGCTGATTGGGCAAGCCAAATCTTTCTTTACTCAAATAAAAGGCGAATTTGCAGACTTTGGTCAACAGTTTCTTGAACCAGCAAAAGTTGCAATGCAAAAAATCTTTAAGATTATTAGAACTGACCTTTTGCGTGTCAGTGGTTCTTTGGGTGAATTCGGAAAAGGCGCTTTCTTTGACGGACTTGTAAGCGGAGTTGAAAAAATATCAAACTTTTTTGTAAAACTCATGAGAGAATGGTTGCCAAAGACTGATGGCTTTTTCAAAAACATGTCTGGCGGCTGGGAAAAGTTTGCTAGATGGTTCAGAATTTCAAGAGAACAACTTAGACCGTTTGTTGAAGGTGCCAAAGCCGTAGAGGGAATCTTTAAGCCGATTCTTTCGGCTTTGAAGTCTGGGTTTCTAGATTCATTCAAAGACTTCAATGAAGGTGCTATTAGCAATAAGGAAACGTTTGCCGAAATAGGACAAAGCCTTGGTGGCTTAATTACTGAGCTATTTAAACTTTCAGACATATTCAGTACGGCATTTATGGATGCATTGCCTTTCCTTAATGATGTTATTAAAGGCATAACCAGTGTCGTCAGTATGATGACTGGTCTTCTTTCCAAGTTCAGTGGGATTCTTGGCGGACCAATGGCTTACATGGCTCTACTCATGATGGGCCGCAACATGAAGAACAACAAGGGTGGGTTCCTTGGCAAAGAACGCGCCCCCGTAAACACGATGAACGTTACTGCCACCAACGTAAACATTGGCGGCAAACCAATACCCGGTGGTCCTGGTGGACCCCCACCCGGCGGCCCTGGTGGACCAAAACCCATACCTACTGGCCCAAGACCAATTGGTCCAGGAGGAAAGCCGATACCAATTGGTCCAGGAAGACCACCACTTGCACTGGGCCCTGCCAAGGGCAATATCAACTACGACGTACATGGGAGCCCTCTATACGGAGGTCGCAGATGGGGCGGAGATTCAAGAACAGGAGAATTCGATGCCCACGGAAGACCTGTTACATGGGGGAAGGATTACCCCAACCCTGATGCAAAACTTGTAGGAAGAGCTGGTGGCTGGAGAACAAGAAAAGACGGAAGCAGATACTTCAACAAAGGTATGTGGACAAAAAAAACCCCAGGCACTGGCGACGTTGGAATAACGGGTCGAGGTGGCATGCCTTACTCTGGTTCCCCAATGCTCGCCATAGGTGCAGGACCAACCGCAGCAGGAACTGCTGGAGCAACAGACGGAGCCATTCAGGCAGCAAGTGGCGCAAATGCTCGCCGGGTATTGTTAATGCAACAGAGATACCAGAACTTAGGACCAGGCGTAGAAAGAGACCAAGCAGCAGCATGGCTTTCTGGTCGTGGTCACGCATTAACCCCACCGGCCGGTGGCGGTGGAGGAACAAGGTTCTCTTCTGGCGCAACACCCGGACCTAGCGGCGGCGGTGGTGGAATGCCAGGTCCTGGTGGTCCAGGCACGGCACCTCCAGGAGCTGGTGGACCAGGAACCCAAGGCGCATACAGAAGGAACGGCCTATGGGCTCGCATGAATGCCGGTGCCGCCCAGCAGGCTCAGGGCAATACTGGACTTGGTAATGACTTGTTCAGAACAAAAATTACTGGTCGTCGATTTGCAACAGCAGAAACTGATGCAAACGGTGAATACACCGGCCGAGTAATGAATCTAAGTAGAAAAATTGACCCAATCACGGGCAATAGGATTACAACCGGTCAAGGCGCTACTTATGACCCACAAACAGGCTTTGTTTCCACAAAAGGCATGAGCGTTGGAAACAAGATTAAGTACTCCGGCATGACTACCCGCTCAATAAGAAACGGTGCTCTTGGTTCTGCAGTTCTTGGGAATGCCGAAAAAGGTATTGGCGGATTAAATAACAGCATGGGTGCGAAGATGGCTGTTGGTATGGGTATGTCAGCATTGTCTCAAAAGATGCCAGAAGAAGCACAAGGGGCAATGGCTCTTGGCGGAATGGTTGGTCAATTCAACCCACTGGCGGGTATGGCAGTTGGCCTTGGTGGGGCTGCTCTCAAATCAAGAACTGCTGGCGGTGGAGCGATGACTGGTGCTGGGGCTGGTGCAGCAATAGGAACAATGATTGCTCCAGGAATTGGTACTGCCGTGGGTGCAGCGCTTGGTGCAATAACTGGCGCGCTCGCTGGTTTTGTTGGAGGAATGCGACAAAGGGCAAAAGAAGCAAAAGACGCAATGGGGTCTTTCTTAAACGGAATAGCAACACGCGAATTTGTTAATGCTCAGGGTGCAATCGTTAGTCAAGAAAAAGCTGCAGCTGCTGGAGAAAATTTATCTGGACGAAGTGGAGCGCTTGAAGGCGTTGCTGGAAGAACTGCTGAAAAATACCAGAAACTGAGCAACACTCTCAAAGCAAAAAACTTTGGTGGGAAATACAGCACAGAAACAGGCGAGTCAGCGGTTAGTGGCGCAAAAGGTGGCGCTTTGGCTGGAATGACATTGGGTGCTGGTGCCGGAGCAATCGTAGGAACAGCAATACCAATACCTGCGATTGGAACACTCACCGGCGCCCTAATAGGTGGAGCAATTGGTCTTGTCGGCGGAGCTCTTGTGGGTGGTGTTGGTGGCGCAATAAAAGGATGGCTTGGTAGCGGCAAGCGGAAAAAGCAACAAGCAAAAGATTTTAGCATTCTTGAGGAAATAAATAAAGACCCTGCGTTTAAAGGAATTATTTCCGATACTGACATGAAATCTATTAGGAAAGATAAAGGCGCTGCCCTTGAAAAAATGGGCAAAGACCTTCCAGAAAAACTAGCAGCAGCCACAGAGGTAAGTGACCAACAAGCCAAACGTATGGAACTGCTTAAAAAAATGAGTGGCAAGTCAGGTGCGGAACTTGAAGTTCTAGCCAAGAAGATGGGCGTCAATCTTTATGATGCGGCAGCAAAGACTAGTGACATCGTTGAAAAACTTGGAATGACAATGGTTAAAACGGCTAACGAAATGAAGGACGCAAACATTGACGTGTCCGTTAATTCAATTAATACCGCTTTTGATGACATCATAAAAAGAGTCAACGCCCCTAAGATTTACAGCGAGAGAGGGCGGCAAGTAGGCGACGTAATTAGGGGTGGAGGAGATGCTGGCTCTATTCTCGAGGCATTAAAAGGGTTCCAAGAATCGTCGCTCGGAATGGGCGATAGCCCCATAGATTCCTTCTACGGGCAAATGGAGCAAGTTGGGTCACTTGCCAACCCAGGAAAACTTTTCCAAAAAGGTGGCGCATGGGATGATATTGACCCAGCCAAATTCTTTACCCCTGAAGTTTCAGCAGCGCTAGCCAAACAAGCGCAAGAAACCGAAAAAGGATTTACGACAAACGCAACCGGACAAATTTCTGGAATGATGGCCAAATCTGGAATGTATGCAAACGAAAACCAGATGAACGCCATGATTGGGAGCATGGACGCCCCAAACAAGGAAAGATTCCTCAGAGACATGGAGTCTGGGGCTTTCAACATAACAGACCCGTTTGCAAACAAAACCGACGAAGAAGCTAAGAAAATATATAGCGCTAAAGGTTTTGACAGCAAAGAAGCATATATGTCGGCTGAAGTAAACTCCAAGTTTGCTTCTTATGGTGTAAATAATCCGAAGCTTGATTTTGCAAGCATCGATAAAGATACCAATGCTGTTGCCGACAAGATGAGTACCGCCTCGGATACTTTTGCTGCTGCTGTTACAACATTCTCTACCAATATGGGTTCCTACTTTACTGACTCTGCCGGAAAACCTGAGTGGTGGACCAAAGAAGCCATGAAGGAAATCATGAATGGCGACACAAGCACCCCTCGTGGTGGCTCTATAGGAGATACAACTTCATCAAGACTTAGTCAGACAATGGCTAGACACAATTCTATTAACGGTTCAATTGCTGGCAACAGGTCAATAACCTCTTCTTATAGAACCTACGGTCTTGGCTCTCTGAACTCCGACCATGTGACAGGAAGAGCAATAGACCTTGTTGGGCAAAACCTCGGCTCCTATGCTGTCGCCACTCGTAATGCTGGTGGATTTGCGGAGTTCCACGGAAGCGGAAACGCAAGACACCTTCACGCGGTCCCAGGAGCTGGAGCAATCGGCGACACGCTTACTCCAGTTTCTAACCAAACAGGTGGGGCAACTAGCGCTACTGTTACGTCCGGAAGTAACTCGTTTACCTTCCATATCAATGGTGGACAGAATAACCCTGAAGAGATAGCAAACATGGTGATGGCGAAGATACAGAACTCTGAACAGAGAATTAGAGAGAGAATCTAATGGCAGTTTTAGCTCAGCCCATTCAGAATACTTATTTCTATAAAGAAATTCGCAAAACACAGCCCGGGGTTGGGGTCATTTATCCCGGCTACCCTGTTTACCACTTGTATAAAAACATTCCAGATGGTGCGCCGTATAGGTTGGACGAAATTGAATACTGGATGCCCCTTCCAGGACTAAACGTATACAAAGAATACACATCCGGCGATGAAAACGTTTTAGCCGAAAGAACTAAGTACGAGCCACGACTTGAACTAGGAGTTAAAAAAGGTCGTAGGTATTACTCGGACAGGTTTGATGTTTACACTCATAAGTATTGTGGGACCAAGCTTTACGTTGCAACTGGAAGAACCCGTCTTTATCCTCTGTCTCCAGATACAAATCCATATTCGTATAGAAATATTCAGATTTGGATTGAGAGTCCAGAGACATACGTAAATACGTATGACAGTTATGGAACGTTAATCGTTCCGTCCTATTGGTATCACCCTTTCAACAACATGTTTTACCCTTTTGGCAACCTGCAGACTTTTGGAATCACAGACAGTCAGTACCTTATTGACAGCCTGTTCACTAGGGATACGTCTGGCAAGAGCGACGAAGCCTTGATGGCCAATGCTGCAGAATCGATAAGAATTGCCCAAATAGACGAACTGATGTCCAAGGGGAGCAGTAGGGAAGAAGCAGTTGCGTTGATTAATGCCAATGCTCAATCTGCCCTAACAACAAGAGCAGCGCAATCATTGATTACCCCAAACTCAATAACAGCAAGACGCCCAGTAAAAAGTCAAAACATAGCAGTGAACGTCAGAGCATCCTCCCTCAGGGGTGTTTCGGCAAGTTCGGTATCTATTTCAGCATCACAAAATCCAAAACTTGTTCAGACGACAACTTCGGGACAAGAGCCATTAGTGTACGAGTTCCTTCATAGACCAAATCAAATTTCATACAGCAACATAGGTTCAGAGTGGTCGCCAATAGACAGGGCGGCAAATAGGCCTATGATTGACTGGAAAGCATACAAGCTTATGAATGTCTCCTTTAGTTTCATTGTTGCCGCTGATGGCGCGGGAAGCCTTGATACGGCAATAGATGGCAAGGTAATAACAACAAGCATTGATGCAGAACTTAAAACTTTGCGTCAAATGGCAACAAGCCCATTCCCTGTTGTTTTTATGGGATTTGACAAACTGTTGGAAGAGCCAGTCAGGTTTCCATTTAATAACGATGCCGGAAAAGGTTCCTTGTTTGTTATAGCCGACTTTAGCGTTAGCTCTATCTATAGAAGCTCTACTGGGGCAATAAGCCGCGCATCATGCGACATAACGCTTACCGAGTATCCAAAAGAAATGATAAAGCTAATTGAGTTTCCAAAACTCAAACCAATACCGGAAATACCGCCACCACCGCCAGGCAACAAGGGCATGTGCGATAGTACCCTTGCAGAGACAACATGGAATAGAAAAACAGTTAGTGAGGACTTGTTAGCAGAAATGGCAAGACTTGGGTTCATAACGTACAACGGAAAATGCAGCAGCATAATTCCTTTCAATCAAGATGTGTATCAAAAAATTGTCAATAACCCTAGTCTTATCTACAGAATTGATAAAGCGGGCAACACCGGCATGGGGGGCCGTTTAACATAAAATGGAGGTAGACAACAGAATCCCCATTGAATTATGGAAGCAGATTCCGCGTTCTCTTGAGCGCCAGTACGGCGGCGTTATATTCTTCATGGACGAAAAAAAAGAAGAGATAGCTGATGTAAGAGAACGTCTTATTAGTGTAAACGTAAGCTACACGATGAACATGGCTAGCGAGCTGTCGTTTACGGTTCTTGACGAAGGTCTTAAAATGATTTCCAAGAACTATTTTAATATAGGTCGTGTTGTTGCCTATGTTAGCGAGACATTCGGAACCATAGAAAAAACAACACTTCCAGAAACATCACAACGCCAATTACAGCTCTTTGAGATATCCAACGTTGGCGTATCTCAGGGTTCTGGCGAAAACCCCGTAATAACAGTTACATGTTATTCCCGTGCCGTACAGCAAATGAAGAGAGATAGAAAACCTGGAACTATTGGTGGTTCCGGAACCGAGTTTGTAAAAAGGGCCGCAAAAAAATATGGACTCAAATTTTGGGGTGAAACCACTTCAAAGTCGCAACACATAAATAAGGCTTCAGCAGGCTCTAAGGCCGAATCTCTTTGGGATGTCATCGGTAGCCTTGCGAAAGATGCAAAGTTTGTTGTTTACGAAGTGGATGGATATTTAATATTTGCATCTCAAAAATACATTCTCAAAAGATGGGGAACCCATGAAGCGCCATTAACTGACGCTCAAAAGAAAAGTAAAGACAAAAGAGTAAAAACTCAAAACAAGTACATACCTCTTACATGGAAAAACAAAAAACTTGACTCTGCAGACCTAAGAGAAGACCTTCAGCTTCTCGAAATTCCAAGCATTACAATTACTGAAAATAACCCATGGGATGCTTCCGGTTCGGCACTGATAGATAGATTTAATGCTGTTCGTCTCAGGCCCGGGATGACAATAAAACTTGGTGGGATGTCCGACTACAACGGCTACTACTTAATAGAATCTGTTTCTTTTTCAGACATATCCCCAGACCCAGTGAGTATTTCATTTAAAAAGCCTGAACCAGCTAAAGCCACAGACGTTAAGGACCTTCCAATTGGGGCACGTGGCCCTCAGGTAATTGACATAACCGACCAAATTGGAATAACGGCCAGAGATAGAACATACGAGGTAACTGAGGCTGGGTCAAAGTTCTTTAGCAAAAGAACTTACAAAGGCATATTCCCATTACCGGACGCCGACAATAGAACCAGCCGTTATCCATTAGCCACAACAGGAGTATTCGCACAGGGGAATGTAGACCTCTACGGAAGACCAGTGCTTGTATCTGGTTCTAACGTAAAGACAACACATTCGATAACTATCTATCCATGGACCGAAGCAGGGGTGAATAATGGTAAACCGTTCTCTCTTCTCCTAACACCAATATGGACAGTTGGTGGTGTCCCTGTGGAGTTAAACCAAGCCCAAACTATTGCTAAATATCAATCTGATGGAAAGTTTTTGGCAAAAGCAAGAGGAAAATCTAAAGTAGAATCTATTTTAAATGCTGGGGTTTACGGGGAGCTAATACACGGTCAACAGCAAGAGATAATGAAAAAAAAATTCCCTAACGGAAAATACGTCACCACTGCTGGGAGCGAATAATGCTTACTCCTCCACAGCCACAGACAGTACGTAGAGACAATGCCTTCTCTGTTCGCAAAGACCCGGGCGAAATATTTAACTGTATTGTTACGCGAGTAACTGCGGATGGGCGCGTTCACGTTCACGTTCCTGAACTTGGTAGCGATTTGGGCCCAATTCTTCCTCTTGATACAGACCTAACCAAGAAGTACAAAGTAGAAGACACGGTTGTTGGCACTTTCCTGACGTCAGCAATGAGTAGCTTTGTCATCTTTGGATTAAGCAAGTCATCTAATCGTTCTTCTATCCTTATTTTTGCAACAGAAGCAGAAAGAACCGCATCGCTTGGTACATCTCCAAGTACTGGAATATTCACATACGTGACTGCTACTTCCGCTGTTCAATACTGGAATGGTTCGGCATGGATGTCGATAGGTGGAGGCGTAAGAGTATCCGACACCGCACCAACGTCTCCAATGCAGGGTGATTTGTGGTTTGAATCAGACACAAGCCTTACGTTTGTTTACTACGATTCAGCATGGGTCGAGGTTGGACCACAGCCAGCAACTGGCCCCACTGGACCCACTGGACCCTCCGGCGGGCCAACAGGACCAACTGGCGTAACCGGTGCAACTGGACCGGCAGGAGCAACAGGAGCAACAGGCGCAACGGGCGCAACAGGTCCTGTCGGCCCTACTGGCATTACGGGTCCTACCGGTCCTGCAGGTGCAACTGGGGCAACCGGCCCCCAAGGGGACCCAGGATTTAATGGTCTACCTGGGTTGGATGGAGCAACCGGGCCAACTGGTCCTGCTGGAGACACGGGAGCAACGGGTCCTTCTGGTCCCTCCGGTCCTGCAGTTGTTTCTGTTGGAACAGTAAGCGACGGTGCTACTGGTTCTGTTGTAAATAGCGGAACAGCTGGGGCTGCGATACTCGACTTTGTGTTGCCTATTGGGGCTACTGGGAATACTGGCCCAGTAGGTGCCACTGGTGCAACGGGTTCCGGCTACTCGGGCGTAACATCAACAACTCAACACAATATAGCCGTTTCAGGTGTAAAAGCTTTTACACTTAACACCGCCAATAGCGCATTTACCACTGGACAAAGAGTTCGTGCTGCTACTCCATTAGCTCCAGCAAACTACGTTGAAGGCATTGTTACTGTAACAAGCACGACCTTAACAATGACAGTAGACACCACCGGTGGCGCTGGTATTTACAACTCGTGGGCATTTTCTACTGCAGGAAATGTTGGGGCAACTGGACCTTCTGGAGTCCCAGGTTCAAACGGTGTAACCTCACTAACGGGCGGTACAGGAGTTTCTGTATCTAGTTCTACAGGTGCAGTAACTGCGAGTATTGGGCAATCAGTTGCCACCACGGCAAATCCAACTTTTGGAAACATAACCGCATCAGGTTCCGGAGATACGAGTGTCAGAATTAACTCTACCAGTGGTTATGCCATTCAGTATTTTTCAATAAATGGCACCAATAGATGGCATTATGAAGTCACCCCTTCTTACCAATCGTGGGGGCTTGTTGAAACTGGTATCGCTCAACGAATGACGGTTAACGCTGGTACCGGTAATGCAACTTTTACTGGAGCCGTAACAGCTTCTGGTGCGGCATCAATGGGTGCACTCCGTAGTACTGATTTGTCGTATAACAACTCTTCCCAAAATGTGCCTATAAGATTTGACCAAATTGGTTACAATATTGGCAGCCACTACAACGCTGCCACTGGATTACTGACCGCCCCCCTTGCTGGCGATTATGCTGTTTCGTGTGGCGTTTACAATGCCGCAAACGTAGACGTAAGTCAATTATGGAGCGTACAAAATGGTGCACGAGGACCAAGCATTGCTTTGACCAGTTCCGCAAATGGCAACCTGGCCGGTTCCGGAGTATTCCGTCTGGCTGCGGGCGACACCCTGGGAATGGCCGCATGGTTTGGTGGCGCTACAGTAACAATTACGTCTAACTACTTCCATACTTTTTTGAAAATTAGATACATAGGATAGGAAATAATGAACACTTTTACAGTAACTCTTACAGACGCAGAACTTAAAGCATTGGCCCATGTTGCCTATGAGCCGCAAGACTGGATTGATAATGTTGTCCATGAACGCTGCCGTATCGCCATGGAAGAAATATTTGCAGCAGAGGTGGCCCGAATGGTTGCAGACCCGACCACGACCTCAATCCCTGCCGACCGTGAAGAAGTTGTTCTAGCGGCGGACATCAAGACAGCTAAAGAAATACACGAAGAGAACATGCTCCCCCCCGTCACACAAACACCAGACCCTATGGGATAATTGAATATGGACACTATTAAATTCCCAATTAAATTTGACACATCTGGCGTCCAGAAGCTCTATGACGGCACTTACGATTTCTACTCTCAACTATTGACAGTTGCCTTATTGACCGAGCCTCGAAGCCATCCGTTTACTCCAAGATTTGGAGTTAGCGACCCGACCTTCACAACTATAGATAAAGGCCTATTTGTTCTCAATGCTTCTCGTTTTGTCCCAGAAGTTGAAATAACATCACTTAACATATCGGAAGACAATGGGACAATAGGTGTTCAGTTTTCTTTTGTAATAACGGAAGAGTAAATCCATGCCAGCAGATTTTTCACAATACGTAGACCTAACTATCTACGACAAAGAGCCAGGCGACATGTACTTGGAAGCCATAGAGATGGCTCGCTTAACCCTGCCCGAATTCTCCCTTAGAACAGGAACTGTAGAAGACGCCATATTCCAGGCGATGGCATGGATTGGTTGGGTTAACGCAACCTCTGTAAATAGAATCCCGGACAGATTAATGGCCGGAATACTTTCAATGATGGGCGTCACCATTAACTTGTCGTCTTCAGCGCAAATGAACATTACCGTCACGGCCGACTCCTACGAAGGTGCGACTATCCCGGTCGGAACAGTATTCGGATACACCAGTATTTTTGAAGACGAAGTAATCGAGTATGTATTTATGACGGTTGAGGCGCTTGAGATTGCAGCAGATGAATCACCTGCTCCTGGTGACCCTTTCCCGTCAGGGGTCGTTCTTGCTGAATGTATAACCCCAGGAGTTATTCCGTCAATTACCCCGGCAACTCCGTTAACCCTACTCACCCCGTCGACTTCTATTATTAGTGCAGAATCCAGTTCTGGTGTAAGCACCTCTGGCGCACCTCTTGCATATTTCCAAAATGGAGTAAATAACGAAACATCGTCTGGTTTCCTATCTAGGGCGGTTTCGTATCTGTCATCTCTTTCGTCAACATTGGTTAAAGCCAGCCAGGTTGATTCATTCGTTGCCAATACATATTCTGGTTTAGTTGGACGAGTTCGCACATACGACTTGACAGATGGTGACCCAGACACTGGAGACATCGCAACAAGTAAAACCAAAACAATTACAAACGTTTCCAGAGTTGTATCCCCCAGTCAAATTGCAACAGTAACAATTGGCTCCAATCATCAGTTCCAAGCAGGAGACAGGGTTGATATTTCTGGATTAACAAATACCACATACAACGGTGTTGGTATTGAATTAACGAGTGTTAGTGCAACAACTATATCTTATGCCAATTCTGGTTCTATACAGACTTCTACTGCTGACTCTGGAACCGTCACTAAGGGAATTGAGTCAGTTGGAAATATTGCTGTTTTTGTTTACGGAAACGGCGACTTCGTGGATACGTTGATTCAAATACCGGACATACAAAGCGCAATCATTGACAAAGCACTTCCGGGTCTTATCGTAAACGTGAGCAACTTTGAACTTCTTTCCGCCACGATTGTTGCGTCGGTTGTTCTTGATTCAAACTACGACCAGGAACCACTGGAGCAAACAGTAGAAAACTCGATTATCGAGTACCTGAGTCCTGGTGTTTACCCAACTTCGGAAGACGTCCTTAGGGCCAATCAAATCATTGCTTTGATTAGTGCTATCCCAGGCGTTAGATACGTTTCATCATTCGCGCTAACCCCAGGAACCAGTAACTGGCTTCCTCAGATTGATGAAAACTTAGAACCAGCAAACAAGGGATGGGCTCCAAGAATCACGCCCGGCGATTTAACTATCTCATACACGGTGGTATAGCCGTGGCGAAAACTTTTAACAGGCTTTCTCAGTTCAACGGCCTAGAGACAAACGACAGGCTTACCGGTCTTTCTATACCGCTAACAAGCAATGCTTACCCTGTTGTTCAGTGGTCTATTGACGAAGACGTGTCCTATACAGAAAACCACCTAGTTTTAAAGATTCTTAAAACTTATCTACCAAGCATCGACGACCCGATAACCGTCTCGGGTATAGCGTTTGAAGATGTTGCCGGGTACACCCCAATTAGCACCGACCCAAACCCAGTAGCACTAAACAAAAACTACAGAATTGTAGATATAGATATAGACTCAGACCCTACCCATTACTACCTTCACTGCGAAACCGAACTGGACTGGTCGATGGGTGAAATATTCTCTACCCCCCACGGCTCGTATGCGGTATCTGTTTATTTCCTGTATCCCCAGAGATGGGAATGTGACGGTGGAACAATATCTACAGTTGCAGATACTTTTGACGTAAAGTCCAGATACGCAATAAAAATAAACCCTTCAACATCTGGGCCCGTAACCCTAAGACTAGTTGGCCACAGCCCCATGCTTCTTGAAGACAACGGCAAGGACTTTTCTTTTAACGGCAAAATTTACTGCACAGAGCAAACTAGTGTTATGTGCAGGCTTGTTTACTCGGAATGGATTGGCGTAGAAGAAGAAGAGCCCGGTTTTGCAACTATTTATCCAGGAAGATTTGCCGCGTTTAGAAGCAACGTGGAAATGCTGCCTTTATCCGAAGAAGATACTTATGGTTTTGACGTAATAATTACACTGACTAATCATGGTGGACAAGTCGTGTATCTAACTTCTCCGCACTTAATAGAAGACTTTCTTTACTATTCAAACCCATACGTTTATAGCGCTCGCAGTTCTATGCCTGACTTTTACTGGGAGATGGACTCAAACCAAACAAACCCATCAGCTCCATTGCATAGGTTTATTGACTGCCTGATGACCGGCGCTAGTGATGTTTACGAAGAATACCTGCGCATTTATCACTACGAACCTAGACAACTAGGAATACTTGCAGAGCAGTACGAATCAAACGACACCCACAGTACTTTGGTTAATCCACAATATGTTGACTCAAGGTACGCTCCGTGGCTTTCTCAGTTCAACGGCCACAGACTAAAGAAGAATATTAAATACCTGTACAACGGCTTAACGGACACTACATACGCGACAAACCAAGACATGTTTACGTCTACTGGGGCAGTTGAGTCTTATGTTCGGTGGCAGCTTTCCAATGGCTACTACGGTCGAGCAGCAGGGACAACCGAAGCAATTAGAGAGGCCGCCAAACAGGTGCTTCACTACACAAAAAACGGAAATAACTCAACCTATTTTGTTTCGATAACCGCCCACTACCAGAGCGACCCTTTCAAAATTCTGATTCGCACCCTACTGAATGAGACCTTTGACTGTGAATCAAATGGTGACGAAAGCTACGCATTGCTTGACGCAGTAGAGATGGCAAAACCTATGGGTTACAAGATTTATCACGAGGCCGTAGCTGTTGTTGAGTTTAGAATCGGCGACGTAATCCCGGGAACAAAAACAGACGGAACCGAGCTCCCAGGAAACCCAATAGGCAACACCTCGGACGGCATGTACCCACTAGGAAACGTCGTCCCCAATGACGCAACAGGAACCCCTGAATCAGGAATAGTTATTGCCTCGGTGACCTCAGCGGCGTTCACCATGCTGGCCGGCGATACGTCGGTAACGATTACGCTTACTGGTGGAACGTTTAAAGCTGGCGCAATAGTTGCAGGCGATTTCACGTTTGCAGGCACGGACGCAACGGCTTTAGCGGCCGGAATATTCACTAGAACTGGTAACACTGTTGTGACAATTACTGGCCTTAGCGGGCTTGTCGGAACGGACAATACCGTGCTCGTCAAGACTTCTACGCAAGCAACTCAGGCAAGTGCCGTTGTTGGCGCAGGAACTACATAACAAATCAAATTGCCTTAGATGGTAAAATTAGAGCAATAACGGAGGAAAAATGGCTGGCGCAGGAATAAAGAAGTTCACGGTGGGGGAAACCCTTTCGGATGCTGAGATTAATACATACCTCATGGACCAGACCGTCCCTGTTTTCGTAAACGCTGCAGCCAGGGACTCGGCTTTTGGTGGGGCAGGAGAACCAACCCTTTCCGAAGGACGTCTTTGCTACCTACAAAGCACCAAAAAGGTTCAATACTACAACGGCGTTACGTGGAGCGACTCTGGGCAGTTCACCGTTGCTGACGGCGATATTACTACAGACAAGCTATATGGGGTTGCCGGTTCAGAGGCGGTAACAACAGCAAAGATAAGAAACAGTGCTATCACTACGGACAAGCTAGATGGAACCGCCCTATCCGAAGCCGTTACTACGGCAAAGATTAGAAATGGTGCTGTCGATTCAAGCAAGCTTGCATCAAACCTGACGCTTACTGGAACAACCGTAATTGCGGCTACAGGAAAAGTTCAGCAACTTTTGGAAAAAGCTGTTTACTCAGCTACTCCACTTACCACTACACCGACAACGCTCATCAACGTAATAAACGGAGCCGTCTACTATTACTACGCCGAATCAGCCCTTGATTTCTCAATAAACATTACCGCCACAACAACCGGAGTTGCAGACCTTAACGCGCTTATGTCGGTTCAGGAAGCGCTGACCATTGTTGTGTTTACTGCACAAGGTGCTGCTGCAAAAAGACTGACAGCCATAACAGTGGACGGTCTCACTTCCGGCATTCCGGGTACACCGGGCGTACAAGTTGGGGTTCGTTGGTTTGGTGGAGTTTCCTACCCATCGGGAAATGCAAGCTCTGTTGACGCCTACACAATTACCATTCTCAAAACCGGTACTAACGCTTTCGAAGTTTTTGCTAGCCAGTCCTCATTTAAGGCATAACAATGCCTCTTCTTGGAGCTAGAGCTACAGCCTCTAGGGGATATTTTGGTGGAGGGACCAAACCTGGTGCACCCATAATTACCAGCTCTACGCAGGGTGTTGCTTCGTTATCTATTGCTTTTACTGCTCCAGTTTTTAACGGCGGCCTTTTAATTAGCAAGTATGAATACGCTGTTTCGATAAACAACTCCACATGGACTACGTTCGCTACTGCTGTTTCGGGAACTAACCCACCAACATCTCCGGTGACTATTTCTGGTTTAACAAACGGGCAGCCGTACTACGTAAAACTTAGAGCAGTCAACGGTCTAGGTTTTGGACCGGATTCAAACGTCTGGAGCACGACCACCACTCCAAGAACAACGCCCGATGCACCAACACTAACTTCTGTTACTCGTGGTTTTAGAAGACTCACTGCGGCATTTACGGCCCCAGCTTTTAACGGTGGAAGTGCAATAACAGACTATGAGTACTCAATAAACGGAGGTACGACATGGGCATCAATGGTGCAGGCAACAACTGCTGATTATCCGATTACTGGTCTCTCCGACTTTACGTCCTACGATGTGCGTGTGAGAGCCATGAACGTAGCTCCAGGCGGAGGAACGCGCAGCGCCTTAATAAACGCTTACACTGCTGGAATCCCAGGAACCGTAACTGGCGTTAGTGGAACATCCAACGCTAACGCAGCGTCCGTGGTTTCATGGACTGCGCCAGATGCAAACGGTGACGGGATAGATGACTACACGATTCAGTACTCAACTACTTCAGACTTTTCTTCTGATATAAATACTTTTGCCCATACGGCATCCGCTGCTACTTCACAATCTATTCCACTCACAAACGGAACGACTTATTATTTTAGAGTTAAAGCAGTAAACGCAGTTGGTTCATCCCTTGACTGGTCAGCTATTTCGGGAGGTGCAAGACCAGCAATTATTGCAGGAATACCAACTTCGATTACTCAAAGCTCAGGAAATGGCTCTTACACAATCGGATGGACAGCCCCAACGGGCACTCCGCCATTCTCTTATGTTGTTCAAATAACCACCGCAAACGAGACCGCATGGGACACGGCAAAAGAAGTTACCGTAACGTCTCTTAGTAAAACCTTTACTGGCCTGTCTAACGGTTCTTCTTACCGAGCCAGAGTTTATGCTTACAACGCTGCGGGAGCAACTGCTCCGTATTGGGTTGAAAGCACGGCGCAAACGCCATCCACGGTTCCTGACAACGTCGCAACTCCTACATCGTCTGCAGGAGATAGATTCTTTAAAATTGACTGGGTAGCACCAACAGGAACTGGAACTGGTGGCTCACCAATAACAACGTATTGGGCTCAATATTCTACTGACAATGTCAATTGGGTAGGGACTGTGGATGTTGGAAACGTTCTTACCAAAACATGGACCAGCAATGGTACCACTTTCAAAAATGACGGAACAACTTATTATGGACGTGTTATAGCATTTAACGTCAGAGGCAATAGCGTTGCATGGTCGGCTGGGTCACCTGGAAGAGCGCCAGCAATGGTTATTCCAACAATGAACTGGGTTGATTCTTCAGCTACAAAATATTCAGACTGGAGCATGTCCTGGTCTGGAACAACTGGATATACGTACCAAACTCAGAAGTATTACACCTCATGGGCAGACTTCGGGGGCTCACAAAGCGGTTCTGGTGCAAAAACAAGCGACTCGTTTACTGTTGGGTATGGGGCGTCTGTTTATGGCAGAGTAAAAGTAACGGACCCTGATGGTGTTGTTGATTACACGAACCAAAGGTATGTTACCGCCGGAAGAGCTGCCGGTTCAGATACCGACACATATAGCTGGAATGACTGGGTGTACACAAACGGAACTGCTACCGGGAGTGTCATTGCTTCCAATCGGAGCTACGATACTGAGGAACAGTTTAACGGAGAATCCTCCACAAATGTCTATCCCATTTCGTACCCTCACGTTTTTGATGACAACACCGACGGAACGCTTGGCTCCACCAACGGTAACATAGTCTATGTTTATGCCGTAAGAATAAGAATGACCCGTGCCAACAGTGAGGTATTTGACCTCACAGCCAATACTCAAACTAACACAACTGGAAGAAAAGTTTTCTTCTATGGTCCTGGAAGTCTCGGGATGCGCCTCTGGAAACAGACCGATGGTACACCAGTGGGCCAAAGCTGGGGAACCCCAGACCAAACAGTCAACTCCTTCTGGACCGGAACGGCCCAAAAGGAGCACACATGGAATGTCGACAATACCGTTACCGGTAACGTACTTGTTAATGGCGTGCGCTGTTTGCGAGCTCCCGGTAATGAATGGTTTATATCCGGGAGCAATGCCGCTGGAACTGTATACTCCACCAACTGGGGTACCGTTGTGAGCGGTGCAGCAACAACCGTAGCGCTCACCGTGTATTATTTCCGTGCCACCAGGACATTCACTACATACGCCAATGATTACGGCGCAACAAATTCAACCTATGGCTGATAATGTTTTGTCATGCGTGAACAAATAGGCAAAAACCAAAAATCTAGTCCTACTGACTTTTTAAAATCAGATACAGAATTTGCGCCGACTACACTTCAACGCGAGCGTTACTCAATCTGCAAGGAATGCCCAGAACTTACGAAAGTTACAAAGCAATGCAAGCAATGTGGTTGTTTTATGAACTTAAAAGTGAAGCTTGGTCATGCAGTCTGCCCACTAGGTAAGTGGTGATTTCAGCTCGTAGAAACCTTTGCCCCACAAAGTCATAAGGCGAGTGAAGTACTTTTCATAGAGAAGCGCATTTGTTTCCAAGCCGAACCTATCGACCGCATACTCACGAATGGCCTTGCGGTCCAAGCTCGGTGCCGCAACTGCTGCGTCAATGAATTCCTGCAATGTCCTGCAGCGAAAGCCGTTGACCCCATGAACTACGTTTTCGGGAAAAGCGCCCCAATCGGTTGTGATAACCGGAGTGCCACAGGCCATCGCCTCAGCCACAACTAAACCAAAAGGCTCGGTGTAAATAGTTGGCACAAATGAGGCAATTGCCCCACCCATGAGCCTTGCTCGCTCTTCGGTTCCAACCACCCCAACATACTCTCCGTAAGCAGGCGGAGTTCCCTGTCCAGCGACCACCAGACGCTTCCCAAGGGCCTTACAGACGTCTGCGGCTATCTGATAGCCCTTTCGCTCTATAAGGCGTCCTATGAACAAATAGTAGTCATCTGGGGTTTCCCTGAATGGGAAGTCATTGATGTCCACATGGCCCGGAATTACGTCGTCATAGAACTGCCCGTCTACGTCATGTGGGTTGGTGACCGCTGCTCCGTAGCAGACATGCATCCATGCGTAGGACTCAAAAACCTTGTATTTGGCAAAGATGCCACCATAGCCAACCTCAAACTCCACGGTCATATTGTTGGGAAAGGCGTCGGCTACTCCCTTGTGTGCCAGCCCGCCAATAACGCAAATAAAGTCTTTTGGTTGGATTCTTTTACCTATCTCGGCAATGATGTTCTTATTCATATTCTGCCAATGGGGCAAGGAATAGTCAAAAGAGGCGAGAGTGTAGTGGTTCCCGTTTAAGGACTGAAGACGCTCTTCTTCGGTGATGCACATAACGTGCTCAGTGCAGGGGGCTTCATTAAACTCCCCGCTGTACAAGAAAACTTCATGACTCAAAGACGTCATCATTATTGCAAACTTACGGACATTCTCCGTAAACGCACATGACGTAAATTCTTTTGTCGTATTTGTGTGGGGGAGGCTAATTAGGTGAAATCTCATTTATGACCTCGATTAAACATTTCTATCACGGCATTAGAACTGATGATTTGAAATGCCCGACTTTAACCGCAGTGTCAACAACCGCATCAAAACCTGCATCTTTGGCTCTTTTAAACATTGCCGTATCTTCTGAAGTGACTATTCTCTTCATTACCCTTCCGTCGCTCGTTATGGTTTCTTCTTCTGCGTCGGCAAAATATGGGTTGTGGATGTTCTCGAAGACGCCCTGCTTGAAGCATACAAACCCAAAGCCGGCAGCATCTATGTTTACGTACTTTACGCTGGTGTTAAAATCTTCCATCTTTGCAAACCTGTAATCAAATATTGAGGCTTCCGAATCGTTGGCTGTTTCTTCCAAAATCTGCTGAGGGCTCTTCTTCACGACAACAGACAGGCTTCCGTCGCCCCTAATTACATAAATTCCACTAGTAATCGTGTGTGGAGATTCAATAAGCGAACAAAAATCAGACACAGACCATTCGATGTCGCTATCTATCCAGAACATGTGGGTGTAGTCAGGGTGCTCAGTGAGGGCGCGAAATGCCAACTTGTCACGCAGTTGACCAACATGGGCTCCGCTTTCGTGAAGAAAGCTTAGTTCTATATTGTTTTGCGAACAGTATTTAACCGTGTCAAAAAAAGACCTTACATAACATGGGGAAAATTCTCGGGCAGGAGTGACGATAACGACATTCCTATTGCTCTGAATCATCTGTCAAATCTTTGCTTTGGGCTTCCGTCCATGTGAACTCGGTTTTTGGTTCCTCAAACACTTCGTGGTTAATAGTATTTACTGGCGTGTCGTCAGTATTTTCCTCAAAGTCCAAACTCGTCGTGACAAAACAGCTAATTATCCACTTGTCCGAAGAATAAGGGACCAATCCCATGTGTGGGTGAGTCCAACTTGTAGGAAACAAAACAATTTTACCGATTTCCGCATCGACAGAACAATCATGAATTCTAAAACTTGTCCCCCCGCCATCGGTAACGGTATTTAGGTAGACGACGACAGCTAAAACTCTTGTGTGGTTTTTGCCGTTTTCGTCCGGCCTTGGATAGTCCCATGGTAAACCGTCGACATGCTCTCTATAGAAACCGTCATTTTTAAAGTACCTCTGAATTCTTAATCCAGTAATGTCCAGATTCGGGACAGACCAGAATTGTGGAAACATTTGGATGTAATCATTTATGCACGACCATATGCGCGCATAGAGGTACTCACTGACTGCCGCATACTGGTGGTAATACTTGGTGGAATCAACCGTGTATATATTTGGGTCCATCAACCCAGTGTCCATACAGCGTTTAATGCCTGTATTCACGCCACCTATAGTCGGCCCCTGAGTAAAAAAGCCAACGTTTAAAAAATCTTCCAAAAGGTTAGACACTAAAGATTCACATCTTTCTGCATCTAGAGCCTCCTTGTATTCGGCTATATATGAATATTTTCCAAGAGGAAAAGATGCTTTGGTTAATCCCATTTGCGTTGTTCCTTTCTGTATTTGCCCCTGCGCCAACTAGGGAGAAGAGGAATTGGTCCACCAAAACCTCTTTCGTAAATAAGCTTAAATACGTTCTCGTCACCAACGTGCATTTTTGAAACATTATCAGAACGTTTAAAAAAAGTCATTTGGGCAATAGGGGTCCCCTGAGGAATGTAGAACTCTTTGTCCGTCAACACGTTTAAAATTATATTGACCGTATGGTAATAATCCGTGTTTATTACTCCCGGGATTACGTCAAACTCGGGCCTTGGATTAAGAAGCGAACCAGTCAGAATGCTTGAATATCCTTTTGGCGTCATAAAGCAAAACGGATTCCCAAGCTTTATGTATTGCCCTTCGCCAACAGATGGGTTTCTTCTTTCCGTAAACGGACAGTCCCCTGTTTGTTTTCTTTCAAAATGCTGTATTGAGCCCATAATTTTTATGTTTTTTCTGTCGACATTAAACTCAGACTGAATGTCAATACCATTGGGATGAGGCCTTACTCGTAGGTCGGCCCACAATGGGATGGTCACACCGTTATGCATCAGGTCTTGTCCGCCAGGGCAATACCTATAACCGTCCTCTAGAGGGGTTTTGGTCGTCCAGTCGTCTTTGGAGAACTTGTTCATGTAGGGCATAATATCTTCATCGCCTAACAACCTATTGTCTTCTGCGGTTATTAATATTTCCCCTGGCTTCAACTTGGGTAACTGGTTTACCCTGGATACGCCATCTAGATAAACAACATTTTTAGAAGATTTCATGGTGGTATACGGTTTCAAGGTTCATGTTTGATTGTCTTATTTCGGAGAGACTAGATGAAGCATAGTGCCGATTCTGATAATAATCAAGAGACCGAGAACATGATTCCTTTGTTATCAAACCCTGCCCTTGCGCCACATGCCAGAAGTGCGCTATCTGAAAAAGTTCATATCCACTCTGAGGGACGTCATTGGTGGAAGGGGGCCTTTCTGACCACAACTCTAAGAGCTCGGAAAGCAAAGGGGACCTTGGGGCACTTGCTGCGTCTTTCCAGAAACTGGTATCCCTTCTGTCCGATATGTAATGCATGCTCACCATGGCTATGAGGTTCTCGTGAAAACTTTCCATAATCGAATTGTACTTTCGGGAAAGAGACGTAGAGCCGGGTTTGAAAAATGGAATAAAACTAGATAGCGCCTTAGCCTGCTGAATTGCCGTAGAAATACTCGTAGCCTCAAGTGGCTCCATAAAAGAACTGCTCAACCCAATGGCAACACAGTTGTTTACCCACTGCTTACTGGTGTACCCAGGATTAAACTTTATAACTCTTGGCTTATCGAGAACATGACCAGTGACTTGTTCTATCTCTTTTATTGCTTGCTCTTCGTCTAGATGACCAGATGAGAAGACGTAACCATTCCCACGTCTTTCCTGGGTAGGAATCTCCCACATCCAACCAGACGACATGGCGATAGCCCTGGTGTACTGCCTTATCAGACCGTTCGGGTCAGGTTTTGTCGGGAAAGGTATAGCCGTATCCGTAAGTAAATATCGTGATGCATCCACCCATTTGGCTTCGTCAAAATTCTTAATTAGGAACTTTGAAAACCCCGAAGCGTCTATCCAGAAATCAGAATAATATGTTTCTGAATTTGACGCAACCGACTGTATGTACCCGGTTTCATCAATCAAAGAAGAGACTAAGTCATCTATGAAAATCTTTATATTTTTCCTGGAACAAATTTTTTGAAGATAATGATTCAGCTTAAATGTGTCAAAATGATATTGATTTGTGTTTCTATGGATATGTTCTGATTTGACTACTTTTGTTTCAATAAACCCAGGATGAGTTATTGTGTTGGTGAGCAGCTTGCCTTGCTCATGAATGTATTCATACAGAGGTATGTTTTCATTTTTAATAAAATAACCACTAATACTGTGAAAATAATCAGGAGTGTGATTGGTCCATTTCTCAAACCGAATACCAAGTTTGTGCGTAGCGGCAGTTTCCCTGACCATCTCATCAATGTCTATTCCTGCTATTTCAACAAAGCTATGCCAATGCTCCGTACTACCTTCGCCAACTCCAATTATGCCAATAGTTTTTGACTCAATAATTGAAACGTCAAGCAAGGGAAGCTTGCTTTTTAGAACTATCGCCGCAACAAGACCAGCAGTCCCTGCCCCTACAACCATAACCTTCATGAGCTACCTAAGCCATGTTACGAAGGCATACTTGATGCCAAAATTGTTTTCCTCTACGGGGTGAGCTGTATGTCTATACAAATAGTTTGACGGAAACAAAACCATAGAACCAGCAGAGGGAGAAACCTTTATGCCGAAATAATCAAACTCCAATTCGCCTCCGTTGAAGTCGTCATTAAACCACCCGACACAGCTAAGAATGCGACCATTTTCCGAGCCGTAATCACAATGAGAACTGTATTCTCCACCGCTTGGGTATTTTAATACTCTGTATCCTTCGTCGGTAGACAGCTCAAGGCTGTACTTATCACGATAATGATAAACCGCTGCGTCTATGTTCTTGAATATTTTTTTCCAGAGTACTGCTGCCGGTTTCATTCTTGGAATATTTTCTATTTTGTTAGCTTGCAGGGGGTTCAACTCCATTTGTACAGACATTCTGTACGATGAAATTTTACCGTTGTCAGTTTCTGAATTTTCCCACATCAAGTATGGCCAGTCTTCTTTTGACTCAGATTCAATAAGTTCTATGATGTTTTCAGGTGAAAATATGTTTTTGTACATAATTACGCCAGGGGCCAACTCTACTATTTCTGAGCTTTCTATAATTTCGTTAACAGACATCATCATTTACCGTAAAATCAAAAGTGTGAATAATCTTATCTTTATACCAAACGCAAATAGCACAATCTCCCGGCGCACCAAAATTAAGCCCAAAATGAATAGAATGCCTATTTATTTTTTTTACATCTAGAAATCTGTGCCCATTTGGCTCTCCCACAATGTAGAGAAAAAGACTAATTTTTACATCATCATCAAATACGAGAAATTCGTTTTTGTAATCAATCCGAATTAATTGATTTACCTTGACAGGAGAATGAGAAAACTTTATTGAATGCTCTGTTGGGATAGAAATCGGACGAGGGGTGTCTCTGTCAAAAATCAAATCTTTGGTTCTCTCGTTGTCGCCGATAAGTATGGGGGCGACGTGGAGTCTAGATAATTCCTCTGCTGTGGGAAGCATTTCTTCTGTTGGACAAAAAATTACTGTATCCATAAATAGACACAATAGCAGTTAATTCTTTATTCCGCCTGAAGTCGAGCAAGGCTGGCCCGTGTAGTCTTTATTCCTACAACCAACATTCGGAAATGAGTTGAATACATATAAGACTCGCCGTCTTCAGGAACTTCAAAAGTATCCATGTCTACGGTGAGAGGGTCTATCCCTGACTGTATGCAAGTTGTGAAAAAATTAGAGTACGCGGTCTCTAGCGCTTTGGTAAGGAGATTTACTGTTTCTTCTGTCGTTATTTCGTCTCTTAGTTCTGGCATTTTTCCTCTTTAAGCGTTAATTATTATTTTTGTACTAGAAGACAAGGATTGAGTAAGCCCCCATGAATCAGTAACAACAATTATACCGCCTTCTAGGCCGGTAGAACCAGCGTTACCCATGGTCCCCGCTAGACCATTGGTGCCAGCATTGGGTGCTCCATTGGTTCCGGGGTTCCCAGGGTTGCCTGCACCACCAACCGTTCCTGCGTTACCGGCAGCTCCAGGATTTCCTGCTGCGCCTCCGTGTCCAGTTCCGTTATTCCCATGATTACCTGCTACGCCGGCGTTGCCGGCAGTTCCATGGTTCCCTGCTGTTCCTGCTGCGCCGTTATGCCCATGACCATTTGTACCAGAATTACCGGCTGCGCCACCATAACTGGTCGCAACAGCATTCTGCCCGTAGTGGGTGTTATGGTTATGCCCTGCACCGTGTCCGTTGAATTCATTATGTCCTAAACCTATGAAAAAGTGGTTGACGTTTGCTGGGTTTGCGCCACGAGGCCATGTTCTGTTTGCGGGTGCACCAGTATAGTGAAAAGCATGTTCGGTCGAGTTTCTCCATGAATGTCTAGGAAAATGTGCACTGTTTGATTCGTTAGCAGGGCGACCACCGGAACCACCAAATGTTCTCATATGACTATAACCTGAGACATGGAACGCATGGGCGTTGGAAGCAGCATTGGGGTTTCCTGCCTGCGAGACATACTGGTAATAAGTGTCATTTACTCCCGCATTGCCAGCTGCACCTGCAGTGGCCCCAGTTCCGTTAGCGGCCCCCGTTCCTGCTGTTCCATTTGTTCCTGCGTTGGCTACTCCAGGGTTTGCTCCGCCTGCGGTGGCACCGCTTCCGCCGTGGCCTCCAGTTCCTACGTTTCCGGGGTTTCCTGCATTGCCTGGGACGAGAGTTCCCACAACTCCGGCCCCACCGGACGTAGCACCAGTCCCTGCAATCCCAGGATTACCTGACGCACCTGCAGTTCCATGAGAACCAACCCCGCCAGGTTGTCCAACATTAACAACAGAGCCAGAGCCAGAAATATATTTAGCCACAATCAAAACAACGGGTCCTCCTCTTCCTCCCGTGCCACTTACTCCAGGGTTTCCTGCGTTGCCTGCGGCTCCAACAGTTCCAGCGTTGCCCGCTAAACCTGCCGCACCAAAATGTCCTGCGTTGGGCGCACCACTGTTTCCTGGGTTACCTGCATTGCCTGCGTTTCCTGCCGTACCGGCATTTCCTGCTGCACCCGCGTGTCCAGTTCCGCCATGTCCTGTTCCGTTGGTTCCTGGATTGCCATGGTTTCCTGCAGTGCCTGCGTTCCCTGCTGCACCATTGTTGCCGTGGTTTCCGGCGTGCCCATAACCATAAAGACCATAAGAATTGTGTGTGTTGCCGTGGTTCGAACCAGACGGAATGTGTATTCCACCAGCAGTAGCTCCCGTTCCTGCCGCTCCTGGGTTGGCCCCACCAGCACCTCCTGCGGTAGCTCCACTTCCTCCGTGCCCACCAGTACCGTTACTGCCACCTGTTCCTGGGTTTCCTGCATTTGCTACTCCAGCTCCTCCAGCACCACCAAGGTTTGCTCCAGTTCCAGCAATTCCAGGATTGCCTCCCGTGCCAGGATTTCCTGCAACCCCTGGAACTAGGGTTCCTGGATTTCCTAGCGTGCCACTGGTTGCACCACTTCCATCTGCACCCTTGTCGCCACCAGAAAGCACACGAATCGAACCAGCATTATCTACAAAATAACCACGAATTGATTTTTCCAAATCATTCAGTGTTGCCAGGTCGATTGGATTAGCTGAAGTCTGACTCAAGCTGTAAGTAACAATAGAAGCAGCCCCACCAGCCACTGTTCCTGACGGGATTAAGGACGTATGCGAAAGAGTGGCTCCGATGGTTCCGTTGTTGGTTAAGGTCCCTTTAACAAAGACTCGAAAGCCGTTTGTGATTACAGTGCAACCGCTGTTGACCGTTAGGTTTTCGTAGTACATGTCTCTGGACAAAACAGTTGGAGTTCCAGTGTTTGAAACAATTACAGTTCCGTCTGTCCCTTGTCCATACACAGAGTCGTTTCCAAGTCTCTGTGTGTACTCTTTAGATTCCGTACCAGGTCTAAACCTGACAACTCCAATTCCCATTGTTATACCAACTGCATGTAGTTATAAGTACCAGTATTCGCTCCGGTTACATCTGTAGAGACATTGCTCGGCAAGGAAGAACCGCTAGAAATAACAAGAATTACTCCGCCGCCGCCAGGAGAGGTTGCTGGTGCCGCAATTTTAGCATTCACGGATACTGCTGTAGAAACAATGTAGCGAGCAGCGATTATTACTACTCCTCCGCCTGCCTGCCCTGTTCCGCCTGCTCCACCGCGAAGAAAAGTTGGTCCACCAGACGCTGTAATCGAATATCCGCGAATTGCTTGAATTGGCTGTTTGTAGTACTCAACCCCACCCATGGCGGCAGTTGGTGGCGTAGCGGTGTAAGTAGCCAAAGCGTTCCCGCCGAGACTATGGGTTACTGAAGTAGCAGCGGCTCCGCCTTGCTCTATGGAGCCTGCAGTCGAAAACCCAGTCGTGTAACCGATTACTGAAGCCTCGCCAAGACTTAGCTGTCCCTTTACCAATATCCTGTAACCAGCCGGGTCTAGACGAATAGACGTATCGATAGATAATGAATCAAGAAACAAGTCTCTGGTCATTGTAAAAACAGAAGAAGAATAAGTTAACCCAAGAGAAGCAGAGTACGTTCCTCCACTCCCAGACGTTGTTGACAGAACTGCAGCACCATCGGCCCCTGTTCCGTAAATGGAATCAGGAGCGTCAATGAAAGCCGAGAAGGCCGTCAACACTGGATATCTTGATACTCCGGCCATGACTAAAGGGTGTAGCCGTTTACCGTTACCGTAATAGCGGCATTCTCACTGACAAAATAAATAATGTCGTCTAGGGCTAGAGAAGTGTTCGTGTTGTAAGTAATCGTCTCTTTAGGGGAAACGCTCATTTGTGACAAGATTCTTTGCGCAGCAACATCGCTGGATACGGTATTAGCGGCGACACCTACTGTTATCCAGTATGCGGTACTTGCGCTTGTGTTGCAGATGATTATCTGCTTTACTACTCCGGCAGCCGTGGCTGTATAGGCACCTGTAGCCCCAGAACTAAAAGTTGTAACGGTGGCCTTGGGACCGAACCGATAAGGAACTACTGACATTTAGATGACCTCCATGAGAAATATTACTTCAGTATCGTCTGCACGCACGTTAGTCGGGCCACTTGCTCCGGGGACTCCAGACGAACCTACAGGACCAGTTGGGCCTGAAGGACCTTCAGGGCCCTGGGTCCCACCAATCCCAACATTGAGTGCCCACTTGCCGTCCGTGTACGACCAGGTTTTGCCGTCAACTGTAAAGTTGTCACCGGGAGCAGGGGAGTTGGGAAAATCGATAGCCATGCCTGCAATTATACCCTGAACTGATTGAGGGGAACCATAAGAAACAAGGTGGCAATATAATGCCAATTGAAGAAATCAAAAACTATGGTCGTTACGCTTCCAACGCTGCTTTAGCAGCTAGGTATGCTGCTCTCTGCTCATTTTGGTCATACACGGGAGCGTCATAAGCATCTCCGTTGTCCTTTATTGCTTGAATGGTTTCTTCAGCCCATTGTTCAGCGTCTTCTTTTGTCCACGGCATCCAGTTGTGAGGGAAGTTAAATTGACTTATTGTGCGAGAAAAAGAAGAACCATTAATTTCCCCAGTCCATGTAATGGTTGCTTCATTTTTGTCGTTTACTTCATATGTGTATTCCATAATATCTCCCTAGACAACATACTCAATAATGACAGCGCCATTTGAACCCATGTTCGCAAGGGTGGTGCCTGTGTACCCATTAGCCATGCCCACGGTAAACGAGTAGACAGTTGACGGAACGGTAGTTACTTGAAAAACTTCCGTTACTCCATCCTGCCCACGACTCGCTTCTATTCTTCCCGAAACCCTAGTATAAACAAGGTCACCACTATCCTGCTCTCTAGTCTCCACAGCAACAGCAGTTGCGACACCACCAATTCCTCCAGAGCCAGGGTATCTATTTTCTGCGTCAAAATTGGATGTATTGTTACTTGAACTGCCACTAAGTTTAGTTCCGTAAATAATATCACCAGTAATAGTCTCGGTTTTAATCGGTCCCTGTTTGCCCCCAAGAGCGGTATATGTAGTCCCACCAGCAACAAAGGTTGTTGAGCCACCATCTTCGTAGCCCATCATGGAAGTCGCGGATACAGTAGCGTAGTTGGTTACTGTAAGTGTGGCAAATCCTTGCCCACCGCCTGCACCAATAAGTGTCAGTTTTATTTGCGTGACACCAGCAGGACAAGTCCATGTTCCGCTACCGTTTGTTGTGTACTTTGTAACATAGATTTTGGGGTCCACAGCACTGACTCCTGGGACTCCGCTAACCCCAGGCACGCCACTAACCCCTTGCGGACCAGTTGCACCGGTCGGTCCTCCCGCAGGACCCGTGGCTCCCGTTAAGCCAGTCGGACCAGTCGGACCTGTCAGACCAGTGGGCCCAGCTATTCCTGTTGGTCCAGTAATTCCTGTTGGTCCAGCAATTCCTGTTGGCCCTGTTGCCCCAGTCAAACCTGTTGGTCCAGTTGCACCAGTAGGCCCAGTGGGACCCCCTGCAGGCCCTGTTGCTCCTGTTGGACCTGTCGGGCCAACAACGCCCATAGTGCTTACAAAAAGAGCCCATTTTCCGTCAGTGAATGTCCACGTTTTATTGTTTGTCGTAAACGATGCGCCCGGCGCAGGTGAGTTGGGGAAATCGATAGCCATAGGGCTAATTATACCCCGAACTGATTGTGAGGCTTAAAACCACCAGAAGTGTTTAAGAATTGAAAGGCTAGCCAAAATCACCCACATAACATTGAAAAGGATAATCGTGGGGAGCGTCTTTTCGGTAGATGACCAAATTAGGGCGATACTCGAAGCGATGGCAAATATATAAACCCACCACCACTGGTACCCAAGAAGCAGGCCGGGAAAGATGATGGCGATTTTGGTAGCAAAGCCCCAAGCTTCTACGACGTTTGGTCTAGTCCAGTATCCCTTGTGGGACATTGTCTTTGTTGCCTGTATTACCTTTTTCAGCATTTTTCCTCGCTTTATATTCCAGTGTCAACAGGTGAAAAATTGTTAATATTGCACCGCCGGAAAAGTGTAACTTCCACCCTAACTTTTTCCAACCCTCTTCCGTATTGGGGAAGACTAAGTTATCTGTTTGATAACGGTAATCGCCAAACTTGGACATTTTAGTTATAGGTCATATAAGAAAGAAGTGCTTTTTTTGCTGCTATTTCCTCGGCACCTGTTGGGCGCACTGTTGGAATAAGTAAGTTTTCGGACTTCTCAATAAACTCAAAAATTTCTTCTGCCGTCGTATTGCTGCTGTCTATCTTAAAATCCAAACAAGTTTTATATATAACGCCTTCTATTTTAGAATTCTCTACCGCTAAAACGTTTGAATCAATGGTTATATCCTGTGGGTAATTTGCAACGAGGGAATTCAGGGAAATATAGCGCAGTTTTTTTCTAAGCCAGTCAAGAAATAGTGGGCTTATGTCTATCTGTTCAATAAAGTCTTGCCTCGGGTTATCTGTTTCTAGGAGGTATCTGTAAACCGGCATGTTTTCTTGATACTCGTTAATCTCGTCAATAACTTCTGGGGGCATTTTTATCGCCTCAAGATAACTCTTTGCATCAAGCGCTATTTCATCCGTAACGTTAAAAGGTTCTTCGGCCAAAGAAGCCCACTCGATTACTAGTTTCATGCAGCCCATAAAAGTCTTTGACATGCCAACCACGGCAGGCCAGTCTCTATAGGAAGTTCCGATATCGGAAACCCGCATGTAGCTGACAGTAGATGTTCCAGCAACACTCAGCAAGCTTGCAACCCGTTTAATTGTGTTGTTGTTTATTTTATTTAGGTCAGCTATGAATGGTTTTATCCCATCTCCCACCGGATACGCCATCGCCATGAATAAATGTGTTTCGCACCTGTTCTTGTAGTCCCAATACGCATTGACAAATTTTGACTCTACTTGCTGCTTCATTGACACTGAATTATAGAAAGAAAACGTATCACTTTCAAGATGACTGGACATAAATGCATATTCATAAAAATGCTCGTAAGGCATCCACTGGACGATTGATTCGCCCTCTTCGTTAACGAGAACATAATTGTAGTCAGTCTTTCCCAGGTCGAAATTACGAAAAGCAATTATCTGGTAGTTATCTGCAATAAAGATGTCATATTCCGTATATTCAACATCTCCGTTTGGGTGTCTTATGTAAAGTTTGAAGTCGTCCAAGGATTCATGAACGTAGTAGCAACCATAAAGAGATGGGTCTATTTGAGACGTGTTATTCACTTTTTACTTCCTTTTGAGTATTTTTTTAATTATACCTTTTTGTTCAGACTGCTTATCTAAAGCATTATCAACAATTACCCTATTGCGACGATAAGGACCAGCAGTCCCATCGCTTGGGGCAACGTGCCCTGTCCCAAACCCTGTTGTAGCAACGTATTTAAAGTAAGACTCGTCGTTGAAGATTATTTCCCCAAAGTCGGAGTTGCGCTTAAACGGAACTACCTGACACATCGGTGTTCCGTATTTTATGGAAAACGGCCTATCACCAATAGGGTTAATAACCATGTTTGCTAAGTGGTAGAAATCCGTATGAACGATTGACGGAACGAGCGTGTAGTCCTCGTTTGGTTCCCAGTACGGTGGGAGAATCATCGACGACCAGCCTGGGGCTGTTTCAAAGCGCCACGGATTAATTATCTTTGGGTATTGGCCCGTTGCTACTTTTCTGACAGCAGTCATTGGGCATTCACCGGTGGAGTGAGCAGAAAATCCTGATATTGAATTTATCCCAGCTTGTGGTGCAAAATCGTCCCCCGCCGTTTCCCATGTCTCGCCATTTGGGTCTAGACGGAATCTAAAATTTGTCCACATAGGAATAGTGACGCCAGCAGTAAGAAAATCTATTGTTCCAGCGCATTTGCGAATGGAGCCCTGATGCTTACCAATTTTCTTAAACCACATAGGAGGATTCTGTACTGTGTTAACAAATGGAGGCATCTCCATCAATCTGTTATCCATCGGTGTGAATCTTATTTGTCCAGGTTTTACTGGCGGCATCTTGGTCATTATTGGTTCCATTCTTTGTCAATCAACACAATTTCCCGCAAAGCAGTAGCGTGGTCGACTTGTTCGCCACTATTCCGATTTGCTTTGTATTCTGCAATTTTTTTCTCAACGCTTTGCCGTATCCCAAGCCTATTGAGGGCAGTGGTGGCCGCATCTGGATTGATGGCGTTTTGACCTTGAGCAACATGCCACAAGTGTGCCGACAAAAACATCTCGCCGTTTAATGCACTAAAATCAAATCTGGTTGGTGGACGCTCCGCCCATAACTCAATCATCTCCTGCAATTCTTCATTGAGTGGCGTTACTGACATTTCCCGCCAAAATGGAGTGTCCTGCCTATCCGAATAATAATGGAGACGAACCATCGTAAGAATATTGCGCATCATCAGCTTCATGCTGGCGTTAAAGTGTTTCTGAGATGCTGTGTGCCCAGGTTGATACGAAGCAAGATAGGGGACAATTTGTTTTACTTGCTGAATTGTTGAACCTATGCTAGAGGCCTCTAATGGCTCCACAAAAGAAGAAGCCAGCCCGATTGCACAACAGTTCTTTACCCATGTGTTCTTTAGATAGCCCGCGTCAAAATTAATAACACGATGGGCTTCAATCTTGTAGCCGGACATCTCTTCGGCTTCACGTACCGCTTCTTCTTCGGTTATAAATTTAGACGAAAATACGTATCCGTTTCCACGCCGTTCTTGAGTGGGGAGTTCCCAGAGCCACCCGGAAGAGGCAGCACGAGCACGTGTGTAGGGACGAATTCTTCCGTTGGGGTCAGATTCCGTAGGAAACGCAATTGCCGTATCGCACAAAAGATGGTCACTGAAAGAAGACCAATCATCTGCCCCAAGTTTTTTCATCAATATTCTGCTAAAGCCACTAGCGTCAAACCAAAAGTCTGACGCAATGGTTTCATTTGATTTGGTTACTACGGATAGTATATTTCCGTTTTCGCTATCAAGATTAATAGAATCTACTTCTGCCTCAATAAACTCAATCTGTCTCTTGAACGCCAGAGTAATTAGATAATTATTTAGCTTATGCGTATCAAAATGGTATTGATTTGTAGACCGGTGCATTCCCGCTTTGCTGATTTTGTCTTTTACCAATGCAACGTTCGTAATCTGTGGGGTCAAAAGCTTCCCCTCTTCCAGATATTGCATATAAGTTGCGTGTGCTCCAAAAGCATAAATATCATCTACGTCACCTACGCTATGAAAATAGTCAGGATTTTTTGTTGTCCAGTTTTCAAATCTAATTCCGTACTTATGCGTACCAGCTGTCTCGACAAGCATTTCTTCAATAGGGATGTCACATAGGTCAGCAAACTGACGCCAGTGTTCCGTGCTTCCCTCCCCCACGCCAATAATCCCAATTTTTGAGGACGATACAACTTTTATTCCCGCTATGGGAAAGGCTTTGCGCAAAATCAAAGAAGCAAGTAGTCCTGCTGTTCCAGACCCGACGATGGTAATAATAAATGGTTTTTTTTCTTGTTTGTAATCCATAACTGAATCTTACTCTACTAGCAAAACCATGTCACTAGAGAGTGCTTAACGCCTTCAAGGACGGGATGGGCAACATGCAAGTAGGGGAAATTTGAAGGAAACATAAGAACCGAACCTGTTTTCAGCTTGACGGTCACATCAAAGGTGGGAAACTCTAATTCTCCGCCACTTTCGGCTTCCCCAAGGGATGCGACAATACTAAAAACACGCCTATTGTCTCTCCAGTGGTCATAGTGAGCACGATATTCTCCTCCTTGGTAGTATTTGAGGATTGCAAATTCTTCAGGGATGGCGTCCTCTATCATGAATTCTTGACGGTAATCTTCGGCGACCGCCATGCAGGGTAAAAAAATGTTTTTTTGGTAGAAATCAGATAATTCAGTTTTTTCATACGGAGGGAGCAAAGACGTAAGAACACAATTAATAGAAGTTCTAGTATCGGTCGTTGACCCTGCTCCGGTTTTACCGTAGTCCCATTCGAGGCCGGACCACTCGTTCGCAGTTTCTTCTTCTACTTTAGCTAAGAACTCAATCGCTACTGATTCAGGGAACACGTCTTCATACAGGGATACGCACGGTGCTATTTTTGTATTTTTCATATAACCCTAAATTCCCCAGAACAATAGTCTTCTGTTTCAGAAACAGTAATTTTATACTTCCAATTTCCCAGACTAACGTATCTTGAACGAAAACGCAAGCTATGAACCTGACGAACGGAAGGTTTTGTAATTACCGTTTCCCCGGTTTCTGAAGTAGCAATCAATCGAGCATCGCGTCCAAAAAAAACAAATTCGTCTGTCAGGTCAATGCAGAAAACGTATCCAGACTCAACGGTAGGCGGTATTTCTACCACTTTTTTGTATGGGACACTAACGATGCAAATATCTGTGTATTTGTTGTCTTCCCCAACCTGTATGGACAGCATTGTTTTTTTTGCCAACTCTATGGCCTTTAAGGGGATTTCATTGTTTTCCAGAAGTAGGGATACTGGAACATGAATAAATCTTTTCACGACAGTTCGGTGATTTTTACTTTTACCCGATTGAGAGCATTTACTAACTCTTGAATACGAATGTACTCACCAGTGAAATTTGTTCCAGTAAAGCCAACTTCTTCATCAAAAGTTTCTGGGTCAACATTCAAACGAACAAGAAGCGTATACAGCTCTTTTTCTATTCCGGATTTTGAACTTTGACAAAGTTCAATTTTTTCTGCTTGCGTTAAGTTGAATTCCATGATTTCTCCTACGAATTAATTAATACGTACGCTGCACCCGCGGAGGCAACATAGTTGTCTGAGTCGACCGTTAGTCCTGCGCGAGTATCGTAAGTGATTGTGTTTGCTATTGAGTCCGTGACGATAAGGATAGCACCGCCGCCACCGGCCCCACCACGTTTTCCATTTGGACCAGCAATCGCTGGCCCTCCTGCTCCTCCTGCCCCTCCTGCTCCGCCTGGATATACTGTTGGCGCAACATGTGTTGAAACGCTATTGGGGTGATGAGAATGTCTTGCGGTAGTCCCTGAGGGTCCTGCATAAAAAACGGCCCCAACGCCAACTCCGTTATTGTGATGAGGGTGGTTATTGCCAAAGTGAATATGGTTGTCACTCCCTCCGGCATTACCTATCCAATCCATGTGGTGATTATGACCCGTGGTCGCGCCGTGTGAATGGCCACCATGGCTGTTTGGTTTTTGATGATAGTGAGGAAATGGATAATGATGAGTTATCTGAAAATAAGCGTGCCACCAGTGCGGTTCCCAGTGGTGTGCTCCACCGTGGGGTCCATCGTTGTGGGGGGAATGGTGATGGCCATTGTGGTGGTGATGAGGGGTCGCGTGGTGATGCGGGGTTCCTCTATGAAAGTGGTGAGGGGTCGAGTGGGCACCATGAGCCCCATGCTTGGCGTCGGTAAGGGCATGAACATGCTCTTGAACGTTTTCGTGTTGCTGGACGTGCTGCCGAACGCCATGCTTATGCATGTTTGAGTGATTAGTGTAATAGTGATGATGGTCAGGGTTATGGGTTGCGGGATGCGCAACGTTAACGTTCGGATTGGGGTGTGAGTAAGCAGGGGCGGGTGTTCCCGTACCACCCGCAGTACCCGCAGTACCTGCGCCACCCGCCGTTCCTGCGACACCCGACATTCCCAGTGAAATTATTTTCCCTGTTCCTACAACCGTTTTAGCTACTACACAAACAACTGCTCCACCTGCTCCGCCAATTCCACTGACTCCGGAAGTTCCAGGCGTCCCAGCATTTCCAGTTCCACCAGTCCCCCCTCTGCCTCCGACTGCACCAACAGTGTGTGCGTTTGGAGCGTACGAACCAGCCGCTCCTGCTGTGCCTGGACTTCCTGGAGACGGTGCGGCTCCTGCGGTTGGAGCACCAGCAGTACCTCCAACTCCTCCACCTATGTTTTGAAAACCTGACGGGGTTGGAACTAAGCCACCAGCCATCGCATCGATTGACTTAAATAAATACAGCGGGAGCGGATTGCCGCCTGGGTTTGTTCCGCCTCCGCCCACTCCACCAGCGTTGTAGGTAATAGGAACGGTGTTTGTTCCCACAGTAGTTTTAGTTGTTACTGCGGTCGGCTCTCCAACTACACCTGCAGTAACAGAACCGGAACCAATATAGCCATTTAGCGTTAGTGTGTTTTTAACAAAAACTCTGTAGCCGTTTGTCTTTAACAAAACTCCCGAGTTTACAGTGAGGTTGTTGTAGTACATATCGCTCGTTATGGAAGTATCTGACGAAACAGTAACGTTTCCATCAGTACCCTGACCATAGATGTCGTCGTTACCTAGTCTTTGCGAAAAGCTTTGAGTCCTAAACTTCTCTATGCCAGCCATTTTAAACCAACTGCATGTAATTTACAGTGCCAGGATTCTGTCCAGTTACATCTGTTGTGACGTTTGCAGGAAGACCGGCTGCCGACGAAACCACAAGGACAACTCCCCCGCCAGCAGGGGCAGTTGCTTTTGCTGAAATCTCGGCCGTGCCGCTTAGTGGACCCGAGATATACCTTGCGGCGACTATTACTATTCCGCCACCTTTTTGTCCAGCGCCACCGGCTCCACCACGAAGATATGTTGGGCCACCCGAAGCAGTAAGAGAATATCCTAGAACCGCATTTCTTGGTTGCTGGAAATACTTAGCTCCTCCCAAGGAGTCTAATGGGGCAGTTGCCGTATAGCCAGTTGCTGAACCACCAAGAGAATGAGCAACAGCCAAGGAAGCTACCTGTCCCTGGAGTATTGAGCCACTGTCCGAATACCCAGTTATGTATCCAATACGGGAAGATGTTCCTAGTGTGAGTATGTTTTTGACAAACAAACGATATCCGTTTGGTTTTAAATGAATGTTGTCATTAATCGTTAGGTTGAACAGATACAAGTCCGCAACCATGGAATAAACGTTTGATGCCGGAATCATCCCCAAAACAGTGGATGAGCCATTAAGGGTCGCTGAACCATCAGCCCCAGAACCGTAAACAGAATCGGCAGCATCAATGAATTGCCCAAAAGCATTCAAGGCTGGATAGCGGGCCACGCCAGCCATTATGTCTCTTCTATGCCGACGATTGTGATGTTTACCGAAGTGGCAACACTGGCAAACGCAGTCAGCTGGTCACTGTTTGTAGCATTTGCTGTCGAACCGTTATTGTTTAAAACCAACGAACAATTGAAAGCCATCGTCTCATTTGCTGCAATTGCAACAGAACTAAGAATGTCATGCGTTGCTACTTCTGCTACACCTAGCGGTTTGAGTCGCACGGTAACGGTCTTTGCTGCGGACGTAGTATTAGTGAGAATGATTTGCTTTACGACGGTCGTTGTGTCGAGCGGAACTGTGTAGTAGACAACAGACGTTGCCGACAGTTGCTGTGGCGACGGAGCCCCACTAACATAAAGACGTTTTTGAACTATGGCCATTAGAAAACCTCCATGGATAAGCGGATGTAGTTATCCCTAACAAGAGAGCTAGGTACATACTGACTTCCGTCATAAGCAACTACCTGGTCAACCGCGGCACCGGCAGTATCTATTTGAGCAAGGGTAATAGAACCGTTAACCACGGCTGTTGGAATAGTTATAACCGTCCATGCGTATCCGGTATATTTCCACGTTTTACCAGAGTCTGTAAAAGTGTCTCCCGTAGTGGGCGAGTTGGGAAAGTCAATAAGAGGCATGATTAAGCCTGCGCTTCCGTCCAAGAAAGACGACTAAATACGGTGGCCGACAAACTTCCCAAGTTGGTTACCGAGATTATCAACACGTCAGGACCATCCGGATAAATGCCGCTCGATGTGTCAGAACCACCTCCGCCAAGAACGCAGTTTCCCAAGTCTCGTACCGGGTTTAGGTCGATTGAGTTTGCTCCCGTGCTAACGAAAAACCCACCCGTTACCTCACCGCCAGTAACGGTTGCTCCAGATGTAAAGTTGGCTACCTGAGCAAGACTTGATGTTGACACAGAAGGCTTAGTCCAGGTTCTTGTCTGGCTTGGCGTTCCATTCAATGTTGCAGTTACTAGCAGGTTGGCGTTACTAGTAGTTGTTGTTAAGTCAAGAGCACGCAAAATTAACTGCATTCTATTTATCAACTCACGGCTACCAAAAACACCTGAGGTTCCGTTGTCCACCGACGGGGACACTCTAATTGCAAGAATTGCGTTAGTTGCTCCTGCGGCTACGGACACACCAGTTGACTGGCCATAGGTAAAAACCAAAGACTTATCATCGTCGAATCTGCCGTCCATGATGATTGATGTACCCCAGTGGGAGATGGATGGGGCATATGTAGGATAAGCAAGCTCTACGTTGACAGGGTTGGTTGATGAATAGTTAAACGTAACTGGAGCACCGGCCATGGGAATGGCTGCAACAGTAGGACTTGATGCCGTTACTGCTTGGCTTAGCTCGATTGTTGTCGAGTTAGTAATTTTGGAGATAAACGTTCCTTCGGGAATGTTTAGACCAGAAAGACGCTGACCAACTTGTAAGTTTGCAATCGACGCCACGGTACACACGTTACTTCCAGTTGAAACAGTCAGAGCAAGGCTGGGGTTTCCGGTTTGTGCACGGGTAATCCCAGTAAATGTCGTTTCTGTTTTTCCTGTGTAGTTGATAAATTCCCAACCATACAGGTTGTTCGACACCACTAATGTTCCAGCAGACGGGAAACCGTTAGTACTCGTAACATAAAGCGTTGTTGCTGACGAAGAAAATGTTTGAGTTATTTCCGTATCAGGCGGCTGAGTCATTGATTCGTATCGTCCAGGCAAGTTTCCTGAGCGCATAAACGATTCACTGTTGGTGTTGTTGTTCAACATTTTGTGACAATACGTTACGTTTCCATCTGCGGCACGAAGCCCCCATCTGACAGAACCTGCTCCATACCATGAATAGTCAATGTAAAACATTTGCATTTTACTTAAATCAAGATTGTATCCGCTAGGGCCTGTGCCGTCGAATTTATCTACGTTCCAATTTGCTTGGGCAATTTTCGTATCTATGGTTTTAGATACGATAACCATGTCAGCAGTTGCACCTCTATATGCGGGGTTGATTGTCATGTTGGTGTCGCTGGATATGTCCATAACTCTGTATGACTGACCGCGCAAAACAATATAGTCACCTGTTTTTAACTGTTTAGCAAACCTTGTGGGAAAAGATGCATCGGTTTGGTTTATGTCGCAACTTCCGTTAGTCGCACTAACTTTTCCGGATATCTGAAAAGTTGACGAGCGCCTTACAGCCCATAGTGTCACTCCGTCGAACTCAAAGAACATTCCGTTTTGTTGGTCAAAAATACCAATTCTGTTTACGCAGCCGTACCACGTGGAAACCGTAATGTAATACTGCCCGGAAGCCGTTGAAGCACTTGGAACACTTAGTGCTATGTAGGTCAAGGTGTTGTAACCAGTAACCGTATAAACAGTAAATGTTCCGTTGTATGCGGTTTCGTTAGCGTCGTGAACGAAAATAGTAGAGCCGGGCTGAAGGTTGTGTTTTTCTTTTGTTTGTACAGTTACTGTTGTTCCGACTGAAGTTAGTGAATCCAACTGAAGGTCGGGTTTCAGCAACGTTCCTGAACTCATCTGCACACCCTTACCGGACTGGTATCGGAAGTAACGACGTGTTTGACGAATTGCTGATTCGAAGTTTGATGTTCCGTTGGATGAGAAAATTACACCACCATCAAACGGCCTGTGCAAGAACTGAGCCTGCGGCCGTGTGAAAACTTTTCCAACCGAGAAACCAATTGTGCCTGTTGGAGCTGTAATAACGTTGTATCTAAACGTCACCGCATCTACGATTCCCGTAACGGCAAAAGAACCGTTAGGTGCGTTGGTTGACGCAGTCAGACCCATTACGGCTATTTCGTTTCCGAGTGACAGTCCGTGAGGAACCGTAGTCACGACAAGAATCGTTGTCCCGGAATAAGTAACGCTAGATGGGGCGGCACCTATTTGGGCACCGGTATATATTGCCCCAGTAGAGAAGATTGTTTTGTTGGCATCAAAGATGTTGATGACAGTGCTCGTGTTAACCGCTTTTGCGGTATACGTGAATGAAGTAGAACCGTTCGATGTTTCCACAAGGTAGTTTCCGTTGGCGATAGCAAGAAAGGTGTCCTGAACAGACACTGCAGTATTGACTGCAGGCGCTCCACTTGAGCAAGTTACGGTTACTGTTCGTGAACCAGTTGGCTGACTGACTGCTGTTACCGTAGTAATAGGAACCTGGGTGTTATAAACAAATGGACGGTTGTTGGTTAAACCAAGGTTTTCCCATTTTGAGATTTGTGTACCGTACTCAAAGTCAGTGTCGATAAGTGCCTGAGGCTGAGATACACGAAACCTGTTAACTGGGTCAACAAGAACAGGCGTTCCATTGACAATTGTGTCACTAGGCGGAAACTGAGATACACCCATTACGCTATTTCCATTCCACTTATATGAAAGTTTACTGCGACGGAGGAAGCTCCGCCTTTGATTGTTTCGCCGGCTTCAATGACCTGCTTGACGTCAAAAACGGCCATGGAGTTACCTGCAATTACGATGTTTGGAGACATGACGATGTTGTTCAAAGTCAGGGTGTAGGTAGCCGGAGCACCTGCCGTATTAGCGATGACGATGCTGGTTACAACTGCCGTCGTGCTAGCGGGGGCAGTATATAGAACCGTAGAAAGCGTGGTCGATGCCACTCCACGAAAAAGAGGTTTTGCGGTGTTAGCCATTATTGTCTTTCATAATTACTAGAATGCTCCCATTATAACCGCTATGGCGGCATTGTTGCTTACCGAGTCGGCGCTTACCCACTTGAGACCCGTTGCCTGTGATGAATCGGACTGCAAAACATACCCATTCTGAATTGTTGATAAAGCAGCAACGGCACCGCTGCCTATTCCGACAACAATATCACCCTTGACAGCAAGGGGGAGCGACCCTGCAAGCGTTGCCGCACCCACTTGAACCCACGCACCGCCGTAATAAACAGACAATGTCTGACTGGTTGAGTTGTACCACGCTTGACCATTGGCAGGGTTTGGTGGAGCACTGCTTCCAGTCACCACGCCGATTCCCGAAGTTCCTATTTCAATCCAGAAACTGTCGTATCTAACGAAAGTCAAACCACTGTCAGACTCAAACCACAAGTCCCCCTCATATGGGTCCGCAGGAGGCGTAGTGGACACGGTCATCAGCGCCGAGCCAATTCTGTAGTAGTAGGTACCGTCGTTGGTGTACTCCCAGAGGTCTAGGGTTTCATTCCATCGAAGTCTTACGTCGGCGCTTGAACCGCGGTTAATCTCAATTTCACCCGTAGAAGTAGGGGCCCCTGTCACGTTTGCGTTAAGGGTGATTTTGTTGTTGGCTACGTCAAGTGTTGCCGTGGTTTGGTTGACAGTGCTACCGGTTACGGTCAGGTTTCCCCCGACCGTAACGTTGTTGAAAATTACGTTGTCGTTAGGAGAGACTGCTTGCCCAATGCTTATGGTTGGGCTAGCCGTTTCACCAGTGTTGTTGATAATCGTTACGCCGGTTCCCTCAGTTAAAGAGGCTACGTAATCTCCTGTTGTATCTGTTCCGAGGTTGATGACATCGTTAACCCAGGCTGTTCCATCCCACTTTAAGTAGTCTCCAGATGAAGGAGTAGGAACGGTCGTATCTGACAAGTTGTCTAAAGTTGCATTAAGCGCAACCTCGGCCGATGAACCCTCACCAGGCGTATGAGTGACCGTTATTCCTGTTCCTTGCGTAACGCCAGAAACATAGTTGCCTGTGGTCTGTGTTCCCAGTGCTACAGAATCGTTGGCGATTAACGTAGCAATAGATACGTTGCCGCTGAGGTCTGTATTGACCGTTCCGGTAACACTGCCTGTGAGGGCTATTGTTCTTGTGTAGAAAAGCGCTGAAGCAGTATCGGCGTTACCAATTAATGCTCCACGGAAGTTGGTTGCCTGAATATCTCCCGCAGCTCCCGATATAACGTTTGCCGTATTTACTGCCTGAGGGATAAAGGTGAAATATCCTGTCGAGTCGTCAAACCCAAAAAATCCTGTTTTAGCTGCTGCTCCAGTGTGCCAACGAAACTCAACACCTCTGTCTTTATTGTCATCGGAAACAAGGGTTGCCATGCCGCCGATGGTGATGATTTTGTCAGCAGTGAAGTCTGGGTCATTAACCCAACCGGTTCCGTTCCATTTAAGAATGTCACCGGTGGCGATGTTTGTTACGACTACGTCTTTGAGAGCTTCGAGGTTTGTCTCAGAGTATTGAGCCATCACAAACGCAGTTGTGGCTACCTGTGTGGAGTTGGTATTTACGGCCGCTGTAGGGGCCGTAGGGGTGCCTGAGATGCCTTGGGGCATGGTAACGGCCCCACTGCTGTGAATCGTGAATAAAGCGGAACCATCGTGGTCTTTAACTTCAAACAGGGATACGTCAGAACCTTGTACTTTTTGAACAACTATTGACTGGTCGTCAATGTTGAATACCGGAGCGGTGTCAAACCTTTTACGAGCCATTATGTTCTCCTAGTTGGCTTTCTAGCCAGATTGCGTATTCTTTGTAAGCCATCAGAACGTAACCGTTCCTGTTCCTGCTGTAAAACTATAAACTTTATAACCTGCTGGAGTGGTTTTTGTGTAAGTTAAACCGGCACTGACAGAAGTCAAGTCAGCATAGGAGTTTGGGTAAGAAATAATAACAACCCCGCTACCACCAGCGCCACCTCCAGCAGTTTGAAAACCTGTATGTGGGTTTGATTCGCCACCTCCACCTCCACCGCCGCCAAGGTTGGTCCCTCCGGCTGTAGGCATATCTGAGTAAGCGGTACCATTGCCCCCACCACCTGTACCGCCAAAGCCAAAAGTTGTATAACCGCCTGCACCGCCACCGCCAGCGTAAGTAATAGATGTTCCTGTAATGGAACTTGCAAGTCCGTTACCACCATTAAGAACTGAACCAGCAGCGCCTGCGCCACCGCCTCCACCACCACGGTTATTATGAATTCCTATTGCGCCGCTATTGCCTTGACCCACTGTTCCAGCCCCAGCATTTTGCTGAGAAGGCTGGTTGGTTCCACCTCCACCTCCGCCTCCTGAACCACCGCCTGTTGCAACATCGTTTTGACCACCGCTACTACCGCCGCCGATAGAAGTAATGGAACTGAAAACAGAATTTTGACCAGCACCGGAAGCAGAATAACCACCAGCAGGCCATGAGCCCCCACCGATACCACCAGCACCGACAGTTACGGTAATTGGAACACCTGTGCTAACACTAAATCCTGTTGCGGTGCGGTATCCGCCTCCGCCTCCGCCTCCGCCTGCACCGCCAGATGCTCCTCCTCCTCCCGCTACAACAAGATATTCGACAGTAGATGGAGGAATTCTTTTCATGACTCCGATTAGTCCAGAGATAACGCCAGCCATTAGGTCAACCCATTTCCGCTAATCATCCATGATGTTGAGGTTATTTTTACAGCAGTTGCCATTCCAAAAGGAGCAAGAGTTCTAGAGCCAGTCGTTCCTGGGCCAGCAAGATACAGGTCGTCCGATGTGATTGCGATAGTTACCGTTGCACCCGTGCCAGCAATAAATACAATAGTTGCGCCAATAGGCATAGCAACTGTTGCGTTGGCAGGGATAGTTACCGTACGGGTTGCAGTTGAGTAAATGTGTGTCCCAGCGTCGGCAGCAACGACCCCGTAAGCGCCTGTAGTAGTAGTGTTTTGTGGTAATCCCATATAACCAAAACCGCTAGTGCCAGTTGAAGTTGTTCCAGCGGCAGGACTGCCGGTAACCGTTCCGGTAAATATTGGGCTCGCTAAGTTGGCTTTTAAGTTATCTGCAGTTGTTACAAAAGCCGTTGTAGCAATGGCGGTTGTACTATCCGCAGCAGTCTGTGTGGTGGCGATTGTTCCGGTAGGGAGAGTCGGGGTGCCCGTAAAGGTCGGCGAGTCGGCCTTTGCCATAACATACCAAGCTCCACCATGGGCATAGTACATAAGACCCGTTGCGTTGACGTGGGCAACCATTCCGTGCCTAGTGCTAGCTATTGGCAGGTCCCCAAAGACGTCATAGACGTTCCATGCCAAATCAGCACTTGCTACTGTCCCAGAAGGGAGAACAACCGTGCCTGTAAAAGTTGGAGAGGCCAGTGGCGCTTTGGCGTCAATTTGTGTTTGGATTGAAGAAGTAACGCCATTTAGGTAGCCAATTTCGGTATCAGAAACATCAGCAACTCTTGCTTGAATCGTTGTCGTATCAACCGAAAGCACATTAGATACAAGATTGATTCCGCTGCCGTTAGTAAGCGTTTGTGCAGCATTAAAAACAGTGTAAGTAATGTTGTCGGTTCCAATAACAATTGGATTCGTTGGACTGTTATTTATAAAACCATACCCAGCATTGGTATTTCCACCCATAACAAAGCAGAAGTCTCCAGGAGCCAATTCTCCAGATGGGTTATTATCAGTATCTGTTGCTCTTGTGACTACCCAAGGGGCGCTTACGCTACCGACTGCCGTAATGGTGTAAATACCATTTTGTTTTGAATCAGTTTGCGACTTAACAAGGATTCTGCTTCCAACAACTACCGAGGCTCCATCAATAGTACCAATTGAACCATTTGTTGCTTTTGTTAGAGTTGCACCAACGCCAGCAGTTCCGTTGTTGTATGTTCCAGCGAGGTTACCACTTGTTGCAGCAACCACTGATGCATGGAAATGGACACCAGAAGCAATGTTATCAACATACTGTTTTGTTGCTGCTTGCAATGCCGATGCCGGGTCTGCGGCAAGTGTTACTGAACCAGTAAATGTTGGAGAAGCGAGTGGGGCTTTTGCTGCTAATAGTGTCGAGTCGTTTACCCAAGCGGTTCCGTTCCACTTCAGGATGTCGTCACTAGCAGCAGACGTAATTGTTACATCCGTAAGGTCGTCAATTGCTCCAACACTGGATGAAACTCCGTTTATCCATGCACTACCGCTCCATTTAACTACATCGTCTACTTGTACGTCTGACATCGTGACGTTTGTTAAAACGTTTAGGGATGGAACCGTTACGTTCTCTCCGAGAGTTGATGAGTAGATTACTATACGCACTGAGTCTGCAGCAGGGATAACGCTGAAGTTAACTGTTACCGAGCTTGTTGTCGTGGCTTCCCATTGAACTTCGATTACTTCGTACGGACTAGCAACATTGCGCGCCACAACAATAACGTCCCTAGTTGATAACGTGTGATTTATTACAAAAGTAGTATTGGTTCCATCGCCGATAGTTCCTACATGAGTTGAGCCCAACGCTCCGTTTGGAGGACCAGAAGGGCCTACTACTCCAGAAACGCCAGAAGGTCCTGTCGGTCCTGTCGGTCCTGTTGCACCAGAGATACCAATAAAAGAAATAGTTACTGGGTTAAGTAAACCTGAACCAGTTTCAAAGTCTGAAGTTAAATCAAACCCAGAATCTTGAGTTAAGTTCGCAATTGTGCCTCGAATGTAATTGCTTGAGTTAATTGAAATTTTTACATAATCGCCATTAGCAAATGCTCCAGTATTGGAACACGTAATCATGTACGTAAATCCAAGACCAGAAATCGAATCGCCGCTGGCATTTCCGGTAATTCCTGCGTATCCACGACCCGTTGCACCAGTTGGTCCAGTTGGACCCGTAGGACCAACTATCGATGAAGGCGTTCCAGATACACCCGACACTCCAGATACACCAGAAACTCCGCTAACACCACTTACGCCTTGAGGGCCGGTTGGTCCAGTTGGGCCTACAGGTCCAATACCACCAGTTTCAACCCATTGAATATTGTCAGTACCGATTTTGATGGCGTTGTTTGCGGCAGTACCTGTAACGGTTTGAATATATGTTCTGCCTGCTTTATCGCCTGCTTCAACAAGACAGAAGTCTCCGTTTTCAACTTCGCCAGCAAGGCTGTTATCAAAGTCGGTTGCGCGAGTAAACCTGTGCTTTGAACCACCGGAGCCAAGACTTGTTACGGTATAAATACCATTTTCAATCGGATTAGTTCTCCCCGAAAAAAGAACACGGTCACCAACAACAATTGTTGCTCCGCCTGCTGTAGAAATAGCACCATTGGCATCTGCTTCAATGTAGGCACCAACACCGTAGCCTTCACTTGCATCTGCAGTTCCAGCAAAGTAAGTACTTGCGCCTTGCGTGTCAACAACCGTAGTTACAGTGGCGTGAGCATTTTGTGCTCCAGGAACACCACTTACACCCGAAACACCGCTGACTCCCGAAACACCTTGTGGACCAGAAGGACCGGTCGGACCAGAAGGACCAGCTACGGACGAAGGTGTTCCGCTTACGCCGGAAACGCCAGAAACACCACTTACGCCAGATACGCCTTGTGGACCAGAAGGACCAGAAGGACCAGACGGACCCGAAGGACCAAGAGGCTGTGGTCCAACTTCAACCCAATGAGAGTCGTAGTAAATAAAAGTTTTACCAGTATCGGACTCAAACCAAATCTGACCAGAAACAGGAGTGCTCGGAGCGGTGTCGGAGATTGTTGCTCCACCTGCAGCGTTGGCGTTCACCCAAGCAGTGCCGTTCCATTGCAAAACCTGATTAGTTGTAATGCTTGTTATTGTTACGTCGGTTAAGTCATCAATGGATGCGACAGTCGATGCAGTGCCTGGAACAAACTTGGTTCCGTTAAATTTGAGAACCTGGTCACCGCTTGCGCCAGTCGTGTCTACTTCTATTCCGTCAATGAAAAGGGCGGGGACCTTAAAGGTGTCGTCTGTTTTTAAAACGTTTGCTTCGTCGCGATACAGGTTTACATCGCCGGCAGTTTCTCCATCACCCCAAACAAGACGTCCGCCACCTTGAATTTGAAGTCTTGCGAAAGTATCTTGGTCTACAAAAATTGTCAACCCATCAGAGCCAGCAGACGACAGCTGCTTAATAGCAATAGGGGTTATAAATTTTTGAGCCATGACCTCAGTCGTTTCTCTTGTTAATGCCCCTCAGGGCTAAGCGTTAAGCTTTCTTGCCGAAAGCTGTATCTTTTGGATTCAGATAACGAAGGATAACAGGTAGTGCTGCTGCCCAGAGAGCGTTAGCAGTAAGTTTTAAATCGTTAGTTGCTACATATGTTGCGACTGCTGCACCAAGGACGCTTCTTGCGTACGATGCTGCCATTGCTTTTTGTTCTGCTGTAATTTTCATGGTTTCCTATCCGGTGACTATGATTTTGTAATCACCTAGAGCAATTGTTCCTTGCAGTACAACCGTGACGGAGTCATTGGTTCCACGGTTTATGTCACCATAAACGGTATTTCCGGTAGATACTTCATAGATTTGAACAATAACATCCTGGGTATCAAAGCTGTGAGTCACAACGGTTGTTGAAACCGAGGAGACGCTAGCAGCACAGCCCTGGGAAGCAACACGAGCAAGCTTCGAGACACCTGTTGTAACCGTGGTAGCGCTTGTCTTTATACCAAGAGCAGTACGAGCATCTGCGGCAGTTGAGGAACCAGTACCACCGTGCAGTACGGCAACGTCCGTCGCCTCCCAAGTTCCCGCTGCAATTATTCCGAGGGTTGTAATCGATGTTTGACCAACATAGGTTGACGCAATATCTACCGCGTCCCCCGTAATTGCGGTTCTGTCATTAACTACGTTGACATTGATTGTGTTGCCGTTTTGAGAAATACCGTCACCGGCAGTAAACGAACCAGCACCAGAGAACTGTGTCCATACGATTGCCGTTGAACCGATAGTGATTGTTCCGTTTGTGGAAACAACGAATCCCTTATCTGAGTGGGTAGAACCTTCCTCAACAAAAGCGAACGTTCCGGCTTTTAGTTCTCCGGTATCAACGGTTCCGTTAGCGTCAGACGAACGAGATGCTGCGCCTGCTTCTGCTGCAACCACGACATAAATACCGTTCTCTGTTGCTGTGCTTTGGTCTTTTACAAGAACGCGGTCACCAGCAACAAGGGTTACTCCGTCAATCGTGTCCCCGGCCTCAAGGTCGGTGGCAATGTTAATTGGAGCTGTTGTAGCAAGTCTTACGGACTGCTTAACATCAAGACCTTGGCGAGCAGCGTCTACATAACCCTTGGTGGCAGCATGGTTAGCGTCAGTTGGGGTTGCAACTTTTATATTTGACTGAGCGTCTCTTTTAACCAACTTAGAAGCAGTTGCTTCGTCGGTTGCGTCGGTGAGCATTTGCCACATTGCTGCTGGAATCAGACCAGCACTGTTGGTATCGGCTACCTTTAGGGTGAGCGTTACAATGCCGTTTTCGTCGGATACCTCAAGAGCTTCAGCAATTCCTACACCGCCACCAGAGGTAATAGAATGGACTGACTTCTTCCATGCACCATTCGCATACACCCGAACTATATTTAGCTGGGTGTCATAGTACATCCGGCCTTCAAAGCCAGTTGGGGCTGTAGCTAGCTTCTCAAGGGAGCTATTAAGCAGCTGATTGCCATTTAGGTCAATATTTGTTAGAAATTTTTGTGCCATTTTTCCTCTACCTTACGTGAGATATGCTTTCCCAGAGAACGCCGCAGAGAACGTCACCGTAACCTGAGTATTACTATTGTATTGTACCTCACCAAATACATGCGTATCTGCAGAGTCAACAATGGTTACGGACGGCTTGCCCCCCAAAGTATGGGTTATTACCCAAGTTGTTGAAGCGACCTCTTGGTTGAATATGTACCTTCTGGTGTTTGCTGAGCTTCCACCAATTCCTCCGCCTCGAACTACTACTTGGTTTGGCGAATCCTGATTGACTAAAACCTGGTTTGGCGTATCCTGATTAATTAAAACCTGGTTTGGGACATTACTCATCTAGTCACTTCCTCGGACACTGTAAATGTTCCTTGTATAACCCTAGACACCACGCCCTCAAAACTTTCTATTTCTAGGTCGTAAACACCACTAGACAAATCGGAAGTAACTTCTGGTTCCATAAGTAGAATAATTCTTCCTTCTACTTCAACTATTTCTATGCGACCATTTGCCGTACTCAGTTCAACGATTACCGTAGAACTAGTGACTGTTCTTCTTACCTGCATTCTCGCAGTAAAACCCTCAAGGTCGTATTTGTGGAAAATGGTTGGGTCGGTAGGGTCAGGGTACTGAAGGTCGATAATTCTAGTGAAGGTCGCACCTTGCTGACAAAATATATTGTAGACGCCTGCAATCATGGCCAACTCCTAGAGATTCTCCAGTATTTATTGTAGTTGAGAGAAAACTCTGAAATAGCAAGTAAATAATGGTCTTGACGCAAAACTAGCACAAACAATTCAAAGTCCGTGATTTTTGTTGTTTGTCAAAATGGTAAAATTGTTTTGTCTTTGGGGCAACGACTATCGCATTTGGGGAAATAGGTGTCATTTTTGGGGAACACTAGAATAAAAATTAGAAAATCGGCTTGGATAAACATGCCGGTGATTCTTCTATCTTTATTCACTTCTGTTTTTAGTGTTGGAGCTTCTGCGTCAACAGTTATTACGAATGGCGGATTCGACGGTTCTGACGGCTGGACGATAGTTCAGAATGGCGGAAGCGGGATGGTATTCAATGGAGCCCTTAGGTTTTCTTATGCAACGGGAGAAGTCAGTCAGTCTTTCACAGTAAGCCCAAACGAAACTGTAGAAATCTCGTTTACTGTTGACAACTCAACCACCAATAGTGTTGGTCAGGGGGCGATTGCCGATACATGGAATGCCACACTTACTGCTGGTGCGACCGTTGACAGTGTGGGAAGGTCGACGGCCCACAACCAAGAAACTTTCACATTGACACTAAGTGTCCCAACCGGAGTGTCTTCTGCGACCTTGAACTTCAGTGGAATGGATAATGGGTTCTGGTCAGGGGTCTACGGACCAATAGTCGACAGCGTTTCGGCCAACATAACGCCGGCCCCCTTTGTTGCAACAGGATACCCATCAGACCAGCAGTGGGAAGCTGTTACTTACGGCGCTGGAAAGTTTGTGGCTGTTGCTTCTTCTGGTGACGGCAACCGTGTCATGACTTCAACAAACGGTGATTATTGGACCTCAAGAACGTCTGCTTCCGACAGTAACTGGCAAGGAATAACTTATGCGGATAACCAGTTTGTTGCAGTTGGCTCAAATGCAGTAATGACATCTCCTGACGGAATTACATGGACTTCACGAACTGTACCAAACGGAGAATGGCAAGCAATCACAAACTGCGGTGGCCTTTATGTTGCTACTGCAACTTGGGGAAGCAACTATATTATGTCTTCGCCCGACGGAATTGATTGGACCGTTCGAACCCCTTCTACGGCATGGTCACATGATGCAGTTGCTTGTAGCGCAGAAGTCCCACGGTTTGTTTCTGTATCAATGTTTGGTAGAGGCTGGTCTTCTGCTAATGGTACTACTGGTTGGTCTACACAAAACCCAGGCGCAATAGTTGACATCCGAACAATTGCGTTTGGTGCTGGTCGTTTCTCGTGGCTTGAATACAGCACAAATTCAGGAAATAGATACGGTGCGTACTCCACAAACGGAGTCAACTGGACAAACACGGCTAGCGCCCCAGCCAACCAGTGGAAATATATTACATATGGTGGAAACAAGTTTATTGCCGTAGCAGAAGGTGGAGTAAATTCTCGCTCTGCTTATTCAACCGATGGTGCAAACTGGACGCTTGGTTCTGGCGTACCAAACAACTCATGGCAAGGTGTTGCTTATGGGGCGGGAAAATACGTTGCTGTAGCAAACTCTGGCACAGGAAACAGAGTAATGACATCCACTAATGGGCAGTCATGGGAAAGTCTTTCTGTCAGTTACTTCAACGCGGTAAGTAACTTAACTGCGACGGCAAACAATGACGGAAGCGTAACTCTCAACTGGGATGCACCAGAAGCAAGCAACACAGAAATATATGGATACTCGGTCAATTTTGTGGACTACGACGATGGCGTAGAGCGTGGCGGGTGGGGTGTTTGGACAGCTGCTGTAAATACCTCTTATTTACTTAGTGATTCCATGTTTAACGGAAGTGCCCCAGTTACTACTGGGTATGGCCCTGTCCGCTTCAAGGTTTACGCAATGAATGGTCCATGTGCAGGTGTTGGTACTGGTTCCTGCATGTACGGCCCAAGCACCAGCGCGGATGCAGATGTTGTTGAACCTGTTTCATCTACAACTACTAGTAGTACTAGTACCACCAGTACATCAATAGTGCCCACAACGACCACAAGCACAACAATAGTTTCACCTATTAATGATACAACAACTACCGAACCAGATATTGTCCCTCCTCCCATTGAAACACTTCCAACAGATAACACCACTGTTTCAATTCCAGAAACAGAAACACCAATTTCCCCAACTACTACAACTCTTGTTGAAACAATAATTGACACACCAGTGGAGGTAACCCCAGTTGAGACACCCGCGAGCGAAGGTAACTCCGAAGGTGATGGACCCGCCGCCTCGGTACCACAATATGCCCCAGAACAAGAGACAACAACACAAACGGATGAACCGGCGATAGTTGTTCCAGCAGATACCCAAGATGCAGCTGATGCTGCAGTTGCGGATATTTTTGACGGCCCCATGTCTGACGCAGGACTTGCAAATGCAGTTGACGATTTGGTTACAGATGCCGGAACTCCTGAAGAACTTACAGCCGTAGTTAATTCCCTTCTCGACCAAGAACTAACAGACACGCAGTTTTCTACAGTTATTGATTCAGTGTTTGATGGACCTATGTCTGACGAAAACTTTTCTGCTGCAGTTGATGCTGTCTTTACAGATACTTCTGCATTAAGCGACGAACAGTTTGACACTGCAGTTCAAGCAGTGTTTGATGGTCCTTTGTCAACCGAACAGTTTGGCGATGCTCTTGAGGCGGTTTTTGACGAACCGATTTCTGATGAAAAGTTCGATGCCATTATTGATGCAGTTTTGGATGAACCACTTTCTGACGAACAGTTTGAAGAACTTGTTGGTGTCCTGGAATCAGACGCAGTTACAGAAGAACAAGTAGCTGCTGCAGTTGACTCAGTTATTGAAGGCGGCGTTACAGAAGACCAAGCTACAGAACTTGCTACCAGCGAAAAGGTTTTGGAGAGTATCGACGGCGAACAGGCTGCGGAAATCTTTGACGCTGTGGATATCTCAAACGTAACGGCAGAAGAAGCTGCGGCTCTGGTTGAGGCTGTTCAGGACGCACCAACCGAGGTTAGAGAATCGATGGAATCGGAAATTAACGTATTCGATGGCGCTATTGACACGTATGTGCCACTTGGTTCTGCTGTTGACGTTGGAACACGAAGAGTGGTTGTAGCAGCAGCGACTGCTGCAATGGGTATAACTATGGCAGGCGGAGCCCCATCTGCGCCGTCTGCACCAAGCGGACCAAACGGTAGTGGTGGAGGCGGCGGCGAAGGCGGCGGCGGACCATCTGAAAACAAAAAAACTTCTAATAGGAGGAGAATAAAGTGAAAGCTTTAAAAAAAATAGCAAAAGAGTTCCATTCACTTGCATGGACGCTCGCAGGTGCGGTAACGGTTTTAATAACCCTTTCCGGCGATACAAGAACGATGGGTGTATGGATTTCAGGCATTGCCTTAACTGTTCACTTGCTTGGAATTGTATTTAAAAAGGAAGATTAATGATTACAGATAAGTTTATAAAAAAACTTACCCAAGGAGTAGCATTTTTCTTAATTGCTGTTGGCGTAAGCGCGTTACCTATTAATTATTCTTCCGACAGTGGGGTTTTGATTTCAGGAAGCGCAGCTCGTGCAACAACTGGCGGCGGACCAATCGTTCTTGATGGTATGGACCCCGTTTGCCACTCTGGCGGAGAAAATACCGGCTTATATATTGCTCGTGTACTAAAGAAAGTTCACGATGGTGCAACAAACCCAAATAATGGCCGCATTGCAATCCTTGGTTCTAACGGAGCAAATAACTCATGTGGTTCATCATGGGCGACAAAAATTACCCAATACGTATCAGAGTTTACAACAGCCCCTGGTGTTGATTTCTATACAACAAATACTCAAATAGAGGCATTTTTTGCTTCAACAATTACTTCCGCACAGCCAGTATTAATCTGGATTCCAGACAACTGGTCTCGCTCTTCAGTAATTGAAGCAACGTTCACAACAAACGCTGAAAAAATTGCCGACTTCGTTAACTCCGGTGGTGGTTTATTTGCCAACATGGGTTCATACGGTTGGCTTAGCGCACTACTTCCAAGCGCCACCTACAACAACGGTGGTTGTAACGGCGGCCCTGATGCAACGGCTGACGGTATTTCAGACTTTGCATTAAGTAACTCAATAGTTGCAGCCTGTTGGCACGGGTACTTTACCGGAAACGTAGGGACACTAAAGACTCTTGTTGATTATCCATACCCGTCAGTTTCGAGCACTAGAAAAGCAGTTTCTATTGGTGGCGGGTCTGTGTCTTTGCCTAGTTCTTTCACTCTTGCCATCAGTCCAGCTACTCCAAATGCTGGAGAAGACCTAACTATTACTGCTACTGCCCAGACACTTGCTGGAGTCCCTCAGTCCGGAGTAACGGTTACGGTTACTGTCAGTAGTGGCCCAGATGCCGGGCAAACACTAACTGCCACCACTAACGCAAGTGGCGTAGCTACATTAACGGTTAGGACAAATTCAACTGGAACAGCCGTCTACACAGCTACGGCTACAGTCAACGGCGTAGCCAAAACGGTCTCGGCAACAGTTTCTTGGAATCCTCCAACTACAACAACAGCTGCTCCTACTACCAGTACAACCAGTACTACCAGTACAACCAGTACTACCAGTACTACTAGTACCACTAGTACTACCAGTACAACAACCAGCACTCTTGCCCCGAGCACTACTACCAGTATTACTCCAAGCACTACCGTCGCTGTTGTTCCAAGCACCACAATAAAGGCTGTGCCTAGTACGACTGTTGCCGATACCACGGCCCCAACTACCTCGGTTGTAGAAACAACAGTTCCGATAGTCGCTAAAGTTACGACAACTACGGTTCACGACCACAGCACACATAGTCATGATTTGCCTAAAACAGGTGGAGCGTTTACCAAGAGCTTGCTTCTCGGTTTGTCGTCAATACTTTTTGGGATGTTTACACTTATATATATAAGGCGCAGAGAGTCACAGAATAAATAGTTTCTCCTATTTGTGTTCCTTTATTTAAGGGCACATTTTAATGAGGTACAATGTAAAAGCGTTTTTGTAATACAAAAGCGGTCGCGGAAAACTATTCATGCAACGGAGACCACTCATGGCAAGAAAATATTCTTATTACCCCAGTTTTGATGGAAAAGGCGCACAAGCAGGAACCCAAAAACTCGTTGAACTTGCGGGCAAGAGATGGAAAGCCACTAATTTGGGGATTTATTCCCCACGATTGATGCGTAACTCCCATACTGAGGGAAAAAAGATTGGCGACCCAGGCATGGAGAAATTCCTCAGCGTTCACGCTACTGGAGCAGCATGTGACCTCGGCTACACAGACCGTAAGGTTGGTCTTGAAATGTGGAACTGGTTCTTAGCACATACTCTTGAACTCGGTATCGAAGAAATTCACGACTACGCTTTTGATGCGACCGCGAAAGACGGTAAGCCTGGATACGGTCGTGGATATAGATGTTCCCGCGGCGAAGGCACAGACCCTAAGTCGGTCAAGATTTATGACGCAAAAGACAATGCTGGTTCATTCGGGGGCAAGTGGTTGCATTTAGAGCTTTCTCCTGCAATGGCTAAAGACCCAGCAAAATTTGAAGCTGCATGGCGCGCCCTTCCTAAGCCTGGTGCATGATTCCGAATGGAAGCAATCACAGTTGCTCTCATCACGGTAGTCGGTGCCGTACTAGTTGCCCTTGTTGAAAAAGGACGACGTGAAAACAAGTCTGACCACGGAGTCGTATCCGACAAGCTAGATATTATAGGTAAAAGTCTTGGCCGGTCTATCGACCGTGTTGAGGAAACCGTTGTCCGTAATGAAGTAAAGCTTGACCAGCACATTCGTGACCATGTAAAGGGAGACGCCTGATGGCCGGCAAGAAGCCAGCAAAGGTAATGGCCGGCACGACAAAACAGGTCGTCCTGGACCCTGCCATATATGGAATCTCTGTCAAGTATTACGGAACAAAGAACTCGCCAATGATTTGCCCATCTTGCAAGAAACCCTCCGTAAGAGGGATGGTTAGACTCCGTGGAGAAGAAACGTTTTGTTCCCTGAGATGTGCCGAGCAATCATCTAAAATGAGTACACACGATTCGGGAGATGAAACACAATGAGTGACAGTCCACTATTTAAAGCACGTCAAGCCGAAATGGCAAAGCGCGGCGTAAGCGCTGCCAATATTCCGAGTATTCCAAGTCCGAGCAGGCCTAATCCTTCTAGCCAAGAAGAAATTGACACATATCGCGCCGAACTAAATGCCAAATACATTGAAGCTGACCTAAAGGTTGAGCAAGAAGAAGCAAAGAAAACCAAAAAGAAGCCTGAACCAGTTATTGCGGCACCAAAAGAAACTTTTCCTCCAGTGCTAGAGAACAAAGCAATTCAGCCTGACGAAGTTAAAGAAGAAACCAAGGAAGACGAGGAAACGCTGTGAAAAAGCTAAGCCCAGAAGAAAGAGCAGCCAAGAAAGAAGGAGCAGCAAACGCTCCTGTTTCCAAATCTGTTAAAGCCAAGCCTGCAAAGAAGAAGCAGGAAGAAGCGCCAGTTGTTGAAGAGGCTAAAGCCGAAGAACCAGCCGCTGAAGAGACAAAGGTAGAAGAAGCACCTGCAGAAGTAGAAGCTGTCATCGAGCCTGAAGCAGAGAAAGCCGCAGAAGCTCCTGAGGCGTAATGAAGAAGGAACTGTTTCTTAACGTTCTTCTTCGAATATTCGCAACCTTTGCGGCCTCCGGTCTCGGAGTTGTAGGTGCTGGCGCTATTGCGGGCGTAAGCATGACTAAAGCCATATTGATGGCCGGTATCGCCGGCGTTGCCACCGTTATTGAAGGACTCTCTCGCGCCTTCCTGGATGACGGAAAACTAACTCTTACGGAGATTAACTCTGTATTCACTCGTTTTGACAAAAAGAGCGCAGTCGCCGACTCTGAAGTTGAAAAAGAGACAACCCGTAGAACCCCCAAAACTACAACAACACCTAACGCCTAAAAAACCCGTATTGGTGCTATTTTGTAGTTAGCTCATGGCTGATGTTAAGAGCTGAGCTAAAAAATTCAAATTTATCCAAACGAGAGTATCTATGGCCCTTGAAGAAATGATGTGGCATAACGACGGCCACAAATTAATACTCAAAATTGTCAAGTCGGAAATAGAAATAGAGTCCGTCTATTGCCCTCATGGCAACGAAGGCGAATGTTTCATAGACGAGTACGGATGTGCGGTCCGCTGGTTTGCTGACAGGTTCGGCATGGAGTGTAATGTTGGTTCTTGCTATGTAGACAAGTCCCTAGATGTCTGCTGGACCCTAGTTGGGAACACAAGAGACATGGAGTCATGCCAAGTTTGGTTTATGCCTCTTGCTGACGAGGTATTTAGTGCCTGGCTTGTCAGTCTCGGAGTTCAGGCTTCCCCACCTGACTCTGCCGGCCAATTGACATAATCACTTCCATGCCTTTTCTGGTCAATCTGTAAGTATCTCCAGAGACGTTAGATATGCATCCATCTCTAGCAAGAATCTCTGCTGACTTTCTTGCCTTGTTCTTGTCTTGAATCTTTCCCCTAAAGAGACTTGAGGCCAACGTTACGTCGGCCAGGCCACCCTTGAACTTGACGTATTTAAGAACGAAATGTGTTCCGGAGTTCTCTTTAAAGCTAACCGAGATGTTGCTATCTAGTTTCATCCCGAAATTCTATCTAGAAAACTGATTCTTCCGTGTTTTTTCCGCCAGATTTGACAACAGTCACACCAAATAGGCCGGAGATGGCTTCTTTTAGGTGCTGTATATCAGGGTGATTTTTGACTTCTTCGACGTTTACTTTGTAAATATTTTGTCGTTGTGTTTTTGTCTTTGTAATGAGGCCATTTTGTATCAATAATTTGACTGTTTTATCAATCATTGTCTCACTTAAATCCAAATAAACAGATAAAGCACGCTGAGTCATCGTCGGGTCTTCCATTAAAGCAATCAAAACCCTCCCAGATGTAGATATTAGGTTTATCGCGTTTTCGTTATGGTACCGAAAGACTTTTTGCTTATCGAGCGTCTTTAAGACCGCGTTGACCAAGAAGTCAGCATCCTTTGATTCGGAAGAACTAAGGGCTTCTTCTAATGCTCTTTTGACTTCTACTGACCTGTCGACCTTCATGAGGTAATACTACATCAACCTGTGGACATAGTGTAGTATTCGTGTTGACATACATGACGCCTTTGGTGTCGTAACCAAGTTGGAGGAAACGTGCTTAAAGATGCACTAAGAGCTGTAGCCCAAGGTGAAAGCAAAAAAGCCTGTAAATTTGGCTCCATAACCACATCGCTGGATAAGGAAACAAAAGAGGCGCTTATTCTTGCTATGGCAAGCGAAGCCTCAACTATGGATATCACAAGGGCACTATGTTCCGACGGTCACTCTATAGGAAGAGATGTCGTAGGTGTAAAAAGAGCATGTTTCAAGGACCCTTCCTTTAACTGTTGTATACGTGAAACTATCGATAGCTGCATAGCTAAGAACGAGGGTAAATAATGTCCGCAAAGAAAGAAACACTTTCTTCAGCTCTCGGGTCGATGGCCAAAGAAAAGAAGAAATCTGAAGAAAACAAGAAGGTCCTTGAGTCAATTGCAGAAATGCTGAAACTCAAAGATATTAGTCTCGACGATGTGGGGGACATTAAGAAGATAACAATCAACCAATCTTCCACCCAAAACCCAGATAACCCTTCCGAGACAAGGGATTCAGCCCGAGTAGCAATCCAGTTTTCACCCAAATGGGACAACGGTCCGGACTGGCCGATAGTCCAACAAAGCAAGCCCATACAACTACAAAAGACAACGACAAAACCTAAAGCCTCAACAGGGTTCAAAACCTGTGTTGTGGTGCCTGATATACAGATAGGTTTCTTCCGAAATAAAGACGGAGAGCTAGAGCCTTCACACGATGACAAGGCTATGGATATCGTTTTGGCAATGATAAAGAAGCTCCAACCGGATTTAGTTGCTTGTGTTGGCGACAACCTCGACCTTCCGGAGATGGGAAAGTACGTAACGTACCCTTCATACGCCCAAACCACCCAGGCTTCAATCGACAGAGCCGCAATGTTCTGCGCTCAAATGCGAGCAGCAGCCCCAAATGCCAAGATTGTCTGGCTGGCTGGAAACCATGAAGAGAGAATGCCAAAGTATCTAGTTCAGAATGCTGGAGCAGCCTATGGACTACGCAAAGGCAATACCCCAGAATCATGGCCAGTACTGTCAGTTCCGTATCTCTGCCGAATGGAAGACTACGGAGTCGAGTACAGACCTGGATATCCGGCCGCAGACCTGTGGATAAATAAGAAACTACGTATTATTCACGGCGACCGCGTTAAGTCTTCTGGCTCAACAGCCCATGTATATCTAAATAACGAGAAGCATTCTGTTATCTACGGACATATTCACCGTATTGAGACAGCCTTCAAGACCAGAGAAGACTTTGACGGTGCCCGCACTATCATGGCTGCATCTCCTGGATGCCTTTGCCGTACCGATGGGGCGATTCCGTCCACTCGTGGAGGCGTAGACCTTGACGGCCGCCCATTAACAAGGCACGAAAACTGGCAACAAGGCGTCGGAGTGGTCACTTACGAAGATACCGGCAAGCACAAGTTCTCCTATGAAGTAGCACCGATATACAACGGTTGGTGCATGTTCCGTGGCGTGGAATATATTGCTGAGTAATGACAACAATCGTCGGAATTCAGGGAGACGGCTTTGCCGTAGTGGGGTGCGATACACGCATCTCCTCTTTTAACGAGTCCGGTGACGCCTATCAGATATCTACTCTAGGTAATGGCTCATCCAAAATCGCCGTAAATGGCAAATATTTGCTTGGTGCAGCTGGCGAAATGCGAGCAATTAACATATTGCACCATGTATTTCAACCTCCTCCTCCTACCCCAGGACTAAGGGGAAAGAAGCTTGACTCCTTTATTACGGGTAAATTTATCCCAAGTTTACGAGCTTGCTTTGATTCCCAGGGGTATTCACCCCCTGACTCCGGAGACTCTAAAGAGCATAGAGCGGAACAAGGTTCTTCGATTATTGTCGTCACAAACGGCACTATCTACATTATTGAGTCTGACTACAGTTGGACAACAGAGGCTAACTACCTTTACTCCATAGGGACTGGCTCTTCTTACGCTCTAGGTGCTTTGCATTCCCTACTAGGGAACAAACGCCCAACCCCAACTCAAGCCAGGTCTGCCTGTACAAAGGCTTTAACCGTCGCTTCCAAGTTTGACCCTTATACGGGTGCTCCTTTACAGACATTCGTTCAAGAGGCAACCAACCGGAAGTCTTCAAATAAAGACCCTGAATAACAAACGGCCGCTTATTCAAGAGGCTATGTAGTTTCGAAAACCCTAAGAATCCCCATAAGGGTTAAACAACTTACCTAGTAGAAGTACGTATGTCTGAGTAACAAGCATGGAGTGCTTCAGAGACTGTTTTTTTCGTCCCCGAACCAGAGACTAATACTGAGTTCTTCTCTCGTGACCATGCGTTACACATCCAGCTATGACCGATATGGAGTAGCTCAAAGTCCATATTCATTAGCTCAAACCACTTTGTGTACTGCTCTAGGTCATGAGACGTGTGAGTTGGCTGTTCGTGTGAGTGTCCGTATGTAACTGGCATAACTCTAATACTACACAATTGAGTTTACTAATATCGTGTCAGGGTTAGGTATTTATATGTGCTGTAATTAATACGAACCTATATAAAAGGACGTACAAAAGTGCCCAAAGAAAAATCTACTAATAATAATAGTCAACCGTTAGAGGGATTGTATATTGGCAGAAAAGACTGGTTTGGACACGCATCTTGTAAAGGATTGACCAACCTAATGTTCCCCAAAGAACATAAGGACATTACCTATATAGCCGAGGCTAGAAGGATATGTAGTAACTGCCCTGTTAAGCCGCAGTGCTTGGAGTATGCACTCGAGTTTCCGGCAGCAGATATGCACGGAGTATGGGCCGGATTGACCAGTAGACAGTTAGCCGCAGAGCAGAGACGCAGGGGAGTCAAGCCGATTAGACCAACACTTGCTCAGATGTGGAGTCACTAATGAAGAAGTTCATCATGACGGTTGTTGGGGTTGCGTTAGTTATTATTGCGATAGACAGCTGGTTCTGGGGAGGATAGGGATTATCCCTAAAAGCTTCTTAAAAAGAGTCCAAAAAGCTAGGCCTTGCGGCAGAATTTCAAATTCCAAAATTACAAACGCAAATTACAAAATGCGAATGTTGCAAGTGTTGCAGAACGTCATGCCATCCAACTCGGTTAGTTGCATCGTACAACTAACTTGTCCACAGGGCTGCAGCAGGGTCTCGCCCTTCATGTATGCGACAATAGACTCCTCCATCGTGGGGAGAGAGTACTGGGCCGTGCCGGGGGTGGGGATTCCTTTGTCTTCCTGCAGCAGTAGGAAAATCGCGTAGTTCACTACCTGACCTACCGACAGGTCGTGCCGGCGAGAATAGTCAATCAGCTCGTTCTTTAGTGAGCCCTTCAGGCGTATGTGTACTTCAGACCACTTGTCAGGTTGACGGGACTTCTGAGGCTTACGCACTGTCTCTCTCTACGAGAGCTGTTATGTAATCAGTAAGGGTTAAATCGACAGCATCAGCTTGCTGGATTAATTTTTCTTTAAACTCTTTACTTACCCGGATTGTTACCGTACTAAAGGGTTTGGTTGGAATTATGGTTGGTCGTCCTGGGTTACGCTTCATTAAGGAAGATAGTACACGATTGCCGCGACCAATGCGTAGAGCAGTGATTTGCTAAGCGGGTCAATACGTCTTGACCTGTACGTCCACAATATAAGTGCCGAACCAATAATATACCTCATCCGATATACTCCTTTTTGTGTGGGTATTCTAGTTTAGGCATTATCATCCATCACCGTCAGGTTACTAACCTTCTTGTACTTCTTTTGTTCCAACTTTTCTACCACCTTATTATATACCCGTACAAAAGTTTCCCTATCTCCGTTGGTATGCAGGTCGTTGGCTGATGCTCCCAAAAGGGACATGGTCTCAATCATTGCTTCTGGTCTCTCCCCCTGGTAGAACTGACCACCCTCTGTTGCTTTACGCATGGACTGGAGTATGCCCCAGCTTGTTGCAGCATCTGGATGCTTTTCGCCGCCCGTCGTCATGTCGATGGCTCGCCGGCGCACTTCACCCGGACGTGGTAGGAAATTGGCATAAATCGCTAAATCGTTAAAAGCTTCGCTAGCTACGTCGTACTCGATATCGCTAAGCATGGCGAACCAGGAACGAAAGATGTGTTTCTCGTCAGATAGGAGTATCTGGAGGTTATACATCGCGTAAGCAATTCTGGTGAGTTCTTCACATTCGAACTTATTCACCTGTTAGCTCGCGAATCCATTTTAATCCTTTATAGGCCAAGCTGTCCCAGTCGCCGGCATCAAGCAAAGAAGTTATTTCTTTGTGGATTTCTTCCTCGCTCACGGTCATTGGGTAATTGGCCGAAGTGAACAAAGCGATTAAAAGAAGAAGACCTACCTCGTCTAAATCTTTGGCTAGATTTATCCGAACGTTGTTCATATTTCCTCGATTCTCGATTAATCCCGGAACGTACCGGTACTCATTTTCTTTTTCAAATTGCATGGAGGTTCTCATCCACCACCGTCGGGTTATTACGGTATTTTGCACGGTTCCTCTGGACCATAATCCAGGAGTTCTTTGCTACTGCGTACACGTCACTGTCAGGCTCTGCCATAGCTATCTCTACTAGGACGAAGTCTTCGTGGGTGTAGTTTCTGAATTCTTGCGGCGGACGTGGCGTATTGAAGTCCGGGTAACCCGCGCAGTCATACAGGGAGATAACGCCATACCCGATTGTAGATACCATGGGTTCTATAAAGTCCCCGCGCTGCTGCCAGCCGACAATTGTAAGTCTGTCGATATTAAATTCATATTCGACAATATTCTGGAAGTCGTCGTCGAAGACCGGCTCGACCCACATGCCCCATGCGTACAGCGGGTAAGGCTGGGAGGTGAAGACTGGGTGTTTCTTTTTGCTTTTACTCATTTTGTGTTTTTCCTGTTTATTCGCAGCCGGCGGCGGCCAGCTTGTTTATTACCAATTTGGTTCATTCTTGTCATTATCGTCTCGAGGGAGCTTGTCTAACATTGCCTCAATACGTGCATTGTCTCTGAAGATGTGCTCTATTCCCGTGTATTTCTTGTTTTGCTTATTGCGGCCCATATGGAAGTCAGACATTGTGCACCCAGTAATTGCATCCTTCGCGACGTCTACTCCATAGTGGTGAATAGCGCTGCCGATTAATACTTTTCTGGCATGGTCCAGAACCGCCAAGCTGCGGCCTTTAAACGTTAGCTTCCAGAATTCAAAAACTTCGAGAATTTGTTCTTCTGAAACTTTTTTAGCTGCAGCATTTTTCTCAAGCGTTTTCTTAGCTGGACCTCGAGATTTTTTTGGTTTTTCTAGCATCTTATTATTCTAATCCCCGTGAAAGGTTTTGTCAAGTCTAGTTGAGAATTAAATTCTCAAGCTGAATTGATAAAAGTTAGTAGGCAATGTCAATTTAGTTAATCTAAAACAGTCAGTAAGGAAAACCCCTTTGGAGGGGGTCCGGGGGAACCTTTGCTTTTTGTTAACCAGTTTTTGGCAAACTCAAAGTAGGCCCTCGGAATTTTCCGCGAACTTGAATCAGGTGGTTGTAGATGTGACGTCAATCTTATGTTTGGTCTAACGACCAAGCGAGGAGAACTGTAGCAGCTTCATCCACCACCGTCAACTCGAAAGGCCAAGTTTTTTAAAGTTTCTTTTCCACAGCCTGTGGATGTGGTATCGTTTCTCTGCTGCATAGCGAGACCCTTTCCTTTGCGTGCAGCATCGCGGGGCTCCCCGGGGTTGAGTGAAGTTGCTTGTCTGTAACGGGTACGTAGGTGGCGGACTCTTATCATTCCCCTGGGGACCTTCGTATTTCTAAGCTTCTTTTAGCGGAAGAGTAAACCATCCGCGCTCGAACATCATCGCGACTATGCAGTAACCAATTACATCTAGGTAATTATCCACAATTGATTCATTGTTGGGGACCGTGCCGCGCGCTGTTAAATTCTCTAATCTTGCGATTTTGTCATGAACCCGAACCAGGAGGCCGAGTCTTCCGAATCGCATAATATTGTCACAGCCGTAATCTCTTTGTTTGCGCGTTACTAGGCCGGCGACATTATTAATCATTTTTTCCATATTTTCCGCGTCGAGTGCACGTTCTGGATTAATTCCGAAAAACTCAATTTTTGCATCGCCGGCCGCAGCACGTGTAACCGCTGCCAGTATTTTCCAAAAATCCGACATTTCTTCAGGGCCCATCCAGGCCTCTGGGGAAATTCCTACATTTTTAGAAATCATGTAGTCGAGCTGCGTGCGCATATCTTCTAGCTTGTTCATGGCCACGAGATTAAATGCGAAAATCTGAAAAACAACCGCGGCCGCAGCTTCATCCCAGGTAATTGGCTCTTCGTAATAGGTCTCTTCCACCACCGTCATTTAAATACCCTCCTCGGGGATAAAGTCTGGAATTTCCAGAACAGGGCCGCTGCCACTATCGGCTAATTCTAACGTTTTTTCGAAAAAGAACTCAAGCAGCTGCTCCCATTTTTCCTGAGCCCCGTCCTGGTCTTCCTCGTTTTGACATTTAACGGCACATTTTTCAATAAACTCTTTAGACACCATGGCAACAATGCGGCCCTTGTCTGAGGATGGAATCAATACCGGTCCTTTACTACCGACAACTACCTGAGGAGCAATAACAATTGTTACTGTCCTTTCCCCTTCAGTGCCGACTACTAGGATATTGTCCGAACCTCGAAGAGCTTGGGTCAGCTCGGCCTGCATGTTTTTTGCTAATTCCGGAGAAATGCCATCGAAGTTATTCAGCTCATCCATGAGCTCTTCACCTTGTTCGAAATTGAAGTTTTTCTTATAATCGTCGTCACCCACTGGGGCCTCGGTCTTCCTGCCAAATAGGCAATATCTATTTATTGGATTGTATCTGGATTCGTCATTCATTGTGAAAGCGTGCTCCCATCTAAAAGGCCATTCTTGTATTAATATCTCGACTATGGACAACACCACTCGTTTTAAAACTTATATCGGAGCACTTAAACAGTTCTCTAATCGGGAAGGCCACACGCACGTGCCGGCAGCTCATGTTGAAAAATTCGAAGATTCCGGAATTAATCTGGGAGCTTGGGTTGGATACACCAGACAGAGATATCGAAAAAATCAACTTTCTGAAGAAAGAGCGCGGGAGCTCTCGAGCGTCGCGGGATGGATTTGGGGACCTCTTCGTCCTGGACCGGCCACTGACGTTAATCGGAATAAACAGATTCTTGAGATGCGAGCTTCCGGTAAATCCCTCCGCCAAATCGCAGACGAGTTTGACCTGAGCCGTCAGCGTGTTCATCAGATAGTTCGAGATATCGATGCGCAAGGATGACCGCCTAAGAAGGTCGGAGCTTTTTCTTCCACCACCGTCGATTAATAAACACCGGGTGATACCAGACACCGACGAGAAACTCGAAGAAAAACAGATAACTGGATTTCTACTGGGAGTTGCCATCGCCGGCGTGCTGGGTTTCATCCTGGCATCGGCCGTGTACGGCTCGATACTTTGGGTGGTTATACAACTGCTGGAGAGAGACGTGCCTTTGGTGAACTGCATAGCGGTCACCGGTATCGCCGGCTTTGTGAGAGCCCTTGATAGGGCATCTAGAAAGCGTCCTGCGTAGCCTCTTCAGTATCCCAGCAGAGAATGTAAGGCTCTGTCAGGTCAAGCCAGTGACCATCAGGAACGCTCACTTTGTCTACCAGTGCGTCACAGGCAAATGCAATCCTGTCCATCATCTCTCGGTCCAAGAAGACTATGGTGTCCTCGTTGTCCTCTTTCACCTCGTTGACAATATGCTCAGGAGCATCGTTGGCAATGATGGTGTATCCGTTGAGACCATCAGGTGAATCCTGATGTGTTGCGTCTCCCATGAAAGCGTAAAGCTTGTCCATTGTTTTTTTCCTTTTCTAGTAAGTAGTTATTTATTGTATCGACATCATGATGAGTCACCAACCTTGGGGGGAAGGAACTTAACCCGGAGGGTTGCGGTGACCCATCACAATGCGAAGTTGCCACGGCCAGTGGAGAGAAAGAAACCCCACTGGCCGTGAATCCTTTATCCCCGTAACGGAAGTTCCGTTCCGATTGATTCTTGCCAAGCGTTGCGAAGCATCTGAGGGTAACGAGACTCAGGCTTGCCACCATTCTTCATCTTGCGAAGTTCGGTGATTGCTTCTTCTACGAACGGCACGACAACGATGTTGTGCTTCTTGCAGAAGTTGATGCACTGCATCGCAAGCGAGTTATGGAATCCACTGTTCGTTCCGCACACGCCACCATCGGTCACCCAAATGATTGGCGAGTTGGAGCGTTGGCGATTCTTCACTGCCCATTCAAGCGCAGGGAAGTCAACACCGTTGCCGTTGCCCTGAGTCGGTAGGTCTTTGACCATACGACCCTTGTCAGCGAGAATGTAAGCGTTGGGAGTGTCCTTGCCACTCATCTCTGAGTACGAGATGACAGTTGCTCCGGGAGCGTTCTCAACAATCTTACGAATCTGCTCGTGATTGAAGTTCATTGAACCCGATGCGTCAATCACGACAACACCACCACTGCCTCGTGTCACCTTGTCAAAGACTCGCATCTGTGGGTCGGTGATGAGACGGTGCATACGGCGTGGAGAGCGACCGATGTTAGAAGCAGTGCGCTTCTTACCGATGTTGCCCTTTGTCGCCAGTGGCATTGTTGGGCGTTCAATAATCAATTCAGCCCACTGAGGAATCCGGTGAGTAATTTCACCCGGTGTGATTCCGGTGAGTCGCTTGCCAGTTCCTTTTTTAGGACGACCACGACCCTTGTTGGAGTGTGATGCTTTTACTGGCTCGCCTTCCTTGCCTTCTTCTGATTCGCCTTCTGCGCTTTCCTGCGATTCGCCTTCTTCTTCCTCGTGGAGTTCCTCGGGGGAGATTGATGCGAGACGGTCAACCCATTCAGCAATGCGCTCAGTGTGAGAGAATCCAAATGGGAAGAGTCCGGTGCGCTGGTCAACTTCTGTTGATGCGAGCGTTCCGTACTTGTAAGCCTTCTGCATTTCTTTCACTGCTCGCTTGGAGATATCGGCAAGCGATTCTCCCCACATGCGATTGTGTCGGCGTACGCCATTCAGGAATAATTTACTGCTCGCAGTTCCGGCAGTTGCGATTGCCGTGTGAACGGCACTCTGCCAATCGTTGGTATTCGCAATGCGCTCACCATCTGCAGTTTCGCCACCATCAGCAAGGTGAGTCTTTGCGTCAAAGCCTCTTTGCTGAATAAGAAAGTTCACTCGCAGTTCTTCAACTACTGTCATTGCTTTCTCGGTTGCAATTCCACGCTGAATCCATTGCTGAAACGAATCACCAAGTGGTGAGACCTTTGCATGCATCATCTCGTGCGCACGAATCACACGAGCAAGTTCGGTGTTCATCACCGGAACTTTCATGATGCGTTCAGCGATTGCTGTGAATGGTTCTCCACGGCGTGGGTTGCATTCTGTTACAACCCACCTTCCGTTATCAGAGTCCTTGCGTCCAAGCCATTCAGGCTCGGCGTAAATTGTCGCTTGCTGTTGCATCTCAGGACACCTTATCGATTGCGATTGCGTCAAGGATTGCTTCTGAGCGTGAGCCAAAGACAATCTGTGATGCACGAGCGTCACCGAGACCTTTGCGCAACTTGTCAAATGATGCGAATGCTCGGAGTGAGATTCGGCGGTCACCAGCATCAGCCATACGGACTGCGAAGTTGCGAAGGTCATGAGACAGTGCAAGCAGTGCAGTTGGGTGCGGAGTGTTGATGCGAATGCGTACAGGGAAGCGGTCAGCCAACGCTGTTGGTAATTCTTCCATGTTCTCAACATTGGTGGTCATGATTGCAGTGAAGCCTTCACGAGGACGAACGATGCGACCAGTCTCAGGGTGTTCCCAAGTTGCAGATTCCGGTGAGTCAAGCATTGCGAGCAGTGTTGCGAACACATCGCCCGATGCCTTGTCAACTTCATCAACGATGAGTCGCCCACCAGTGATGCCGTTGCCTTCCCAAGCCTTGATAGCCGAGCCGTTCATCCATTGGAATCCCTTGTCTGCGCTTGGCATGAATGCACCAGTCACATCCATGTTGGTCATGTCCTCTGTGCAGACGAGACGGAAGGCTCCACCAGTGGTGTCGCCCATATTTAGACCAGCGTAGGTCTTGCCAATGCCTGATGGTCCGTAAAGCACTACACGGTCAATGCCGTTAGTGATTGCGTCCTCAAACATCTGCCAGCACTCAGGGAGTGTGGTTGTTGTATCGGGTGTAGTTGTCATGTCTAGTTCCTTTTCTAGTAGTGGTGACATTCATCAACTTAGTTCCACCTACGGACGACTTACAAGTTTCCCTGTCTGTCACCCGGTGGCGTATCGGCTGATAGGGAAAGATTAACCTTCCCTACGGACGACTTACAAGCTTTTACTTGCTGGCCTCTCTATCGGCCTTTGCATCACGGATTTCCCACAATCCCTTCTTAATCTTCCGGAAGGCCGGCGATTCCTGAATGAACTTCAAGGTAGTGGGATAGGAGAACCCGGAGATTTCTACGAGTTGCTCAGTGGTGTACTGCTCAAATATGTGAGCCTTTGACCAGTCGATGAAAGCGTCGTATTTATCAGAACGCTTCTCGGTCTTGGCCGTTACTTCTTCCATAGATTCGATTTCTATAGCGCAGTAGCCCCGTACCACTTCTATCAAAACTTCCGGATGAACAGAGTAAGAGGATAGGAACTTGGCAGGATTGCCGGAACTACCCATGCGTTGCCACACTTGCAGTGTGTACATAGCACGGAGCGTTTCACTAATACGAGAAACAGTTTCACTGGGGACACTGAAGGCGTTGCCGTATTCAGATACGGCATTGTCCCACATCTCTTTGTGGTTGCTCTTAATGAGTTCATCTGTAATGAATGGTGTTGTCATTTGTTACTTCTTTCTAGTAGTTCTTGTTTGGATTCTACCTGGCCCTACGGACGGCTTACAGAATTTATTCGAATATTACATAATTCTCGAGGGGTGTGTCATAGTTTCTGGGGTCATCCACCACCGTCAGTTAAATTCGGACTCTGAGTCAGGGCCTATTCGAGAAATATTCGGAAATTTGATTTTTTTACTGGGCCGGCCGCTGCTACGTAGTGAATTTTATTCACCGTCTAGACAATCACTTCGGCCCGAGCCCCGCCCTCTACCCGGGAACCGGGGCTCAGGAGAGGAAAAGTGCCGGTCACCTTTTCTTGTGGTAATCAATTGCCCGGGTATCCATCTTTCCATCTTCCAACCAGGCGTCGAACATCTCGTTGATGACCTGCAGTAGTCGACTTGATGAGATATTCCATTCAACTAGGTTCTCTGCGAACCTTCCGCTGGAGTAATCATCAAGAATTACTACCATTGCCTCAGCTCCCGTTGTTGCCAAGGTGTAATAGTTTTCCTCTAGGAGCCCCATTAATTCCTTTTTCTTGATTTTCTTTTCAAGCATCTGGCTCTTCTTTCACTAGTTCTGCATATTCTAGAGCAGAATCCATAATCCACTGGTTGACATCGTTACCAGCATTTTCCCACTCATCAAACTCCTTACAGACTAGAGCCCACCCTTCTTGGGTGAGTTCTAGCCCGTCCATGTTTTCGAACTGTGGTTTATCCCACCACAGAATGCACAGTTCTTCATCAGGGGAATAGCGACTTAGCATCTCGATGATTTGTTTGATAATCACAACAACGACGCTTCTTTCAGGAATTCACAGTATTGGGTAAAAATTGCGTCGCTTTGCGCTTCTTTCCATGCTTCGTACTTGTCAATGGACTCATAGTCGTCGTAATCAACTTCTCCCTCGTATTCGCATGGCTCATACATAGACTGAAAGACCGTGTCGCCTTTGAGGTACGCCTCAGTGCCTGCAAAGAAGCCAGCCTCTTCGTCATAGTCAAAGGTGAAGAGCAGTTCAGGAAAGAGCGTAGAGACCTTTAGGAAGCCTGCATCGGCTGGACCCCATGCAGTTTGGTAGCGCATGACAACTTCCCACGAGCCGTTAGCAAGTTGCATCGGGTGTCCGATGTCAGTGTCGCAATCGCCCCACTTGGTACCCCAATTATCGTATGACCAGTCATACCAATCCTTGTAGCCGTACTTGGCAGTGTTGGACTCTTGCTGTTTGCGATGTTCATCGGCTTTGTCGTCTCCGACATAGCCAGCAACTGTCTCGTGCAGTTCTGCAGGGCAAGGTACATAGGACTCGAGAATTCGGGAATCCTTGATTCCGTCAATGAATCGCTGTACTTCTGCTGGCGAGCCTTTTACGCTCAGTGTGGTTGATACCCAATTTGGCATGCTGTGTTCTTTCTAGTAGTGGTGAACAATGTTTAGATTAGTTGGTCCTACGGATGGCTTACAAGTTAGATGAAAGCAACTTCTATTGCGATTTCATCCTGCATTCCACACTTGTCATCATTGGCTTCAAGCCAATCCTGAATCTCGTCGGTGATTTCTTGCCAGCCCTTGTCCCAGAAGCCGTTGTTGTTGAGAAAGTCGTACAACTCGTTCGGGTCAGGCAACTCTCGGAACTCCACAGGGAACTTCTCATCAGGGATGGAGAAGTAGTCCCACTTGGCGTAGGTCGGACCTTCGGGGTACGAGACCTCGGTAAGGATTCTTATGTAGTGGTCAACGCTCATTCTGACTCCTCTGTTGTGATGTCCCATGGGTGTGTGTCCCATTCTGATTGACCGTCAAGGTCTAATGACTTGAGTTGGTCGTTGTTGAACGAGTAGTAGATAGAGAGAGCCTCTTCTTCGGTCTCTGCCTCAATCTCATAGTCGTGGTTGATGGATTCTGTTACTCGGAGTGTAAATTTCTTCATGCCTTCACCTTACTTTTACCTACGGGCGACTTACAAATTGTCATCCACCACCGTTGAATAAAAAAGGGCTAGGGCTAAGTCGTAAATACAGAAAGCTGGATTTCTGACTAAACGCGCAGCGTGGTCAGAATCACTCTTCGTGGTGAGGGGCGTCTTGAGCCCCGTCCCGGTTGGCCTGCAGATATGTCGAATAGTTCATTTCGAACAATTGGTCAATTATTTCGGCCAGTTCGCCGCCGGACCGCCGGACGAATGGGTCCCATACCAAGATGCGCTTGTCCACATACTCAACCAGTGTGGGGATATCCATGATGTCAACATCCGTTGGGTATGCAGAGAGCACGAACGAGACCGCATTTGTCATGAATGCTTTCTTTATTTCGTCTTCAGACCAAGGCACCGAGTTTTTCTCCTACTAGTTTATAAATCTCTTGATGGACATCAGCCCATGAACTGGTTAGGGCATTAGCCCACTTTTCGTTCTCAAATATAGAGACTACATCATTCCACTCCATCGGAGCAAGCGTGTCATAGTCGCCATCGTCTCTGATTCCCAGCGGAAAGTCGTCTTTTGTGAACCACACACAGACGAGCTCTTCGTCGGGGTCCATATCGGACATGTGTCTAGCAATGTCTTTTGCCTTCATTAGAAGACCTGGTCCACTGTGTAGTGCTTCATACTAAGAACCCAAGCGAGAACATCGCTCTGCCAGCCTGAATAGGCTTTCAGTGGGAGGGTGACGTCACTACTATCGTGACCAACAATGTATGAAAGTGCCATTGAATAGTTTCCACGAGGGTTGTAATGGAGTGTGTAATAGACCTGACCATTGTTGCCAGCGGTTGCTAGCAGTTGGTAGTGCTTTTGTGTCCTGTTCGCATGAAAGCGGACTTCTAGTGGTGTGGAATCGCCAAAGTTTGCTAAGGCGTCCCAGTGGAGTTGATAATCGTTGCTCATGTGGTCCATCTTATTTCACCCTACGTGCGGCTTACAAGTTCCAGAGGACCCGTACCGGGGCTCGGCAAAGAGAAAGGGCAGGATTTCTCCTGCCCTGACCTTCGGTGTTGGGGGCTTGCGCCCCCTCAACCTCATTTGATAAAGCGAGCCACGCCCTTGTAGGTGCTTGTGTTGATAGTTTCCTCGTCAGTCATTTTCAGGACTGCGATAGCGTTTTCCAGTTCCTCAATGTCTGATTTGAGTGACCAGTCGGCAGAGGAGATTTCAGGCTCTTTTGGTGACTTCACAGAAGCAGGGAACTCAACGGTGATTTCGTATTTGTTGTGTTCCTCGTTGTAACGGAAGTTGTGAGCCTTACTGACGGAAGTTACTTTTCCTTTGCCTGAACGAAACATCTCGGCAAGAGTGTCACGAAAGTCTGATACAGCCTTTTCGTGGTCTTTCCGAGCCTTTTCGTTACTGGCTACTTCTTTCTGACGCTCTGCGAGAGCCTTTGATAATGCGTCAATCACTTTCTTAGTGCTGACCTTTACGCTTATTGGTTTTTGTGCCATTTCCCTATTTCTTTCTAGTAGTGGTGGGTTGGTAATTACCACCTTAGTTTGCCCTACGGAGGGCTTACAAGTTTGGTCGGGGGCTCAGGCGAGCCCCGCCCCGGGAGCTAGCCGGCAACCTCTTCCATTGTGTCTTGGTTGTAAATCGAGTTACATCGCCCACACACATAGTGGAGACCATCCCATTCGTCGGGTGTTGGTTCAACAATTGTTCCGTCTTTCAAGCATGTCTCAAATCCGTCTAGGTGTGGGTTGTTCCCACAATCACAGACGAACCAATCAAAGGTGCTTTCTTTCAAGTTCAGAGCCACGAATTACCACGAACTCTGATAGGCGAAAGTCCACTCATCGGAAATCTTGGAAAGAGCGTTGTCAATAATTTCCACGGTGGATTCCAAGTCCTTGTAATACCATTCGTCATAGTCGGTGCTACCAAAGAAGAAGCCCGATGATGTCGGAAGGTGTTCGCTAGCGAGAGCATGGTTACCTAGAACCATCTTGCAAATAGTGCGCAGTTCTTCCAGTTTCTCAATGGGGACATAAGCCTCACGACAATCGTCATTACCGTCTTGACAGTTCTGCACGAACCAGTCATGAATGGCGTTCGCCTTTCTCCAGTAGCCAATCTTCACTTGACATTGGATAGAGGGAGTGTCTTTCTCCATGAAGTTAGTAACTCCAATTGCGTTAGCAACCGTGTGAAACCGTTTGTTCATTTCTTCCCCTCTCCATTCCATAGGTGAGAGGTAATTTTTTGCGTATAAGTATTGGTCTAATCCCATGTCTGCCACCTTACTAGTGCCTACGGACGGCTTACAAATTCTCTTCCACCACCGTCAGATAAGGGAGAGCCCTCATGGCCGGCTATCGCGTGCGTGGATAGATTTATCCGTTTTCTTGCGATACTTTCCCAGCTCAGATTCGAGTCGGGGCTCAGGGGCCGATTAGAAGCCGGCACGCCGAGAGTCTCTTGCCAACCTAAGACGGTCTGTCTCACCAAGTCCGCCCCAGACTCCAAAGTTCAGTGCGTTGTCAGTTGCGTACTGCAGGCAGTCGGCAGAGACAGGGCAAGTCGAGCAAACTTTCTTGGCTTGCTTGAGTTCCGTATTTGACGAAGGGAAAAACACAGACTTATCCATGTCTTTACAGTTTGCCTGCTCAACCCAATTACGTTCGTACAGTGCCATACTCATTAGTAGAGCCCCAATTCTTCACGCTCATCGTCCGAGACGGTGCGCAAGGTGCTTGCGCTACCCATTGCATCGTGGTGACTGAGGGAATACTCAACACGGTCACTAAATACCTTGTAGGTCATACGCCAGTCACTGCGGACTGTCATGCCTTCAATTAGGTCAGCGACATTCTTGGCGTGAAAATACCCAGAGACATTGCGATTCCATAGTCTCAAGTCCTCAACCTTCCACCAGTTGGTCTCATTGGAGTCACGAAGTTCCTCGGTAATCATCGCAAAGTCCTCAACAGCGAAGTCCCAACAGTCTCCGTAGCAGGTAGAACCGTACTCGGTGTCAATTGACATTGTTTCGCCGTCTTCCTCGTAGGTGAGGCAGGTGCATGAATTGGTAATTTCGCCAGTGGCGATAGGTGTATCTAGTTCCATGTCTTTCACCCTACTTGCTCATACGGACGGCTTACAAATTGGTCAAGCGTGGCGGAGCCCCGGGGGCTTATCTCGCCACGCTTCATTAGTTCTTCGTGAGCAAGGTCAGCAATGGCAGTTGACAGGTCGGTGTCGTCAGTCTCGTAATACATTCCAGTAACTGCCTTGTACAGGTCGGTAGTGGGGAGAGTTGGCACTCTCCCCATCCATACCGACTTATAGAAACGGTAGTAATTGTTCATTACTTTCCTGCGTCACCAAGTGAGAGCATTGCCTCGGCAAGTGAGCCAGTTGCGTTTCCTTCGTCAATGCTTACTTCGTCAGTATCTCCGAAACGGATAATGCTGGTCATGGTGAGGTCACTACGGCGGATGAACGCACAAAGACGCACACGGCGACGCTGGGCGTGTTCCGAAGGGCGACCCTCAACCGAACCGTCAGCATTGAGTGGGGCAGCCCATCCAGAAGTGACTACGGCAAGAATGTCAGAAGAACGAACAGAGAACGGTGTCTCGGCAATCGCTTCGTCAATCAGTTCGTAAACATCAGGATTAGAGAGAACAGGCTCAACCGTCACTCCGTCATTCTCGGCACGGACAACAAGTAGGTGAGCCTCGCTCATGTACAGGCTGTCTTGTTCGTTGGTGAACGCACCCAAGAAGTCATGAACAAAGAGTTCCGCCTCGGTTGCGATATTGGTAAGTGTTGTCATTAGTTTCCCTTTCATGGGGTCGTTGTTACAAATACCAACTTACTTGCCCCTACGCGCGACCTACAAGTTTGCCCCGAGGCCCCGTTGTCCGGCACAGTAAGTACGAGTGCCGGGGCTCAAAAAGAAAAAGAGCTACTCAACTTCTAATGGTTGAATGTTGTATCTACTGCGCATGAGTTCATAGCAGTCGTCACAGAGAAAACTATCGCTCTCTTCTATGCGTTCAGACAGGTAAGAAGGTTCATTGCCACACTTGCGGCAAGTACCCACTACTCACCCCCACGCTTCTTGTAGACGACTAGTGCTTCCTCTAGGGTTGAGCAGTAATCGCCTGTCTCGGCGTAGAAGCCCTCAGGGCGAGCCACGACATTCCAAATTGCGTACGGGTGAAACGCTGTCTCGTCTACGCAAACTGCTACCCAAGTGGCGTAGCAGTCACCTACGACACGCTCATGGAGTTTCGTGTAGGCGATAACCATTCGCTGTGTGTCTCCGACCTTGTCGCCAATTCGGATTTCGCTGTATTCGTTTAGTGTGTTTGTTTCCATGTCTCCACCTTACTGCTCCCTACGGAGCACTTACAAGTCAGGGGTTTAGCCCCGGCTTCCTTCTCTACATACATACGTAGTCGAGAAAACCCGGGCCATTTCCTTCGGGGTCTGCCATTACAACAACAGTAGAACCATCGGTGAACTCAATCACTGTCGTTTCTACTGGGTCGCAATACCACATGAACTCTTTGATTTCATCGGCAGTGAGGCTCGTGACCTTTGCGATGGTCTTTCCGACAATGTCATCCACATAGTGTTTCATTACTGCTCCTTCAAGAAGTCTGAGATTTCAGAGACAAGAGCCTTCTTGCCCTGCTTGTACGCTTCTTCAAGCATTGCGCTTTCAAGTTCCGCAATCCGAGCAAAACCCGCCACGAACAACATCATCATCTCGTTTATTGCTTCTTTATCCTCATCGGTCATCTTCTTGACAGGTACTTCAAGGTCGTCAATGTCGTCAATCTCGTCAAGCGCATCAGGGTCAATGTTGTCAAGGTCAGGTCGGACTCCGCTACTGCGGAAAAGTATCAACGCTTCAATGATTACGGACAATTCCAACCTAGTGAACTCTCGGTCAAGTTGGGCGATGGGTTCAATGTCGTCAAACATCACTTGACCCCCAACCATGCGTTGAAGTCGTCATCTGTCATCGGCACAATCTTTGGAGTGAAGTCCATTTTGCTAATCATGTTGGTGAGCATTGCTCGGTTCGCTTCTTCATTGTTCACAACTACCGTTCGTGCGAAGAAGTCAGCAGAGAAGAACAAGTCAGGCAGGTCGTAGTCGTAGCCGTCACTCTCGCCCTTGTCGTTGAGTGTGCCGACTAGCAACACATCTCCTGCGATGGGGTTGCCGTAGAGAACGGTAGCCGTGACATTGGGTTCAAGCCCAATGAGCAGACCCTCGTCATGGACATACATGGTCACTGCTCCGTGAGCCAATGAGACACAATCAAACCACCCACCGATTAGGTCGTTGATGACCGTGTGTGCGTTCTCCTTGGGGAGAATAATGGTGCGTGGTTCGCCTGTCGCTGGAATGAAAAGTGCTTTCGTCATGAGAACAATTTACATCAGCCTACGCACGACTTACAAATTAGCCTCATCCACCACCGTCACTAAAAAACCGTTGCCCTTCAGCCCTGTCACCTCAAAGAAAAACGGAATAAACGCATTAGTAATAGTTGTACTGTGCAACTATCGGAACAGGGGTAGCCCCGCACCCCTGTCAGCCCACCGGGGCTCAGCTCAGATAATTCTGAATAGTAGGTCTAGGAGATACCAAAAGATGGTGACTGCGCTCACCGTGACGAGCGAGAGTAACAAGATTTCTAGCGTTGTGCGTTTCATACGAACAGCCTAGACCGAAGCCAGCAGTCTGCCATTGCATCTGCGAGCGCACCCGAAGCAGAGCCCGGGTCGGTAACGATTTCTTCCTCGTCTGTGAAAGCGAGAGCCGAGCCAGTACTTTCGGCAGTAATTGTCGTAATGAGAGAGACACGCCTACGCTCTGGGTGGTCAGACGGTGCGCTATCTATGTCACCATCTTCGTTGAGTGGGGCTGCCCACCCTGTCGTGTGGATAGACATACCTACGAAGTTCTCAAAGTTGTAGGAAGCGTCAAGCAGGTCGTACACATCTAACGCCCAAGCAATTTTTACAAACTGCTCTTGTTCCGTGACTCCGTAGAGTTCTGCTCTTTTTTTATTGAAGCAGTCTGGGTCGTTGTCTAATGCGAATTGGAGTTGGTCGTGGGCGAGGAGTTCTGCTGATTTCATAACCCCAGAGTACTTCACCCTACGGGTGGCATACAAGTTTCTAAACTTGCGAAACTTAGCCCCGTTCCCCTTCCTCGTTGTGATTCCTTGACTTTTTTTGTGACCCATCAGATTCCTTCCAACGCCATTGCTGCGCCTCGGAGAGTGTGGGCCCGTTCGGCTGCTTTGAGCAGTTGTACCGCTTGCTGAGCAAGGTAGGTGGCTGTGAACTCATTGACCTGCGGGTCGAAACTCGCTAAGGACCGCTTGATGTCCTCGTAGGTCGCTTGCGCTCCTAGTTGGGCTTCGTGTGCCAGTTGGTTCAGGTAGTCGGATGTTGTCTTGGGTTGCGTGGTCGCTGTTGTTTCCATACACACAACCTATCAAACCCTACGAACGACTTACAACCCCAATGTTTCACGTGAAACATTCTGTACCGGCCACTCGGGGCTCAGGGACGAAAAACCCCACTCGCCTGTCGTGTCCGAGGGCGAGTGGGGAATCCGTTGGGGTCTTAGTTCTTGGTGAACTCGTAGTGAGGCTTGATGTGTTCGTTCACGAACTTACCGAAACTCTCGGCAACCATCAGGTTGAATGCCACAAAGGCAGGAACGCCTTGGTAGTAATACTTTGCCCCACCTTTGTAGGTGATGACCATTACTGATTCGTCAGTGAGGTAGTGAGCCTCGGTGATGGCTGATGATTCTGCTGGCAGGAAGATAACGCTTCCAAACCTGCTGATGTGGAATGTACCCTTGCCCGAAGGAAGTGGGTTATTGACTGTTGTTTCAAATGTCGCTGTTGTGTTCATGTCTCCACCTTATCCCAACCTACGGAAGGCTTACAAATCAGGAAACCCTTACTGGCGAGCCCCGGCCCCCCAGTAAAAGGGCCACCAGCATTGCTGCCAGTGGCCCCAGTGGTTAGTCGTTCTGGTACTTGTCGTCTTCTTCGATGAACTCATTCATCTTTACAACCAGTTCCTCTGCGTAGGGGCGTTCCCCTGTGTAGAAGGTCTGGGGGTCATCGTAGGCCCTGTAGGTGGCTGCCTCGTAGGCCTCCAGTAGCAGGGTGTATGGGATTGTCACTGTTTTGCTCATACGGACATCTTACCCCAGACTCCGGAGGGCTTACAAGCTCGGTTTGTAGCCCCGTACGTATGTTCGTACCGTTGCTTGTTGATACGGACTCCCGGGGCTCGGTAGCCCAAAGCCCCACCAACCTGTCGTGTCCGAGGGTTGGTGGGGTCTCCGTGGAGGAGGGTTAGGAACCTTGCCAGAACTCGTAGTTCGGCTTGATGTGGGTGTTGATGAACTTCCCGAAACTTTCGGTAACCAGCAAGTGGAACACCACGGTGGTAGGAACTTCACGGTAGTAGTAGGTCTTTCCACCCGTGTAGGTGACCGAGAGAGTTTCGTCTTGGTATTGAGCCATCTCAATTGCTGATGACTCAGGGTAGATAATTAGCGCACCGTTTTTCAGAACGCTGAATTTTCCGTTTCCTGCTGGGAGTTGTGTTTTGTGTGTGTGGGGGAATGTCGCTGTTGATGTCATACCCAAACTTTACCACCCCCTACGGAGGGCTTACAAACCTGCCCCTATCACAGCGGGGCTGTAGGGGCAGGCCGGAAGTTGTAGGCCGTGCGTAGTATTTGATAAAGTGGACTTATCGGCAAAGGACACCGAGTGGAAACCAAAGACTGAGGCAACTCGGCGACTGGGAGTGCCACAAATATGCAGGCAAGCCCTATCTGTCGGATTGGTTCACGACCGGAAACCTCCCTCATCTCTCTGAGGGTCAATGGTGAATCACAGAGAACTAGAACCCTAGCCCTCAGCAGGCTGGGGTTCTTTTTTGCCACCGGAGCCCCGGCACGGGTAAAAGAAAAAGCCACCCGAAGGTGACTCTTTCTTTCTTTGCTCAACCAGTACAGCGACTAACTGGGAGCAAGAACTTTCTCGCTGTCGCTGTTCTACGAATTGTTATCCGTAGTGTTTGCTCACCCATTCAGGTGAATTGGTATCTTCTTCTTCGTAAGTGAAGAAGGCGATATTTTTTCTAAGCCATTGAACCGTGGTGTATGCGCCGACTGTGAATATTCCCACGCCTGCGCACTTGACCAAGAACCAAGTGACGATAATAAATGCTTTTGCTGTTTCCATGTCTTTACCTTAGTTCAGCCTACGAACGGCTTACAAGTTTCCGTTCGTCTACTTGCGTGTAGAAGGGAACAAGTGGCTCTCTGTCCGTAGGTTGTGGGTAGTTGTTGTTGAAGTAGTTGGTAGCGAACTCGCCCTCGTGGAGAGTGACCTCAGGGGTATCCTGTGTCATGTCCACGATGAGTAAAGCGTCTGCTTCCTTCATGTAAGCCTGCCCACCGTTGAAATGGTAAAGCCTTCCTTCTTGTGTTGCTGTGTCTATGACCTGAGCCCACTCGGTGTGGGTGGTCGCTGTGTGTGTTGTTTTCATACCTTCAACTTAGCCGAGACTACGGGCGACTTACAAATTTGCCCCAATGGAGAGCGGGGCTCATTTGGGGCAAAAAGAAAGACCTACCGCCCCACCTCCGACACTAGGGCTAGCACCCACTTAAACTAGAGCAGTAATCGCGCGTAGAGGACGGATGGACTGTGGCGGATGCGTGATGGTCGTACGCCCATCAGAGGCTTGCTGTCCAGAGCCTTATCCTGCGGAGGGACTGGTGCGGTTAAGTTGTATCGGAGGGGAGGCGGTAAGCCTCTCTCACAAAGACCAACTTACTACCCCCTACGGACGACCTACAAGTTGGCAAAGTAGCCCCGCAGCTCTATGCTTGCCGCATGAGTTCAGAAGATTACACCAAAGATGATTTAGGTCGAGACTTGTTCTTGATGGTCAAGGCCGGACTACTTGATGTCTCCATGAGAGAAGATGGCGAGTGGGTCTATAACGTCAGTGAGTCTTCATTGCTGCTCTCGGAAGAAGAGAAGGCAGACATTATTAGCCGGCTGGACGATTACGACGACATCTATTAGCCGGTCGGGGCTCAGGGGTGTTGTTACACTTCTTCCCCACAGGCAGGACACCCACCAACTGCGTACATCTCTCCACAGTTACGGCAGGCGTTCGGGTGTTCTTCATAGAACGAGAACGCTGGTTTCCGATAGACGATTCCGTTGATTTGGTATCCACCCTTTGAGGCGTTATACGCATAGTGAGTACCGAGCTTTTCAGCCCACTTGATTATTTCGTCAAGTTCTTCTTGTGTCACTTCTTCTATTGTCGCTGTTCTCTTTGGCATACCCATACCTTACTTCACCCTACGCACGGCTAACAAATCAGTGGCAAGCCCCGGCCTTCCACTGATTCCGGAGCGTGTCGTGTTAGTCGTCCTTTCTTTCTTCGTTCATCATCTTCAGGTGACGACTCATTTGTTCCGATAGTTCGTCTTCGTTATCGACGTACTCACCGTCTCCAAGATAAGCAGAGACCCACTTACCTGTCTCTTCGTCAAAGCAGGTTCCTTCAGTAAGAGATTCCTCTTCTTGTTCGGTGTCCCACTCCCAAGAGTTGGTTGCTGCGTCAAATGAAATAATAAAGTAGTGCTTCATACGCCCCACCTTACTTTGGACTACGCACGACCTACAAGCCATACCTAGCCCCGTCGTACCCGGTAGAAAGTATCCGGACACTGGGGGAAGCGTCCGGATACTTTTCTAGCTACCGTGAGTAACGGAAGCGTAGATAGCGAAGGTGTGCCTTCGCCTGAATGAGACGGAAGTAGGTGTAACCCTCGTTCTGTCCGGTCTTGATGATGAATGGATTACGCATATGTTTCCCTTTCGCTGTTTCCATGAACACACCTTATCTCAACCTCCGGACGGCTAACAAGTTGTGCCGGAGCAGCGTACGGGGCTCGCTGCTGAGTAAACGGTTACGACTCGCTTCTTATTTTCTTGACGTGCTTCTTGATTTGCTTTATCGCTTCGGAATCCATTGACGAACCAAGGTCAAACTCGTAACGTACTTCTAGACGTTGTAAGAACTCGTGCCAATCTATTTTTTCTTCGTCGGCAAAGTAACCGTCAAAGATTTCCTCAACCGATTCTAGAACCGTCGGAGTTACTTGTTCTGCTGTCTGAACTACTGTCC